TCTCCAAATGTCTCTATAATCTGTGCCCGTTCTACTCTAGATTCTTGTACGGATTGGATCAGGAAGTTAGCATTATCATAACCAAACCCTGTATTAAGGTTGTCTTGAGTAGGATATTCCCAACCAGAAGTAGCACCTAATTTGATGGATCTAAATCCACCAGCTATTTCTCTAACTTTGTCATCAAATCCTGCCTCTGCTACCCGGTCCTCACCAAAATCACCAAAGTTAGAACGTCCCAGCTGGTAATCAGGAAAGAAAATTCCTGCTTGCTCTATTGGCTGTGTAACTCATCAGCTAGAAATCTTTCAGCTCTCTGATCTGTAGAGGGTATACTCTCAGGTTTAGGCCATGAGGAGTTCAAAATCATTATAGGACCTTCGTCAGTAAAAACCGACAGAGATGCAAATGTGTCTTCTTTAATTGTTATACCTGTTAAAGGACGACGGACATATAATGGACGAGCGGTAAACTTAGACTTAGTAGGATCAGCCTTGGTCGCTCTACGAGCTTCTTCAAACCGATCCCTGAACGGGTCGACTTCTATAGTTAAAAATCTTAAAGGAGCTACCATGATTACCTACCTAATAAAAATTCTTTTATTCTATTATCGGTTGGACGTGGGTCACCTTTAGCGCCTGTGACACGTTTGGCTAGATATGCTTTCATCTTAACAGATAATGCATCCTCGACAGTAACACGATCTGATACTCTCATGGTAATAGTATTACCCTGAATCCGAATCTTCATCTCGGATTTCTTACTGTCTACGTCTACATTAAAATCTACTTGGTCCATAACTACCTGACTTCTCCGGGATTGACCGGAGGCAGCACAACCGCACCAGGGGTTCCTTGCCCTTTAAATTCTACGGTTCCTGTAAATTCTGCGTTTTCAAATTTGGCTTTTATACGTCCAGCTGCATCAAGAGCTTCTGCCTTTGAAGGCCTCGCTTGGACTCCGGAGCCAGCTACTCCACCAGAAATACCTCCACCAGGACCAACTTTTATCTCGTCACCAGTTAATCCGTATAGACCTCCTACAGTAGAGACAAATAAAGCTTCTTCTGATGCCTTACCTTTAGCTCCCTTTCTCGTTACACCGACCCCGCCTGCTGAACCTTCTGCAAGGATTTTGGTAACTACTTTCTTTAACTCTGCTTTCTTGGCCTCCGGCAGACCACTGCTTTCAATCATCGCTAAAATTCCTGATAGATCAGGCTTTTCCTTCATCAGTTCTCTGTATACCTTAGTCACAATAGACACGTCAGCTATCATACCTCCTTCGCCACTTAATTCTTCAAGTTCCCCTGCAGAAAGTTTACCGCCCGCCCCTGCAACTTTCCTAAACTGTTCTAAACCTCTACCGCCTAGAACATCTTTAACGCCTGCGTAAAACTCCGACACATCTCCTCGTGTCTCTTCCGAAACGTCGGGAATTATCTTTTCTAACCCTGCTTGTATCGAGCCGATATTTAATTGAGCTAGGGATCCATACCCCTCACCACCAACTCCAGCAAGCTTTTCGAAAGATGCTCGTAAATTACCATAGTTCCTCGCCCCCCATCCAGCAACTTTGTCGAGACTGAAACTATCCGTTATTACCGATAATAAAGGTGCAGCCGCTTCATGCCCTACCAGCTTAATCAACTCTTTCTTTGTAGCGGAACGTAAAGCAGAAAGCTTGGCCCGTACACCAGCCTTCCCTTTTGGGTCTGTAAACCTACCCCCCTTGCTTTTTCCTATACCGATAGCCTGTTTATATGCACCAGCCATCAATTTAGCTATGGTCTTCTGCTGATCTCCATATAGTACGTTACTAAGTTTACTACCTTTTACCGCTTTATCTCCTAATATGTCTTCCAAGTCCTCTTGAACATCACCTACTGCATTCAACCCACTAGTATCGACAGCGGCCCTCATACCCGCAGCCTGCTCAGATGCATTTATTCCTAATTCTCCTCTATTCTCTTTTCCCATAAGTCTGAGAACCGTCGCCTCTATAGGTTCTCCTCCAGTGGCTCTCCGAAGTGCGTGAGGAAGATTTGGTAAGTTCGTACCTAGCTGATCTGCCAACTCTTGTTTGAACTCATTTAATCGATCTATATCAGAAGAATCCAGGCTTAAATTTAAACCTCCTTCGGATTCTTTTCTATTTAAGTCTTCAAGATTGTATGTTTCTATTACTCTTTTGTAAAATTGTGTTTTTTGGTATGTGTTAGTTATTTTAGCTGCTGTTTCACGTCCTGCCGCATCACCACTACGGGCTTCTAAAGCTCTTGTGAGTACATCTCCAAAACCCACCTCTACGTCACTCATTAAATCCTTCATACCCTCGGTACCTATGTTGGCCGCAAAAATACCTCTAAACGCCGACTCCTTTCCCTTAAATGAAGCTTCTCTTATAGATACATCACCAGCGGATAATCTAGCAGCAGACCGACGTATATCAGCATATGAAGACAAATCCGTAACTCTGTACTTCCCCTCTCCAAAGGAAGGTCTAGAAACTTGGTCACCGCCCGCCCCGCCTAGAGACATCTTCGCCAGATAAGATTCTTGTTCAGCAAAAAAAGCTGTCTTCATACCCTGGGTAGACATAACTGGAGTCTGACCTCCAAGAGCGCCTGTTACAGGATCCACTACTTTTTTTTGAAAAGCATTAGCTATATCAGCCGCAGCATTTTGAATAGAAGTAGCGAATTTTTCTAAAACTTTATCTAAGTGACCTCCTATAGAGTATAACTCTTCTTGCCGGTCCATCTCAGCTTTTTTAGCTACTTGGACTGTAGCTTGTTGTTGAAGGGTTTTAACGGCCTGCCTATTAGTAGGAGTAAATTCATCCATAATATTTCTAAAGGCTGGAGTGTCTGCCATATCTGGACCATAAATAGTGGCTCTAGCTTTACCTACCCCAGCTTCCTTAGAAATACCCGCGCCCACCGCTATCTGCCCACCAGTTCCTTGTGAGAACTTCTCAAGAAATAAAGGTAAGTCACCACCTACGTCATCCAGGAACACTTTAGTGTTCTTCCCTAGTTCAGCTAAAAAAGTTCTCCCAAAATCAACAGATTTTCTAGTTGCTAAATCCCTAACTTCCGACCAGGACATTCCACCGTTCAGGAATTTGTTCATAGCCTTTCTATCAACTGTTCCGTTTTTATTCATAAAAGCTATGGCTGGCATTACCGCTGCTCCTGTACCGCCACTTTCTTCGGTCCGCAAAGCTCTCGATCCAGCTTCTTGCAGCAAAGCTGTGAACTTCTCTACGCCGCCGACCTGCTCTATATCTCCCGGTGTTATATACTGTAACTTCTCCATTGTCCCTAGTTGGGTACCTATATCTAAAGCTGCCTTTGCGCCTCCTGCCTTAGTAGCATACCCTCCAGCACCAGCTCCCCGTGAAGCTAGTCTACCGGCTCCTTGCATACCCATACCGGTTAAATTTCCACTCACTTGCATGTTTAAAGCAAACTGAGCAGCATCAGAAGCACGATAAAAACCCATACGGGTTATCTCATCGAAGATATCAACAGCTTCTTCAAGAGAAGTTTGTGTAGCTCTAGCTACATCCTTTAAGGTCTTAAGAGTATCTTTAAACTTCTTGGCAAACTGTTCTGGGTTTTTAGACGTACCCATCATACGGAACATGTCTTTTTGTCCCATTTTTTCCATGACGGTCATTAACTCGTCTGTGGAAGTTTGGGTATCTTCGGCACCCATACCTCTAATTAAACCACCCATCTGCCTCATCTGAGAACGAGTAGCGCCACCACCAGCTCCACCACCGATACCAGCTCCTCCAAACATCTGATTACCATACCTACGAGTAATATCTTGGGCCTGTCTTTCAGAACGCACACCTTCAGCCATATTTCCAGTTAGGTAATCGACTCCTTGATATAAAGCCATACCGGCAGCAAATTGAGGCATAAAAGCTGCTCCACCAGCAAGAGCGCCTATACCTCTTGCGGCAGTCATACCCATACCTCTACCGAGTGCTGCCCCTTTTGCAGCTCCATAAGCACCGGAGGTCACACTACCAAAGCCCATATTGAGAATACCACCTCCGGCACCAGCAGCTGCTCCAGCTGCTCTACTAGCTAAACCAGCACCCGGCTGCATCAAACCAGCAGATAATTTTCCTAACCCTATACCTCCAGCTAACATACCTACGGTAGCACCCATACCAATTGCACCAGCCCCCGCACTAACAGCAGCGCCGCCTAACTGTTCACCCATATATTGACCAGCTGCACCACGCATCTGAGAATTAGAAAATGGAATCGACATAGGGTTTCTACCCATCAGAGACGACATCGCTCCACCCATACCCCCAAACTGCATGTAGGGATCTCTCATACCTCCAAAAGATTGGACACTCTGCGGCATCTGCCAGGGACTAAAATTACCGCCAGCACCGACACCTCCTGCAGGCTGGGACATAAAAGGATCATACCCAGCATACGAATTATAAGAAGGCCCACCACCTCCACCTCTACCTCCACCGTAACCAGGACTCAACGAACTTGCATAAGCATCGCGTTGGCCGAAAGCTCCTACCTGCTGATTAATTAGACTAGCAGTTTGAGAACTAGTTAAAGGCATCAGTCACCGACTAAAACTTTCTGCAGGTAGTCATAGGCCTGACTTATCTTTATCTCTGGAGGAAAGAAGAAGAACCTAACATCTTTACGTAGAGTTAATCTTTTATTTGGCTGTCTTGGGCTACTAACCGATACATCTATAGAAGAGTACTCTTCATCAATCTCTCTAAAATCTACTGGTAGTATCCCAATGAGTCTACCACGTGGCATCATAATGACGCCATCCTCTTTATGTTGAGCCTTACCTCCTTCAAGTTTAAAAACATAACGCAGAGCATTGGTAAGATCGTCGATAGACATGGTAGCTGGTGGAGCACCAAGGCTCTGATCAGCTGTCCCAGGTATCTCTGTAAATTGTGTATCTTTAGGTTGTTCTGTCATCATTTTAAGCCTCCACCACACCAGAGTTGTCAACTCTTGCAGCTTCTCTCTTAGCAATAGCTCTTTTATTGAAAAAGTTTTGAATCACTCTCTTCAAGTTCTTCCTACATCTTACACAGAGATCGTTCATCTCGACTTTAAATGTCTGATCGTCTCCAAGATCTATCTCTACGTAAGCCGCTAAGTCTGTTGGTTGTTCTAAATCTGGGGGGCTGTTCGGATTATAAGGTATAGTGTCTCCGTATTCTTTTCCACATGCGTCACACTCCCGAAAAAGTTGAAGCAGTAGATTCTTCGTCTTTATCGCCATTTTACTATTCTCCTGTTATTAGAGTTGAAGAGCCTTTCCTTAGTGATACCGCATAGTTCGATAAAATGCAATAGTCTAATTTTGCTGCTATAAGTACTGTGGAGGAAAAAAATGCCAGGAGCTTTTTGTCAGATATTAAAAGACTGTTCTACTGATGGAGAGATATGGTGCAAATCCCTTAACTGCCATTCCTGTGACCATCTAGATGAGTTCATTAACGAGGTCCTAGTAGGTCTGGCGATGGGAGAAGTTCGTGGAAATTTCTTTTGGTTGTGCGACTACTGCTTGCGAGAAACTAAAAGAAGAGACAAGCTGTATCTAGGAGTATTCGAAACAGGGGAGTGCGATCATTGCAACCTACCCCACATAATTCTTAACGGAGTAATTTTACTCGGAGACAAATAATGGAAGACCTACCTTTAATCTATGCCAACAGAAAACTTCTGCAGTTGAATATTACAGAAAACATGAAGTTAGTAGAGATACTAAGTGACATATTTGGAGCTACTGTAGACGACAGGTTGGAACTTATAATTAACCTGATTGAGGAAACCTCGTCAAAACTCGTAGTTCATAAAATGATAGACAAAGAGCTTCTGCTAGACCCAAATACTCCAGAAGAGATCACTACAAAGATGGTGATAAAGTTAGAGGAAGGTTTAGAGCTATTAATCCAACAACTTAGCGCACACCTGTCAGAAACCGACATACACGCACTTCTTTCTACACATCTCCCAGACAAATATAAAGGAGTACCGGAACCTGAAGATACATCAGAAGGTTTAGAGTTTGGTGCTCCGGCACCACCGTCAGACGATAATGAAGGCTAACAAACACAGCAGGGATAAACTCCTTGAGCACTACACAAATACAGCAAAAAAGTATCTAGCAGAGCATTGTCGACACGAAGTTATCGCTTTAATATTTCCATCTACAAAGTTAATAGAGTCAGGCCGGTTTGCAAACGTAGTTCCTTTATCACTAGATTCTTCTGAAGCAGAGAACATGAAAAGATGGCGTAAACTGTTCTCATCTATTTATATGCAAACTAGGGCTTATGGCTACGTCCTTATTTTTGAGACAATCTCGGCCGTAAATTCTGAAGAAGAAAATGTTATAAGAGATGTAGACGGTCAAACGTTAAATATTTTAGTGGACGTTCGTGGTGAAAAACCTGTTGTAAATGAAATTGTGTATAAGATAATTGGAGGTCAAGTACATTTTCTTAGCCAACACAAAACAACAACGGTCAGAATAAATCCGTTGAATTCTAAAAGGTAATCTCAATGTTAAAAACTTTAATTGATTTTGGCTTAACCCGAAAGGCAAACATAAGATTAACCAATGTAATAGAGAAAGCAGTAGGCAACATAATAGTTGGAGATCCGAACTCTGCTTTAACCTCTGCAAAAACTCTTGCGGAAACACTACAAAAATTAGCTAACACAAAAACTTATGCCGCAGCCACTTCTAAAAAGGTAGTAGAGAACATACTGAAAATCTTCTTAGAGATGACAGAAACGTATAAGATCGACGATGTTCTAGCAGACATAACTAAGATACTGAAAGGAACAGCACTCTGATATCAGAAGGATGCCCATTCTTTAGGGACAGTTGTTGTCCTTTTAGCGATGGGGAACCCTCATGTATGAAGACAATTTGTATAATTGACGATAGTAAAAGTAGACACCTAAATTCTGAAGAAGAGGACTATCTGTTTGATAACTTTGAGCCTATAGAGTCTCTTCCAGGACTTATGAGTGATGAAGCAGTACACATAAAACAGTTAAAACATAAAGGTGCAGAATATGAAATAGACGATTATCTAAACGGATGGGATTGGTGGTTCTACCACGGAGTCACTGCTGCGGGAGATACTATTATAGTTGAAGAGTCTAGTACTGGAACTAAACTTGTATTCTCGACTAGAGAGGAAAGAGGTTATGGAATCCTCACCGTTACCCCTACAGGTATAGTGACACACCAAGAGTACGGAACGTTCGACGAAGAGTTTATCCACAAACTTCGGAAAGAAACAGGAATTAAATCTCTACGAGAATGGAGAAAACTAGACTTCGTTGTTCTAGTAGATAGGTATGGAAATGAGTTCAGATCAAAACCCGTTTACGCACTTTCTTGCTACGCAGGAGGATGAGTCGATCATAGGTCTGGTAGCATTCTTCTATTCGAAGATGCGGTCTGTTATGGAGGACAAAGTGAGTAGAAAAATTCTTGAGGGCATACTTAAAGAATCTGTTATAAGCTCACGCCTTAAAACAGGAAAGTTGTGGAAAAAATATCAACCATCCTTAGTACAAAACGTACAACTAGAACACACACTAGATAGATTTGGAGGAGATGTTATGAAACTTTGTAATGAACTAAGCGAGATAGTAGACATACCTGAAAAAGCGGTAGTGTTCTGCCTTACGAGAAATGTTAGCGACGAACAGTAAGCACAGCGCACTGCTGGTAGAAGACGGTATTGTGTCAGGAGGAAGGATGATTGCTTCTGCAGATATTAGAATCAAAAGTCTCTCTCATATGAAATTAAACAGGCTATCTATACCAGACGAATTATATAGATGGTGGGTACGTAAGGGAGCAAGATCTGAGAACCCATTAAAAGAATGGTCTGATACTTTTGCCCCTGCATACATAGAGCATTTAAATATGCCCAGTTCTCAAAAAGACCTAGAGAAACTAATGGGTGAGATACAACACAGAAAACACTTAGTCTGGTTGATAGGTCCCCTTGGAATGTATAGAAAGGTAAACGAGCCTCTCAGAATGTGTAGTCGACGGATAATCTACGATTATATAGTGCACGGAGATTATCGCTTAGCACCTAGATACCCGGACTATTGGCTTTCAGGTGAGTACAAAAATACAACTATGTACTCATCCTTCGAGCATTCTGGTTAAGGAATAGAGTACAAATACGTATACAAAAGTACCCTCTGTCTAAGCTCATTGTCTTGTACTGTCTGAGTCACAGCTACTTCTGCCGCAGGATCTAAAGTAGCAAACCAAGTATTAATCTCATCTTCCAGATCTTCTATGTCTGTAGGAGCGTTTAACGTTTTGATAAATATCTTAACAGCTTTCATATCCCTATCCTATTGTGCCTGGCGGTAAGATCATTTATAGATCTGTAAGATAATTTTGCTTGTTTAACCATCTATCTTACTTCAAGTACATTTCTAGGTTGCTCATAATTCATGCATCAACTCAACATCGGCACTATCACCAGCCTGTCCACCAACTGTTACTTTTACACGAATAACTTCTCCAAGTAAATCAAGTACCTTAGCCTGTGAACCATTAGCTATAAATTGTACAGAAATCAAATCCACAATTATTCCTCGATGATTTCCATGATAGCGGCTAACTGACCGCCCGTAACTTCTTCGGGAATATTATCAGGTGATAAAAGGAAAAGATTGATATCAACAGAGTCTTCCAATAGTTCGTTGTATTCCTCTATCTGTTGCTCGCGCGCGCTGATCATATCCGCGTGCTGATCTTGAAGCGCTTTTAGTTCGACATCGAAACTAACACGATCCTGTATAATATATTCAAAGTTTGAAACCTGAGGTTTGCCATCGTCATCTTTAACCGCGTGCTTGATACATAAATCGATTCTTTCTTTCTGGTAGGCCATAAATGCTTCAGGCGGTTTTGAGGCATCCTGTAAACTCTGCACGATCATTTCCAGAGTTCGCAGATTCCTGGCAACGGCATAATTCCATTTTACACCCTTGATATTGGCTACCGCAGACAACCCGGCAGCGATCCGTAATACATCTCTATTTTTCATTGTCTTCATGTTTTCTGTAAAGCCTCAACTTGTTTTGCGTTTATTCATAATATAATCAGTTCTCGTAAGTTAATAAAATCGTAATTGCGCCGCCTGCAATATCGGCGCTGTTAGTTGTGGTAAGTTGAATACGTACAATAGTGGCACTGATAAATACGTCGTATTCGTGCTCAGGCAGAGACGTAAACACAGGCGGCACTCGGTTCCCTGAAGTATTAGTTACCCAGACTTCCATTCCAAGAACTTTTTCTCTTACCAACTCATGAACGATATCGTTAGTACTTCCCTCTGCTCCTGCGGTTCCGGTAAGTTTCTTCATCTTAATTACGGGAGCGCCAGAGCCTAGTTTTATGTATTCGTTTATTTCTACATTACCAGTACTTTGAATAGTCACTCTTGTTGTATCATTTGTTGCAAGTGCTAAATTACCATTTTGTCTATTTATAAGTGTTATATTGTCATTGCTACTTGAACTTGATCCGAGATACCAAAGCTGTTTATTGCCCTGATAAGAATTATGGCCTGTAATAACTGCGCTAGCATTTACAGCGTCAGTAGGGCTTGTTATCTGCAAAGCCCCTGCCGGAAATCCGCCCACATTTCCGGGGGAGTTACCTGTAACATCTAATGTGGCATTCGGGGTTGCCGTCCCGACTCCAAAACGCTTGGTCGTATTATCCCAAAAGAAATTTGCGGCATCGGTTTCAATCATGCTAGAGGCTGTTGCAAAAGCAACACCGCCAACAGTTAAGGTCGCTACCGGAGTATTAATAAGTTGACGCCAATTCGCGCCTGTATAAAAATTGTACCCGTTCCCTGTTGTATTAAAAACTAATAATCCCGTCGCTGGGCTTACAATGGCGTCTCGCTGTGTGGGTGTCATCCGAGGAGGCAGAAACCCCTTCGTAGTGCTATCCATTTGACAGATTGCCGATGCTCCCGGCGCTCCACCTAAACCAAGTCCTGCAAATTGCGGGGTGGCAGCCACCCTTACATCTTGATTTATAAAGGTATGATCGGTGCCATCGCTTGTACGATGCACCGAGTTATCGGAAATCGCGGTCAACTCAGCAGCTGTAAGATGTTGATAATCTCCTGCTGCTCCTCCCTGAATACCCGACAAAACATTATGAGAGGAAATTGCTGCACTGGTTTTAAACCATCTACCAGTAATAGGAGAATCACTAGGGACTATCGGACCTGCGGGAGGCGTATCAACACCAACAGCTTGTTGATCGAACCTATAAAGACCTCCTTCATCCTCTACTAACCGTACTTGTTTTTCTGCACGGTCTGCTATTTCTACATTTCTTAAACCTGTTAAATCTTGTACCGGAGACGAAATAGAATCTAGGATAGAAGAACCTACTGTAGACCCTCCTACAACATCTGGACCATAGAGCAATGTAGCAAACAAAACATTCTGAGTATGAGTTCTGTAGTTGCTCTCTAAAAACTTATACTCTATAGTGACCAGGTCTCCTGGAGACAACGTAAGCAAGAAGGTGTTAACTCTCGCCACTAAGTCGTCTATAGACTCAGGGGTATTATACGCTTCAGAGAATATTTTAACTTGTGCCATAAAGCTTTCTCTCAAAAAGGAATTGCTAGAAGCACTCTAGTTCTCAAACTGATAAGAGTCAACACTGATCAAGTTAGTATAACCTTAAAACCACCGACACGGAAAGGATAAACGTGGGTAAGAAGCACAAACTAAGAGCTAAAAGAAATAAACGAAAAGGAAGGAAGGAACCAATATGTACGTCGCATTCGAAGGCGGAGAAAGATCCGGCAAAGGAACGCAAGCAACTCTCTTAACCACCAGGATTGGTGACAGAGCAAAACTTGTTAAAGAACCATCAGGAATATTTAGAGAACTCCTTAGTAACAAGGAATTAAATTTAAACAAAAGAGCACAGCTTGGTTTATATATGACTTCTATGGCACAGGGACTGCCTGAATGGCCAGAGTTTGGTTTAGGAGGTCAAACCAAAAAAATATTTGTAGGCGACAGGTCTGCTATCTCTACTATCGCTTATCAATGCTTATCGGAGCAGTTGGTGACAGTACAAGACTATTGTAAAACAGCTTCTATATTCGGGATCCATTTTCCATCTGTAGTCTACTTTATGGACATCAAACCGGAAGAAGCTTTTACACGTCCTAATCCAGACAAAGATGACCCAGGCGGCTTTGAGGGACTCGACCTAGACTTCCATACACGTCTTTACGACATCTACAAAGATCTGATGGACGATATCCATGAAGGAAGACTAGCTTCTTATGCAGGCCTCCCTGCCATAAATATTGTCACACTCGACGCCACTAAGACAGTAGACGAGATACACAAAGAGGTATGGGACGATATTAACTTTCGTCTGAGGTCGCGGGGGATTCCTCTGACTGCTCCTGCTTAACTGCCTCTTCTTGGGCTTGTAATTCTTCAGCCTCTTTTTGTTTATACCAGACACCAATACGGTAACAAAACACAGCAAAAGAATTACAAACTGCCAGCCATGTAGACTGTTTGACCACTCCCTCTAAAGAGGGATCTGGTAAATCTCCGATACCATGCTCTTCTAAAGCTGCTACCAAATTCTGCATCATCTTTAGTAAAATAAGGAACGAGGCGTCATGTCTGTTTATTGCTTGTAGTGCCCTAGCGTGCTCTCCCTGCATAGCTTGTAGGGTTTGGATAACATTATTTAATGTCTGATCCATCAATTGCTGGTTACCTACTATAGTTTTTCTGGTAGGTAGTGCCGATTGCTTCTGTTTATTATTCTTTTTACTCATGGTAATATCTCCTTAATCTAATTTAGTTGCCGATCTACCTTTAGATTTAAGATCAGCTAATTTATCTCTCTGTTCTGAAGTTAGTGTCTTGGTTTCTCCACCTGTCGTGTACCACTCTGGAACAGTGATCGCTATTTTAGTCTTCGCTGCATTATCCAACATCTTAAGCATAGTCTCTTCTGTAACATTACGTTTAGCTTCTGCAGACGTAGTAGAACCGTACAGAAGCTCATTTAAACGCTCTAGAGAATCTATTACATACTTGTACGGCTCTTGTATAAGCTCACCCAAGGCAGCAATAGCTATTACTTCTGTAGCCTGTAATTTGGCTAGAGAGTCTTGCATTGTCACTGATACTGCAATGCTCTCCTGTAATGAGCCTACTTTGGGATACTTCTTAAGAGTAGATAGCCACAAACGTAGCCTAGCAAGCTCGTACGGAGAGCTTATCAGTTTTTTAGTGAATCTGGTGTTACAGCGTCTGCAACCCTTTCTTCAAACCACAGCATGTTGGCCCACAGCATATCGATTAGATTACCTGGGAGTTTCACTATCCTCTTAAATTTCTTCTTGAAGGATTCTGTATCAAACTCACTGTTGTGGTCTAAATGAGGAGGGAGGTTATCTCCATTTATAGAGGAGATACCTATAGCGAGACGCCTGTACTGCATAACCCTGATTATGTACTGTCCACTACCGTCGATAGTGTAAGAGTCTTGTTCAATACCTAGAATCGAGACACCATCTACCGATCTAAAAGTAGCCGTAAATCCTTCCATAACTCTTACCGTCTGCTCAACATACCCGGCCACAATCAAATCGCCAATATTGATTTTCGGTAAGTCTTTCTCGATTTCTGCTCGTACCTTTTTAGAATTACGGTACTCATCGAAGAAGTCAAACTCCTTATCTAGAGGAAGTTTGTCAATATCGATATCAGAAAGGCTGGATGTCTCGTCCTCAACTTGAACAGGTTCTTCCTCCGGTATCTCTGTTTCAGGTTCTTCCTCTACAGGAGGAGGTTCTACTTGTTCTTCTTGAAGTATCCCTACTACAGGTAACCCTTCTTCCTCTATTGTTTCAGTAATAGTATTAAGAGCTGTTGGCTTACCTACATTCCCTGGTTGGTTAGCGACGTAGGCAGAACCTACACCTAACGGTCTCGTAGGACCACGTCTTCTAGCAGGTTGCGGTCCATCCAGGTCAGCTGGTGTACTTTTATCTTTAGGTGGCATTTAACTATCTCCTTATTGGTTTGTGTGGGCCTGTATCTTACAGAAGCTTGGTAGCTTCTATCGTGGTTTCGATAACTCTACGAGTCCAACCATACTCATATTTTTTAAACTTCTTCTTACTAGAAACTAGCTTAGCATAAAATATTTGTCTATAGGCTTGGAAGTCTCTAAAGGCTCTCATAGGATCTTTCTTCTTAACTGCTCCTAAAGTTTGAGGACCAACTTTACCGTCAACTTTAACTTTTAAGGATTGTTGTAAAATCTTAAACGCTCGATTCTTACCTTGATTAACAGCACTATCAAATATACAGAGAGCTAGAGAAGAAGGAAGCTCATCACAGAAGGAAGGGGTCCAATATTTATCATGGTAAATCTCTCTAGCCTCTTCTTCAGTAATCATCTTGGCATCTTCAGCATCAACATCTCCATCACCGTCACGGTCAATAGGATTTGCTCGATTACTTATGCCATATTTAGTAGCCCCGCCTGGGTCATCTGGGTCGTTAACAAAACCACCCTCGTGTTTTAAGATAAGTTCAAATGCTGCATCAAATCCGGCATCTTTTTTACTCATGGTTTTAGTTTCCTTCACTGGCGGGGGTTTCGTTACATCTACATCAGAAGCTTTTATAAACTCTGGAGGAACACTGCTTGCGATTGACTCTGCTCTTTTTCCTATAATCGCTAACAGAATCGACTTTATTAGTACAAATAATCTGGCTATCATTCTAAAGCTCCCCAGATCCAGGAGTCCTTAAAGTTAGCGGCAATCTTTTCTACAGTACTCATATTGTCGTGTACAGTCAGTTCAACACCAAGTCTTCGTGACTTCTGTAAAAGCATAAGGGCTTTGTGTGCATCTTTCAACTCATCTTGCTCAATAAATTTTAAGTTCTTAAGTTCTGGTCCAGCTAACGCTTTAGGTCTACCCTTCTTGCCTTTTTTAATAAGTACTCCAGACACAAAAACAGGGTCTCCATCTCTGCGTACTACATTGGTCACCTCAAAAATAGATATACCAATGCGACTACCCACAAGAAAATACTTACCTATCAGTTCGTCCATCTAAAGTCCAGAGCTTGATGCTGCCCCTTTTACAGAATGGATTAGTTGAGAAACAAATAAAAGAGACCATGTTTGACACTTTATTATAAATTCTTCCTCTGTTTCTATTGAGACTTCTACAGGCTCGTTTGTCTCTAAGTAAAGATTCTCCAGAAACATAACCTCCAAACAATTACTCAAAGCTTTCACTAAAGGTAGAAATACGACCAATCTAGAGTCCACACTAAGTCCAGAACTTTCAGAAATAGCTACCTGTAGATCTTCTAGTTCAGCGGAGTAGTTTAAGGTCTTAGATAGGTTCTCGCCATAAGCGTCTATATCCAACATCTGGTTTGGGTCTAAGACAGAAGCTAACCTAGGCAAATCCCATCCTTCAGGGAATTCATTACTGATCTCAAAGAAGGCAGGTATCAATGCTAATTCTACCCACTTACTATAAACTCTGATCAATTTCTCCACATCAATCTTTGAAGTATCACCTGTAATAAAAGAATCTGCAGCATACGTTAGGATCGGCCGTAATATAGTCGATGCCGTGGCAGCAAACAAAGATTTTATATCGACACCTTCATCTAACTTACTAGTTATTAATTCAGAGACTTCTTGTAGAGTCATCTGAGGATGTAACTTAAGATCGTCCATCTATTTAACCTCCTACAATAACAGGAGCTATTGTGTCTGGAACTGCTTCTGGTTCATAAACTACAACTGGATCGTTCATAAAAGATCCTATCTCAAACAGAGCACCTTCCCTGGTATCTGAATAGAACACATTTAAAAGCTCCTCATCTCCTTTAGAGGACGTGATTATCTTAAAAGGTCTTGGAAGGTTCTCATAAATGTCAAGGTCGTAGCAGACTACATATTCAGGCATGAAGTCATGCTTAGAAACATAAGCGTTTATTGCTTCGGTTAAAGCTTTGTGTACCTGTTCGTTATCCACTAGTACCTTCCTCGTCGCCTTTTTTCTCAGCGACTATGTCTTCAGACATTAAGCGTTTCCACATCTTGTATCGTCGTTTTACTTTAGCGGCCCAGGGTTTTCCGGCCTTCCAGGAGACACCACTGTTATAATGGTTGATCCAATAAAGACCCTTCTTCGACCTTCTAGAGTTGTTTTTAGCCCAGTTCCACCAAAAATTCAAGGCGTACGCACCAGCAACAACTTGAATTCCAATATCCGTACTACGTTTTAAACTTTCAGGGAAAGCTTTCCATACCGGGTAGTTTATCTGAGTAAGTCCCCAAGATTTACCGCCATCACCTACCACATGAGGTTTAAAAGTAGACTCTGTATGAATGACAGCTAGTAGCAATGCCTCCTCAATACCGAACTCGCACGAACCTGCACCGACACCTCTAACAATCTCAAGAGCGGTATCTTCTTCAATCTTAGGGTTAATTTCTTGTATCTTGGACACTACCTTTCGAATCTCGACTACATCGGTAGTGAAACTCAAAGGGAATAACGTGCACACAGTGATCAACGTACTGATAAGCATCAGTGCCTCCTTTTTAAATTGTAAGGGGGGTTTGATTTGGGGGTGTGACTTTTTAAAATCTACAGCACAATAATACCAAGAAAGTGCGAACTCTTCAAAGAAACCTTGGCCTCTCTCTTTTAAGAGACCAACCTTGTCAAGGACGACTAGCTTATATCTGTTTTAAAAGACTAATGCGGCGGCAGCATTAATGTCGTCTAAATGATATTGCAGTATCTGCACTTGGTCGCCAGTCAGGTAGGGACTGCCTTGGATCGTAGTAACATCTGCTACATACTGATCGAATGTAGCTTGGTCCCAAACTCCGTCCTTTACAGCTATAACTACCTGAACACTATTGGCTTGCGAAACAGGGAAGAGGTTAGAGTCATCTAATGTCGCTGGAGACACAGAATAATCCAAAGTGACTATACCTATAGGGCCGAGACCACCATTATAGGTTGGAGTGAAAGTTAACAGACCTGTAGCAGTGACTATGGTGTAGTTAGTAGTTTCTACTAAAGGAGTTACTCCGTCATAAGCAATGTAAGAACCTGCTTGTATCGGGAGGCTGGTTGCAGGACCGTAAGGACCGACACCAGTTCCGTCTAACTCTTCAGCAGTAACAACCAGATCGGTTAGCGCCAGGGTTAAACTGTCCAGCTTACTATTTATTATATTTGTCAGATGGCTGTCTGGATTCGGCATAGTCTAAAAATAGTACATTGCCAATCTAAACGCAACCCTTTACTGCCTGCAATTTTCTCATAAAAACTGCCATAAGGATGTTGAAGCAAATTGTGCACGACTCTAACTAAACCAATTATTACGGAGGTAATAAACCAATGCACGTGCGAGTAACTATACACAGGTTCGGAAGCGATAAACAGGTTGTTGAACTCGAATCCGGCCAAACAGTCGAAGACGCTCTCAACAAGGCCAGCATCCCTACGGATGGTCAATCCCTTTCTATCGACGGTGAGGCTGTCACATTAGCCTCACCTCTAACTGAGGATTGCGAACTCTACGTCTCCGGTAAAATGAAGGCGGGTCTTGTAGCTTAAATTTAGCTACACGCTCTGTCTCTCGTGACTTATTGATTATTGTTTAACGGTGTGAGCGTCTACTTTTAGGCGCTCACACCGTGACCAAAACTCACTTAAACTTTAGACCTATCTATCAAAGGAGACTACACAAGATGGATGTCACTAGCATATTACCGGCGAGTATCAGAGAAAAATTTCCTAATATTCCTTTCATGGCTGTAGAAAGTTCTGTCGACCTGCCTTGGGGTACATCAGTTTTAGACAGTATTCGATCTTCTGGATCTTTTACCGGAATGACTATAAATTTTCCGATGTCCTGTGACAGCAATAAATACCCACCATACCAAAATTTTGGTGGAGACTATGTATTCGAAAACGAGTACAACATGGACTGCTACCGTTTTAGAGTAAGAGAACACGAAATCCAATACCCACATTGCTGTATGTTGTTCTCAGAAGATTACTGTGAAGGCGCTGATCACCAAGATAACCGCCTAAGAATATACCTCAAAAATAATGGACCCAACCATGAGGCCGGTTGGGTAGACACCTTAACTAGTACTGTTATTTTATATACACCCCTAGACCTTCTTATGAGTTACACAAATAATCGAAGTGGGCACTTAGGGTACGTGTTCTCAAATAGTTTAAAAAAAATCCATGAGAACGGAAACTTACTAGAAGCGTATCTAGACGATTTGGTAGTTGGGGACTTCGATATGCCTCTAAATCAGTTTTTTACTAGAGACATACCTATTCGTCTAAGATACTCAACACTAAACCCTCCTAGACTAGTTAATGATTACCTAGTGGCAAACATGGGTAAGAAGTTTGAGAGACAAAAATGGGACCAACTACAAAAAACTGTTAATGAAAACACTCAAATGTTATATGACAGCAGAAACAAAGTCTTACATCTACAGAACGAGGCGAGAGATATATTCTCAAAAATAAGAGGTATCGAAATACAAAACAAGTATCTAACATCAGTAAGCAGACACCAGCACCAACAGATGGTTAAAGATATCATCAAGAAGATCGCCAGAGATTTTGTGCCAAAGAAGTTTACCTCTATTTCCATAGGAACATCTCACCACAGTGGTTCTCTTGTCTGTAAATTAAAGACACGTGCCAGAATAATACATTGGGCATGGGATTCTAACGATTTCGGCCGTGACTTCAGATTAGAATGGGGTCCCTTTGAAATTATGATAGATCTGGATAGAAAGACTATTAAAGTAGGATCCTATTCAGATACTAAACGCTGGAGTGGTGAACATTATATACATCCTCACATAACAGGAGGAGGAGATCCTTGTTGGGGAGATAATCTCTCTGAGATATCTCATTTCCTAAAAGAAGGCGATCTATATCAGATAGTGATGTTTATGGATCGGTATCTAGACTCAATCTACCCACCTAGCTGGTATGCTCCTGCACTTTTGTGGGACAAGTCATTAGAGAATAAAGAGGTGGATCGTTATATAGAATGGGATGATTCTGGAGGAGATCCTTGGGAAGACAGCGACTATGACCGCGACTAAAGGAACAACTAGTATGAAAAATATAAGTGTAACAGTACCTATGATAAAAGTATGGTCTTCAGTTCTGGCCAAAATATCTTTATGGACGAGACTATCGTCTCCAAACGAAGTGTCAGGTATAGGTCTTGTCAAAAAAGTAGGGTCAGTGTTTGAAGTCTATGCCGTTTTCCTGCTTAAACAAAAAGTGACTTCTGCTGACAGTGACCTAGATGAGCAGGAAGTTATGAAACTAATGGCTGACTTAAACAAGAAAGATATACCTACTGAGGATCTACGATTCTGGTGGCATAGTCATGGGACTACTGGCACCTTCTGGAGTGGTCAAGATAATTCGACCATAAATTCTATGAGCTATCTGCCTTGGTTTATCTCCTTGGTAGTCAACTCTCTAGGATCATACAAATTACGAATAGATGCATGGGATCCGTTTAAAATAAACTGCGACAATCTTGACTATGTAATACACCCAGACATCCCTATTGAGGACACTGAAAGGTATACAGAGGAGTACAAATTGAAAGTAAAGGAAGATTTTTTCGCAGACGATTATCTCCAGTATTATGGTTACGGAGGTACTTGGAAACAAAGAGCTGCAGCTGCTAAACAGTTTAAACCGAAAACAGCTGCTGGGTTTGCAAAACCTCCAACTACTTCGCACCCCACCAAACCTGTAGATCAAGTCTGGCCTCCTAACGAAGATTCCGACATGATTGATGAATTTACTATTGACGAAGATTCCGACATGAGTGATGTGTTGCCTGTTCTAATAGACACTACAAATCTGCCAGTTCCTCTAGATGGTATCCATAATAAAACAGAGTTCAGTCTGTTTGATAGGTTACCTGAAAAGCTTCAAGAGTATCTGAGTGAAACAGTTCTTGCGTACTCCGATGACCCTGAACGGGCTGTATACGCTTTACTCAATGGATATATAGTAGCCACCATCAGGATTTTACAAGAGGCCGAAGTAATTAAATTTGAAACGGCGACAACAATGCTCAGATTTATGGAAAACGAGCTACAAAGATTAGAAGGGAAAGACATATGCAACGAGACCAAAGAGAATACTGGCGTCAACATGACTTCATTGACAACGACAAACTCCAAAAGCAGCGAATCACCGTCATCGGAGTCGGAGGTATAGGTTCATTCGCAACCCTGGCCTTAGCTAAAATGGGCGCAAGTCGTATGCAAATTTTCGACGATGACACTGTAGAGCTTCATAACCTGCCAAACCAATTCTTTCGCAAGAAGGATATTGGAAGGTCTAAGGTAGAGGCTTTAGCAGACATTGTTAAAGAATTTACTGACTTCGATATCAAAATTAACAACAAACGGTATGAGGACGAGAATCTGTCGGGTATAGTCATCAGTGCAGTGGATTCTATGAAATCACGGCAGGCAATCTTCGACATGGTCAGAACTCAGTCAGAGGTAGAACTCTACATAGACTCTAGAATGGGTGGTGAGGTAGCGCAGATATTTACATTACGGCCTTCCGATCAACTAGACGTTGAAGAGTACGAAAAGACTTTGTTCAACGATGACGAGGCTGAAGAACTCCCTTGCACTGCGCAGGCGATTATCTATACAGTATTAGGTATCGCTCAACCTATAGCTAGGTTGGTAAAGAAGTTTTTAATGGGAGGACTAGAAGAGTCCGACAAAAGATTGATGGTAGATTTCTTCAATCAGCAAATGGTCAAAGAATTTGTCGTATGAGTAACAGTACGGTAATAGTTATACTATCCCTGGCAGGAGTCTACTGCTTTGTTAAACTATTACTATACCTAAAGCGTCGTAAGAGAGTAACTGATCTAAACACGAAATTGTTAAGTGGCTACTTACATAGTGTAAACGCTAGCAGCGGTAAGACAAAAAAATTACGTTGAAATCATTAGACGTTTACTGTTATAAGGGATTAGAGAGTCAAAAGTATTGACTCATTCTGTTTTTGGAGAGTAGAGATCGCTAGTTCCCTCTGGAGAAATAATCCCTGACACAACTGTACAGGAGTTAGGTGCTTTAAAGGTTTTACACGTAGAGCATTTATTAATCTCACCTGAATCATTATACCCAGCAGTAGTCTGTGAAACCTTTTGGTTATCTTGGGCCTCTTTTTGTAACGTCTCAGCTAATTTTTTAGACGGTCCGTCTAGTCTCATAATATAGATTCCTTATCTGTACAGGGATTTTGGAAGTCTTAAAAGCATACATACATTCTAACGGCTGATCAAGCCATAGGAGATCTATTGAACTCATCAAGTACTGCAGAGAAGATACATAACATCCACGAAGCGGTTAATCCGAGAAAAGGTTTAAAGTTTCAAACTCTAACTATATTCGACTTTTTAGGAACAGCTTTAGATATGTACACCGTGTACAGAGCTGGACATGTTCTCAAGAACTGGATAACCGGAGCCGTAAAGCTATTCTCAAGAACTGCTTAATTGAAATTTGTCCAAAAATGTTTTAACATATACATAACTGAGAAACCTTTAAAGGAGTTTCGATATGAAAACGCTTGAACTAATGGAGCTTAATACTCAACTAAGACGTTTAACGTCCGAAAGAGCAGAAGCCACAAATAAAAGAGAGCTAAAAAGATTAGACAACTCTATAGCTGTGACTCAAAGAGACATACAATCTTTAGTTACAAATAGTAGAAATCCGATGTACCAACTCAAGTCCGCCCTAGCTTCCTAAGACGGACCTGAAATGATTACAGTGTCTTGTAGAACTAAGCAGCAGCCAATAGCTGTGCAGCTCTACTCTTTAATTGGGCACCAGACCCAAACCAAGCTGAGTTCAATCTAGAACTGTCTCGGCCACGCTCGAAGTCTGCGTACTCTACAACCGCGTTGTAGACACCCCATCCTGTTCCCCTGACACCAGCAATATCTGTCCCTATACCGTCTTCGTGTAGTTTAAGAACTTTATTACGGATATTCTGTGTTCTCGTAGAAGCCTCTTCTTTGTCTTCTAGTTTAGGGAATAACTCCTCTACAAAAGACTGTAACTTGGAGAAGTTCATCTGCTTAACCGCAAAAGCTTTATACATCTCTAAAGACTTTTCAAACTCTTGATTGGCAATCCCTAGAATATTTTTAGCCTCTTCGACTTTCTCCATAACGTTTTTACTGTGTCGAAATTTAACGGTCCTAGCCTTATCCCTACTGCTCAGAGCCAAAGACAGTGTGTTACAACATACTACTCTTATAGGAGTAAATAGAGCCGTTACAGCTAAAGACCCGTCGTGAGAGTTAGCGAAGAGGAGATACTTATCTACTATATCATCTCTAAGGACTTCCATTACATTAGGAAGCTTGGCTAATATCCAAACCCTCTTACCGCCCTGGAGCGATCCTGCAGTATGGATAGTAACTCCACCGGTCTCTACCAGACTATCTATAAACCCGAAAGCGTCTCTATTTTGTAAAGGCTCGTAAGCATCAGTAAAGACCCCATAGACGTTCTTGTCTCTAACACGACGAACTATTTTTAGACCTTCAACTTCTTTAGCGTTAAATATCTCTGGAGACCCTGCAGGAGAATTGAACTCTACATCAGATTTGGGTCCAGTATGAGCCTTAAGCTCCATTGTGTAAAAAGGTACTTGCTCTACTTCCCAGTCCAATCCTGCTTTGACAATAGCTCCTTCTGAAGTCAGGTTGTGATCTCCTACGTAAACACCTTCTCGATGCCACGGCGTTTCCCCCGCAAACATCATTGATTCGACTTGTGCTGGCATTTTCAGCTCCTTTTGTTAGTGGTTATGTTCTATTTATTTTTAACAGCGAACATCAGACAGTAAATGTCTTATAACTACAGAACAGTGCTTCTAGCACTAAATCCTATTTTTTAGCTATAAGGGATTCGAGGCTTTGACGGCATGGTAGATCGTATTATAACCTGTTTACCCTTTGGCTTCTATTTTCTAAACTCATATGAAAGGACACTATAGAATGACAGCACCTAAGCGGCTGGTATTGACGGATGCGTTTTTGACACCTTACAAACGGAGGAAACCGCAATGGGGCTACGATGCACTAGGAGGAGTGGTATACAAGAGAACATACTCTAGGCAGAAAGAAGACGGTAAGTTTGAAGAGTGGTGGGAAACTATAAAGAGGGTAGTAGAGGGGGCTTATTATGCACAGATACTACATTGCTCCAAATTCAATCTAGAATTCAATTATAATAAAGGCCAGATATCTGCTCAGAAGATGTACGACTTGATCTTCACAATGAAATTTTTACCTCCTGGTAGAGGCTTATGGGCTATGGGGACTAAATATGTAGAGGAACGAGGAGCTGCTTCCCTCAATAACTGTGGCTTTATCAGCACCAAAACCATCAGAAAACACTTCTCCTACCCATTCACATTCCTTATGGACATGAGTATGTTAGGGGTAGGCGTAGGAAGCGATACCAGAGGTGCAGGGACTACTAAGATGCATGAACCAGCACACTCAGAGGAGATCTTTGTAGTAGAAGACTCTAGAGAAGGCTGGGTAGCGTCTGTAGAAATAATACTTGATGCTTTCGGTGGTGCAGGAGCCAAACTACCAGCAGGATTCGATTACTCTAAAGTACGGAAAGCCGGGATGCCTCTCAAGTCCTTCGGCGGCATAGCTTCTGGTCCAGAGCCTCTAGAAGATCTCCACAACACCGTCATAAAGATGCTGACTAGCTATATAGGTAAGGATGTTACATCTACCCTCATCGTCGACCTGTTTAACTACATAGGCAAATGTGTGGTCGCCGGAGGTATCAGGCGTACAGCTGAGTTAATGTTAGGATTCCCAGAAGACATAGAGTTTAACAATCTAAAGAACCCCGATCTGTTTCCTGATGAGCTTAAGGATTATCGCTGGGCATCTAATAATTGTAACTTCGCTACAATAGGGATGGACTATGAGCCATTCGTACCACGAATAATGGCTAACGGAGAACCAAGCTTCTTCTGGTTAGAGAACGCTCGTCATTACGGCCGGATGAAAGATGGCTGGGGTGATTGGGATATATTTGTAGACGGCCAGAACCCTTGCGGAGAGCAATCTCTAGAGGACGGCGAATTATGCTGCCTAGTAGAGTTCTACCCCTTCAAGCACGATTCTTTAGAAGATATGCAAGAGACTCTCAAATTTGCATACCTTTACGCCAAATCCGTAACTCTAATTCCTACACACAATCCTAAAACAAACGCTGTCATAGGAAGAAATCGTAGGATAGGAACTGCTCCATCAGGGATAGTTCAGGGAATACAGAAGTTTAAGTTTCGAAACCTGATGAATAGTTTAGATCAGGGTTATGATTACTTAACAGAGTTGGACAAGATCTACTCAAGGTGGCTCGGAGTACCTACATCGATCAAAAGGACAAGTGTGAAACCTAGTGGGACTATCAGCTTACTAGTAGGAGCGACACCTGGAGTACACCATCCACACTCAGAATACTACCTTCGTAATGTCAGATTCGATAAGTTCTCCCCTATCTTGCCTCATTTAACAGAAGCAGGATACCCGGTAGAACCATCAATACAGAATGACAATACGATAGTAGTATCCTTCCCGGTTCACGAAGAGTATTTCTCTAAGTCAAAGAGCGATGTTACTATTTGGGAACAGTTCGAACTTGTAGCGAGTATTCAAAGATACTGGTCAGACAACCAAGTGAGTGTAACTATTACAGTTAAACCGGAGGAAGCGTGTCAACTAGCGATGGCTTTGTCTATGTACGAAACCAGTCTAAAATCTGTTTCTCTACTTCCTCTAGAAGATCATGGTTATCCTCAAGCACCCTATATAACTATAGACAAAGAGGCTTATGAGGGTCTAGTATCAAAGATTAAGCCGTTAAACATATCTAAACTACAAGCACACGAGTTGACAGATAAGTTCTGCGACGGCGATGCTTGTCTTATAGATACTCAACCTTAAAAATGGAGAAGAAGAAAATGTCGGATGATAAAGTTCTAGTCAAGGCGAAAACAGTAAAAGAGTACATCAAAGAAACGCACGACCTAAACTGCGGTGGTGATGTAGCTGAAGCTTTAGACGCCAAAGTAAAAGAGTTGGTCAACGATGCAGCTAGAAGAGCTGTCGACAACGACCGCAAGACCCTTCAAGGAAAAGACGTATAAGTAATTATAGGTCTTTTGTGTTATAAGGGTACTACGGGGGTGATTTGGGTTCGACGTGGACCAAGTAAACCTCTAATAGCGTGTCGGGGATATCTACAAACCTCGTTAAAAATTGTGGGTAAAAACACAAATGCCAATCACGACAACGTGGTTAACGTGAGCTTCGGTTCTGCCGAAGTTCCCATGCAACTAGCTGCTTAAACCTACCGGGCTAAAAAAGCGAATTGCATGAGTCTAGGGACTAACAGATACCGTCTTACATCTGCCTAGACTTCAAAACTAGTAAGACACCCGGTACTTACGATACCGTTTAAGTAAGTGCTGCTGCCTTCGGATATCTTATGAAGCCGAGGGTGTGTTGAAACGGGCAGTGCATTTCGAATAGTTGGTTCTTTACTTTATCGAAATGTGAGCAGAAATAAAAAAGGACTACACACGTAGAAGTTAGAAGAAGAACAGATCGCGGAAGCCGGTTCGATTCCGGCCACCTCCACCATGCAAAAATTTGTTGGCGAGACTAAGCGTCGCATCGGAGTAACATCTGGTGCGGCGTTTTAGTTACTACCAAAACCTTTTAACTATTATGAGGTATTAATGGCTGAAGCAGCAAAATCTTCACATAAATTTAAGTTCAGAGGTATAGAGTTCGGTAAATTAAGAAACAATGCTTTGTTCTCACACGATAATGTGATGTACAAGAAGCTTAAAGTCGCCGTTGATTGTATAGGAACAGGGGTCGATAGTACTGGAAACAAGATGTATTTCGGAGACTTATTTATGGTTCAGATGGCTATACGGTTATGATAGCAGCTCTTTACTTTTAAGACAGTTCATGTATAAACTCTCACTTAAACCCACAACTACCTTTAAAGGAAAATAAAATGAATAGTAGAGATGTGACAAACCTTTTAGCGTCTGTCCCAAGAGGGGCTAATATTACAGCTATTGTAGAAGCCTCTGCAGACGAAGACCTGTCAAGAATCATCAGCATTGCTGGACCGTCTGGTAACGGTGTAGTTAATATGGCTTACCAGAATGGAGGAGATAAGCGTAAAATCGTTTTCTTCATTCCAGGTAACGCTATACAAACCAAAGCTCGGAAGACCGCTAAAGCAGCTCCTCCAAAGAAAGCTCGGAAGCAACGTATAGTACCTCTTCGTAGAGGTATGTCGCTTGAGCAGGAAATGGAGAAGATGAATGGGTATCTCATAGAATTCAAAGGTGACGAAGAAAAAGCTGCGGAAGCAATGGGTGTAACAGACCTAGATAAATTCCGTAATCGTGTACGACTACACGGACTTCAGAACGTCACTGGAGCGGAAAAAGCACCGGCTGCTGAATAACTTATTCAGTAAACTTACATAGAGAAGGGCTTGGTGTAACAACCAAGTCCTTTTCTCTTTATAGACAACTCACTAGTTATAGTATTATCATCTCAGTAGAACTTAAACCACAAAGGTCTATGAGATGCCTACCAAAAAGAAAAAGAAAAAAGAAGATGAAGCTATTGACGAACTAGAAGGTTTAGTCGCTGGCAACTCTACCGCCAAGGCGCTTCTCAGTTTATCTAAGCTTAAAAAAGCCTCCCTATGGCAGATACTTGCTGTCCTCGTAAGTACAGGTATTCTTGGTACAGGTACTTTTAAAGGAGCTTATGAGCAAGGAGTAGACTGGGGTTGGTGGGGTGAACGTATTGGTAAAGCTGAACAACTTAACCGTGTAGCCTCTGAAAAGTTCGTAGGTGTATCTCCAAATGCGGCTGCGATAGTTTTAGGCTGTAAGCCTAATGAAGAGTGTCCAGTAGGTGCTGATGATCATCGTTTAGAGGTCAAAGTATTCCCAGGGAATATGGTAATGATTCAGTTGACCGTAAAGAAAGAAGTAGGCATATATACCCGCCGAGTATGGCTTACTCCAATTCCTATTGACGAGTACCTTGAAAAGAATATTAAAACAAGCTATTATCCTCCCTTCATAGAAACAGCTTACGCAGAAGAAGAGAAGAAAAAACCTAAAGCTACATGCATAGTAGACAGACAAGAACGAAAATCAACTTACAAAGACAAAAAAGCTATTGAGGTCACAATTATTTACGGTGACGGTTGTACAACCACTCACCTAGAAGATATGACCTCTGGAGAAAGTATCGATGGAACTCTCAAAAAAGATTGTTCAAAGCCTGCACCTAAACAGGCGGAAAAGGATGTTGTGGATGATGTCGTGGGTATACTCATCGACGTCGTTTTATTCCCGGTCGAACTTTTAAAGCCACTCCTCCCTAGCGGAGAAGACTCCCCTAAAAAATAACTGAGGTCGAGTAGCTCAGTTGGTAGTAGCACTAGACTGAAAATCTAGGTGTCACTGGTTCAATTCCGGTCTCGACCACCACAGTGGGTCAGTGCCTGAGTGTGTCAAAAGGACCGGGCTGTAAACCCGGTGGCTTCGGCCTACGTTGGTTCGAATCCAACCTGACCCACCACTGCAATCTTAAAGGAGACTAACATGCAAACAGAGAAGCCTATAATACCTAACCCTATACATTGCCAAGAAGGATTTCATGGACCTGACTATGAAGCTCACCGATTCCCTAACGGGTGGTATTATGTAAAAGTCGACAAAGATTTTAAAAGCCTGCCAGACATAGACGCAATGGTGGCAACCTTTGAAATGATTCAGGACAAAAAAACTCCTTGGGTAGGGCCTTTTAATTCATTAGAAACACTTCAAGCAGCAGTTTAATATAACAGCGGAAGGATAATCCGAAAGATTGCTGGTTACCGGATGCGGTTTTGAAAACCGTTAGGTGTAAAAGCCGTGTAGGGTTCGAATCCCACTCCTTCCGCCAGCAATTATACAAAGGAAACAGGAACATGACAGAACAAGAGAAAAAGGCTAAGGCAGCCGCAGCTGACTATGTTAGCAAGCTATTTAAAGGAGAAGCCGACTATTCCGACGGTATAGCCCTTATTGATTACCTTGAAGAATTATGCCTACAGAGCAGCGGTTCGTCAGGGTAGTAGGCAGAACAATTATAGGAGAACACTATGAAATTAAGCGAATTTATAAAGCAACTACAAGAACTGGATCAAGACAAAGAAGTTATAATGTCCATAGATCCAGAAGGAAACGGCTTCCATGCTGTCCCTGAAGAATTTCTTGGAGAAGGTTTTTGTACTACGGAGTATTGTAGAGAATTTCTAAGTAGTACAGATACTGAAGCAGTCGAAGAATATAAGTGTGAATCCAGCGACAAATGGATTCCGTGCTACTGTATCTTTCCTTAAACAATAACGCCCTAGTAGCTCAGCCCGGATAGTAGCATATGATTACGAAGCCACATGTCGGGGACTATCTTGACTACCAAATAGATCTACTAAGATATTTATATGGTATTCGATAATCCCTAAATACTTGTAAAACTCCTTTACCTTAAAGTGCGTAAGTTTTGAACAGTTAATAATAAGTAAAGATATATTTTCTTGAGTACATCGACTACTCTTCTTAGAATCATTAGTTTGGATCTGCTCTAACTTTTCTTGACCAAAGATAGGTTTATAATGAAAAATACCATTTATCTCAAAAGCTAGATTTAGAGAAGGGATATAAATATCAAGTTCAGATTCAATAATTTTCTTATAATTAAAGAGAATCTCTAAATCAGGATATAGTTCAACAAGACGTCGCTCTAACCAAATTTCCAACTTAGATCTACGAATGCCGTAAGACTTATGAGCATTATTATACTTTGCCGCACACGATTTTGAGCAGAAGCAGTTTTTTGATCTGATACTCTGTGAAAAGATTCTCTTAAACACTTTCTTACACTTAACACAATAATACTCTTTGGTTAATTCTAATCCCTTACTTACTACTTGATATTTTATAGAACAAGATGAAGAGCAGAAACGATTCTTAAATCCATGGTTAATCTTCGACTGTACTCTATTCTTTCTAGCTGAAGCATCTTTTCTACAATACTCACAAAGCATAGGAACAACTTCCCTGGATTTAAATTGAGATAGCAATTTAGGATTTTCTATAAATTGTCGAATTTTATACGTCTTCATGTTACCTTTATATCATAAAGAAAAAAGAAAAACACCTAACAAATCCCTCCTAGGGCACCAAGCAATACTTAAAGGAGAATTAAAGTGGAAAATACAACACAGTACAACAATCATTACGGTTCGCTGACCTTAGACATAGTAGGGGAGGAACAGTTAGCTAGGAATTTCACATCTGCTGACGTTCCCGATGACTGCTTCATCGACCTAAATACTGCTGAAGAGGTAGCGTTAATTACAGAGAACCGGGGCATCCAGATAGCATTTCGTTGGATCACTGAGAAGGAAGTACCAGACCCCAAACAAGGGTATATCCTATTACATCGGTCACCTTCTGTGGTAGTGCTAACAAGGCTTTCGAGTCTTGATTACACACACAGTACCGGACCGCGTGATGCATTGTTTTAGAACACTCGAAGGAACGCCCAGCATTCATTTAAGGAGAACATTATGACAGATGAACAGAAAGCAGCCTATGTAGTCGCCGCAAGCGTAGAAGCTTTTGCAGAGATACAAGGTATGATCACCACCAACAAGGAACGGGAAGCAGACGGTAAAGCTCTAGCCTATGATGAAGAGGCCTTCAGTAAGATAGCCTACAAGCATGGAATAGATAACAATTCCATGATAATATTATTTCACGGCCACTAGAAGCTAATTCCGAAGGAGTGAAAATGAATCAGAAAGTAACAATGCAGGCTAAGTGTATAAACGGACATAAATTTGAGGTAGACATAAAGCAGGCCGAACGAGATGGTGTCGTTATGTGTCCTGAATGTTTTAATCCAGCAACTGTTGAGAGAGCAGAAGTAACTTCCAAATTTAAAGTAAAATAACCACAATTATATAACCACTAGAAGCTCAGTCTGGTTCGAGCACTCGGCTGATAACCGAGCGGTCATTGGTTCAAATCCAATCTAGTGGACCAGCAATTTTAAGGAAATACAAAGTGATTACACTCAAGGCAGTTGACAATATAGGAATAGCCAATATTCCTAGTGACAATCAACCAGGTATATGTATCGACTTTAAGATGGAGAATGGAACCTTTATAGAGGACACCAGTTATACGCATGTTTGTGGGCAAGTGATGATGAGTACCCTAGAAGCAAAAACATTACATAATCTCTTAAACATACAATTTGGATCGGAACGATAAAATGAATCAAGAACCGGGAGAACTAAGAAAACATATTACTTACGAAGACCAAGGTGATGCAGAAAGGTTTGTAAATGAGATTCTCCATAAAGCTAAGATGAAACATGGTCGTGGAGCTTTTATTAACAAACACGAAGCACTGGGAATCTTAATAGAGGAAATATACGAATTAGTTAAAGCAGTCCACTCTAATGACGAAGAAAAAGTAAAACACGAGTTAGCAGATGTAGCTCTAACAGCAATATGGGCTATAGCTTCAATAGATGTGAATGCGGGATAGTACAAAATGTCATATAAAAAACAAGCTGAAGTTTTCCAGGAGTTACGTGAACTAGTAAAAAAGTATAATGTAACTGTTGTAACTGCTATTCAACCCAGATCTCTACATTCAATACCTACACTACCAGATGATCAGGAATTTATTTTTATAGACTATCCAGATACGATCCTGAAGGACAAAAAATGAAACTAAATCGAGTAACTATTACAGGAGTTGACGATCACGTATCTTCTGCCGATATGTACGCTCTTTCTAAAAAATACCCATTCGTAGAGTGGGGTATTTTAATAAGCACTAAACAAGGACGTGACAGGTATCCTTCAAGCAATTGGATTGGTGAATTAGGAAAATGGGCTTATCAGTTAGAGAATAAGATAAATCTGGCTTTACATATTTGCGGCTCAGTGGCTAAAGCTTTTGTTGAAGGTGAGGAAATTTCAGCCCCTCAGTGGCTAAAGTATTTTGGCTTCAATCCTGATTACATGGGAGAAGTATTTTCTCGGATACAGATAAATGTTCAAAAGTATCCTGACGATCTGACCGGATTCGCATGGTGGGTAGATGTAATGCGTAACCGGAAGATAGATATCATCACTCAGCATAAGAGTAATACTGTAGACCTGTGGAAAAAGACAGCAGCTTTAAATATCCGACACCATGTTCTATTTGACAGTAGTGGTGGTAGAGGAGTATCGGTTTTAGAAAAAGGACTCCCTATACCTATTACTGGACACTATTGTGGATGGGCTGGAGGAATAACACCAGAGAATATATCAGATATTTTAGAGGCTTTCGAACAATCTCCAGCAGGTATAGGTTGGATAGATATGGAGACTGGTGTACGAACAGATGATAGATTAGATTTATTTAAGGTTGAAGAAGTATTAGCTGTGTGCGAACCTTACGTACGTATAGACGCGGGATAGACTGGAGTTGGTTCCAGCGTAGGTCTCATATCTTGACAAAGATATTTGAACCCCATAAGCTGTCGGTATGGCCTATAAAGACAAAGAGAAGCAGAAGCAAGCGGCAAAACAACATTACGAAGCTAACAAAGAAATATATAAAGAGAGATCACGGTTATCTAAACGAAAGCAGTTCGCTCTTCGCAAGAAGTTTATCGCAGACTATTTGTCACAGCATCCTTGTGTGGACTGCGGCTTTTCAGATATCCGTGCTCTTGATTTTGACCATGTTCGCGGGGAGAAAGAAGACTCTGTTTCAAATCTTGTAAAGAGATGTGTGTCTATGAATAGGATAAGGGCTGAGATTGAAAAGTGTGAAATTAGATGTGCTAATTGTCATCGGATAAGAACACATAAAACTTTATGGGAAAAGAAAGTAGAGTAAGGCCCCATTCCAGCTACCAGCAATTATAGGAAGGGTGTCAGAACTGGCTATTGAGCCTGACTGCTAATCAGGTGGTCGGCGTAAGTCGGCTTGTGGGTTCGAGTCCCACTCCTTCCGCCACGCAATTATACTCGAATCTTATAGTGTCGGCGTAGCTAAGTTGGTTAAAGCGTCGGTCTGCAAAACCGATCATCGACGGTTCGATTCCGTCCGCCGACTCCAAGGGTCGTTGGTTGTAACTGGTAACACACAAGACTCCAAATCTTGAGTCAGGGGTTCGAGTCCTCTACTTCCCGCCATTGAAATATTTGTACAGTTAGTTTATTATCTCTTCGGGGCCGTAGCTCAGTAGAGAGAGCATCTGCCTTACACGCAGAAAGTCGTCAGTTCAAGCCTGACCAGTCCTACCACGGTGACGTAGCTTAAAAGACTAGGTAAAGTACCTCCCTGTCAAGGAGGTTTATGTGGGTTCAAATCCCATCGTCACCGCCATTTAATTTAGCTACTCTTTATGTTATAAGAGATACATAGACTCCATCGTCTAGCTTGGTTAGGACACCAGGTTTTCGCCCTGGCAACATGGGTTCAAATCCCGTTGGAGTCACCAAAGCCGGAGTGGTGGAACTAGGCAGACACGCGAGGTTTAGGACCTCGTGCCTTCGGGTGTGCGAGTTCGATTCTCGCCTCCGGCACCAAACTATCTTCCTAACCAAAAGTTAGGTAAGATATAAACGTATCGCCAGGAAGTATCCCCTGCCTGTAAGTCGATACACCTATAGGCCCACCTGTCTAGCCCCACCGCTAGATGGGTGGGTCTGAAATTTTAAAAGGAGCTTTTCTATGGAGAAATACGCAGAATTTGCAATACACGCTATCCACTGGGCAAGAGAGACTTTTGGTGGAGGTAAAGAACGGATCGTACCTGTCGTTAAACATATACACAAAGAAGCTGAGGAGTTATTAGAGCATCCACTAGACCCTGTAGAAGCAGCAGACATACTTATACTCCTACTCAGACATTCAGACCTAGTGGGCTACGATTTACTGGAAGAGGCTAAAAAGAAGCTTGAGATAAACAAAAAACGTAAATGGGGCAAACCTGATTCGGAGGGAATAATTGAACACATCCGAGACTAGAGGTAGACCTAGAACCAGGAAGTTTTATGAGAGAAACTTACGTAAAATAGACCCTTGTCTTAAAGATGAAGACATGCTTACTGCTTTAATACTTCTCATAGCTATCTGTGAGGTAGGTCCTTGGTGTAAACCTATAGCGAAGTTTTTAGGTACTACTGAATGGCAAGTACGAAAACGGGCCAAATATTTAAGAGAACAAGGTGTATGGGACAAAAAGGGTCATATATACGGAGACTACTTGGATGAAGAAACAGGAGCTGTAGCTTTCTGGTTGGATGTTCTTGTAGCAGACGGCATTTTAGTAGTGGCCGACCGTAAGGACGAAAAAGGTAGGAATATGTACAGGCGAAGATCTACCACTAAATCTAAAACAAAAAAGAGAGAAAAGGAGATCATTAATGGATAGTGTTTTACAAGATTGGGTAATGAATTTACCTCGCAAGGAGCAAGCGACTCTAATAACTGGGCTACGTGGACCAGACAACGCTAGCACTGAAGAAATTAAGATGATGGTTCGTTGGATACGTAGTATAATGCTTCAACCAGCAGAAAAAATACCTTCATCCTTTTTGATCAACACAGAATTCCAATCCATCAAAGATATAGGTAAAAGCAACCAGCAGGCTATTGACATGTTACCTGTTCATTACTACGGACACCTAATGCACACATTTGAAGTTATAGCCTATCGCCATCCAGAATCAGAAACTAGAGACAAAGCTTTTGGAGTCTACTCTGAAATGTGCGACTATCTCCACCTTGGAATAGAATCTAATGAGGACATGACAAACCGTCTACAAGGAGAAATAGGAGTTAAAGTTATAATATGAAAAGGCAAGAAGCAAATAAACTACTGGCCAAGATGTTAAGTGAACTCGTAGATAAAAACCCCGACTTGAGGTTTGGGCAAATATTGCGTAACTTCGGTTTCGTATACGAGACTTCAGTTAAAATTAATCCTCAGTTACCTGCAATAGAGACTGAAACAGTATACTGGAAAGACGAGTTTTATTTGGAAAGTGAAGATCTTGCGAAACGTATAATTGGTCCAACTGATATTAGTGGCTAAGGCACGGTAGTTCAAATGGTGGAACATCCCTCTCATACGGGGAAGGTTGCTGGTTCAAGTCCAGTCCGTGCTACCATTGGTATTTAGACACTCCAGAAATGTTCACGGGTCCATGATGTAATTGGTAGCATCTTAGCCTTTTAAGCTAATTGTCAGCGTTCAAATCGCTGTGGACCCACCAAGCAATCTATAAACAAAAACGGAGATAATCATGTCGAAACAAAAAAGTATACAAGAATGGCCGAATGACAAAGAAGTACTGAAACTTAGTCCTATATTCTTCCACACAGAAATGGCTGGAGAACAATTAGACCTAACTAGAGTTGATACAAGAAAAGTAACAGTAGCTGCTGTAATAGCTGGATACAAAGCTTATGTAGGTATAGCGGTAGTCCACCCCAACGACAACTTCAGTAAAAGTAAAGGCAGACTTATAGCTGGTTGGAGAGCGAAACGTGCTTGGGCGTTACACCATCATCTAACGACTAGAGGTAGTTGTAGTGACCGATTACTAGGGTACTATGACATCCGTGATGGCGCTCCTGACTTCTTACCTAAATATGTCGTAGAAACCCTTAAAACTAGGTATGAGAATAATTAACTCTTATGTGGATCCTTAGCTCAATTGGTAGAGCGCCGCACTCATAATGCGTGGGTTTCCAGTTCAAATCTGGGAGGATCCACCAAGCACTTCTCTTAGTGAAATAACCGGTAGGTTTGTGTCATAAGATTTATGAAGGCAAAAACCACAACTCTTTACTAGGAGACTAACATGAGTAAAAGTCGACGCGATACTGTCGGGCAGGACTACTGATAAAGCAGATGAAAAGCTGCCTAGTCAGTGGTATTAAAACAGGGGGTAAACACCCCTTAGCTTATCTACATTAACTTTTTACTATTAAGGAACTTCTCATGGGGTATACCAAAACATGGTGTGACTGTGGTAGTGTTATGATCCTCGAATCTATAGACGATGGGGTAGAAGAGTACAAATGCTCAGACGAAGAGTGTACTGAAACCAAAAAAATAGGATTCCCTATAGATAAGGAAGAGCAACCACATGGAAGATAAAAAAAACGACGATGAGATGTACTACAGTATCACACGGGGGCAGGCACGCGCTCTTAGTGACATTATACACTTAGCTTCGTCAGTAGCTGGTGAATTTAGTGATAAATCTTTATCTACAATTATAGGTAGTCTTGGAGCGTTAGAAAAAAGGTTTGACGCCGCATTCAAACCAGGCTCAAACTTAGAAGCATTCCTTCTAACTCTAATGAGAGACTTCGACAAGTCAAACAGAGTTATCAAGGTAGAAATGAGTATCATGGAAGGAGATAGTAAAGGCTTCCCTGATTGCGATAATTGTTTCAAAGCTGATGAGTGCCCTATAAAAGACTTCAAGAATATAATGGAAGGCGATAATCTGTCTCTTAATATAGGCGGACCCAGACCTACTGAACCTAACATCGAGAGTCTCATAGCAGCTATTACCAACCACACCAAAAAAGGTGGTTGCAAACCTAACTAAACACACAGGAGGATACTTTTGGGTTATACGCACTATTGGTACAGACCACTAGTTCTAGAACAAGACTTATTCACAGCGTGGTCTGAAGACGTGCAAAAGATAGTCGACACGGCTGGAGTACCTATTGCGGGCGGGTGCGGTACTGGCGATCCAGAACTAACCAACACCTATGTTTGGATAAATGGAAAATTAGACGATGGTCTTGAGACTTTCGGTGTAGAGCAGAATATTGATCCGGTCATATGGATGGACTCTAAAGATGAAAAATCTGGTCTGTATCACGATTACTGTAAGACTGGTAAATATCCCTACGACATAGTAGTTACGACTGCGCTAATACGTCTGAAAAAGTATTTTCCAGTTGTTGAGTTTAGTGACAATGACGACGGTACCGTAGAAGAGTGGAGACCGGCTGTAGAGTTATACGAAAAACTATTTGGAGAGAAAGTACCTTTTGACGGTATCTTACCCTGGATAGCTCCTATTGAAAAAAAGAAAACAGCGTAGTAGTATCCACAGCTACGGGGTATAGCTGAATCCGGCTTAGCACCGCGTTTGGGACGCGGAGACGTAGGTTCAAATCCTACTATCCCGACCAAGACCTTATATAAGTAGGGCGATGAGTCGCTAGTGACCGTTGTGGCGGCAGCCATATTAAACGGTGTGCTAGACTAGTAGTTGCCCCGTCAAGGAAACGGAAAGTTTATAACATTCCGGTACGCTCCGAGATGCAATCATATTTCGGGAACCGTGAGGTTCCTGATGCATATTCGATAGTATGGAAGACAGGTCAAGAAGTGAGATGGTGGCTAGCTTTAATCATCTCAGCCGGGATGTCTGAAAACATAGAAGCTTATTCTAGAATAGGTGGAAAGCCGGTTATCGAATATGCCTTGCAATTTTAACTAAGTCGTCCGTGGCAGATTGGTAATGCGCCGGTTTGTGGTTTGACATCCAATCCAGCCTAGCTTACCATTAGTCAATGCATATTCAAGAGAAAAAGATAAAAGGGGTTTGGAGAGTTAAGAAGAACTGTGCACAGTGTAGCACAGTTGTATGGAAAGAACGGAGACGACTTAAAAAACGTCCATTAGCTTTTTGTAGCCAGAGCTGTAGTGGAACTTACTATAGCATCAAACACGGGCATGGACTTATTTCCACTAAATGTAATAACTGTGAGAAACCTATTGAGGTTACCAAAAAGAGACTACGTAACAGTAAAAGTGGAAGGGTGTACTGTTCTCAGAGCTGTGCTATTACAATAAACAATCAAGAGAGTGGTGGAAGAAACTTAAAACACGGCCAATATATTTACAGAACGAGGGCATTCAAAGAGTATGGTAAAAAATGTAGTAACTCAGACTGTCCTTTTGATGAAGTCAAAGAAAAAATGTTAGATGTTCATCATAAAGATAGAGACAGAAATAACAATAATGTAGAGAATCTTGAGGTAAGATGTGTCTGGTGCCACGCACTAAAAACCAGAGAAAACTGGTAAAGTCACAACATCGCCGCCCTTCGTCTAACGGCTAAGACACTGGTTTGTGGAGCCAGGTATGTGAGTTCAATTCTCATAGGGCGGCCCAGCAATCATACCTAGTATGATTACCACAGGTGTATGGCGTGAAGTATATGCACGCCCATAGCCCGAATAATACGGGTGGTACTAGGTCGAGTCAGCGGTGAAAAACCATACTACAAAGCTTAGGCCGTTGGTGAAAGGTGACCCGAGTCAGACATAACCGGGTGACACCAGCAAACGGGGGATACCTCACATCGGAGTTACGTCCGAGCACCTGTGGGTTTAACTAATAAATATTCCTTATTCCGGAATATAGAATAAAAGCACAGAATCGTCCAGAGTCGAAATTGCCGAAAGGCTGTATGAAGCTTCCTTCTCTACTCTTGAACTAGGTAGGGCAGTGGCAGACCACTTAAGAGCTTATAGGGCTGTATTGGTTGGTAAGACTGAACAGTACCATCAAAGCAAAAATTGCGTTGGCTCGTTTAAAAGGATTTCGATGTGAGCTGGTAAGGGAGCTTTCCGATCCCGATTCTCAAGGCTCTAAGGGGGTTAACTAAGATAGTTGATGTTCTGCATTAATTACCTTACCCTTAGAGCCGGGTTAAACCAGAGTAGCTCAATGATAGAGGTTGTAAATATACATAAATCCGGGATAGCATAATAGGGAATGCAGCGGGCTGTTAACTCGTGGAGAAATCCTATGCTGGTTCGACCCCGGCTCCCGGAGCCAAAAGACTTATTACGCCGGATTAGCTCAGCTTGGCTAGAGCAGGAGTTTTGTAAACTTCAGGTCCTCGGTTCGAATCCGAGATTCGGCTCCATACAATTTTTCAATATAAGGATACTAATGGGGAAACGAAACAAAAACCTGGTAGTAGGTACAATCACTTACGACAAAGACAAGGAAAGAGCCAAAGAAGCAAAACCTCTTTGTATATTTGAAACAGGCACAGTTGTTAAGCTATGTGCCCAATGCAAAGAGCCATTTGAAACTGGTTGGGCTAGGTGGCCTAGAAATTCTAATTGTCGATGCAATTCCTGTAAAGGGTCTAGAGGTAGCGATATAGGAATGGATCTGGTTAGTAGTTTTTGACGAGACCTTATTAAAAGGTCTATACTATAAGTCCCTCCTCCTCGGAGAGGCTCTTAGAGTCTCTCCCCATCTGTGAGTGTAGGGGCCAGAGTCCCCCAACTCTGGCCCCTCTTTTTTGCCTTTAAAAATGTTATAAGGGTTGAGAGGGTAAAATTCTGATCAGGAGTGGTCTAAGGGTAAGACAACGGGATTTGATCTTGACACATATACCAAAACTTAGTAGGGTTGAGGAAATTTTTATTCGGGGTCTATATGAAGAAGCTCTGTGTTCGGTGCCAGAAAGAAAAAGATGTTAAACACTTTAATATTAGAGGCCAGCTTGCGACTGGTGCTCCTAAGTATGCGTCTTACTGTCGGCCCTGTAATGCTCTCAATCTTAAGGAGCATTACCGGAACAACCCACAGTACTACAAAAATAAAAGACAGCGTTTAGCTAAAAAGCACCGAGAATGGTTTCTCAAATATAAGGATGGAGTAAAGTGTATTAAATGTAGAGAAAGTCACCCAGCATGTCTCGATTTTCATCATACAGACGCAAGTAAGAAGGAATTTAATATCAGCCATGCAGTACATAACCTGAAGTCAATTAAGAAGATAGAAGAAGAAATTCGAAAATGTGTCGTGTTGTGCTCCAATTGCCATAAAAAGCTGCATTGGAAACAAGCACAAAACCTTTATCCAATCAGGAGTAGCTCAATTGGTAGAGCACCAGAATTTGGCTCTGGTGGTTGAAGGTTCAATTCCTTCCTCCTGATCCACAAAAAATCTCCTATATGCCATAGCGGTGATTGTCGAGAACTATTCCTGAGAAAGGTACAGGGGAAAATTCATCGGCTGGACTGAATGCTATTCGTAGGAGACTTTGGGCTGTACAGGAAGCCTACAATCAGAACCACAACCTATGGACCTGTAGAGAGTCGGCATCACTTCTAGGGTGGTGTCGGCTCTTGAACACTCACAATAATCCCTGGAGATAAACTATGACAAAACTAAGAATGCAACTAGACGTAACTTATGAATTAAATGGTGTACGGGAAGAAAATCTAAAAGCCAGATTACTATCTATGGTAGACCGTGCGATAGGTGATGGTCTTCTAACAGGAGATAGCCCTGCAGAAGTAACTAATTGGAAGATCGAAATACAAAACCACGACTCATTCGTCGATGACACTTGGGATGTAGATGACGTTTACGAAGTAGCAGACAATCACCATATTTATATTACTAAAGACATAGCTAAACGAACCATAGCTATGATCGCTAAACACCTAGACGCAGAATACGGAATAACCTGGGACACTCTCTGGACTAATCTGGATCTGTTATTAGAGGAATACGAATTTACTATCGCAATGTACCCAGAAGGGTCTACTAACCCCTTCAATGATGCGATAAAATATTGGTGTGGTGGTGATCCTAGAGGTTGGGTCGACGAGGAACGGCGATGTACCGTGTTCAATCACAAAGAAAAAAACCATTTCACACTCCCTATTATAGGGAACAATAATGACCATACATACAAAGGTAACGTAGTAGTATGGGTCCCTAGAGAAAAAATAAAGGAGGAAACTAGTGGGTAAAAGAGTCAGACAATCCAGTAAAGATGCTTGGAAAAAGATTAAAGAAAATGGACTACTAAGTTGGACCAGATGGAAAGTCTACCACCTTTTGTATATGAATGGACCTCTTACCGGTAGAGAGATAAACGATATACACAAAACAAATAGTGGTCATAAACGTTTATCAGAGCTTCGTAACCTTGGAGTAGTTCAGGAAGCGGGTAAGAAGATATGCTCTATTACAGGTATGAACGTAATAGCTTGGGATGTTACAGACCGTCTTCCTATTGCGTTGCCGGATAAGGATAAACCTATAATGACCTACACTATCGAAGTCTTTCCAGATGGCAATAGTAAGGTCAAAATAAAAGGTACGCCTAAACATCCTACACCACCTAGCTCCTATAAGTACGCTAATTCCAGCTTCGCGCAACAAAAGGGTGTAAAGAAATCAGGAGAAAAATTAGCATATAATGGTAAGGGAGCGATGCAGTTAAACCTATGGACTGGCACAGAAAAGTTTAGTCTAAAACAATCGGAGCTTGATACATGAGTAGGCAACGAAAATACGTAATTGACTCCTGTATAGAATGTGATGGTCATAAAAAGAGAGATGTAGCTGTAGAAGGTAGAGTAGTCTTTGTACAGTTTAAAGACATCTACTGGGGCGAACATGGGTCAACTTATATAGGTCCACTTCTCGAAAACCCGACATGGAGCCATGTACTGGATGAAACCGATAAGATGATAGAAGTTGTGCAAGACAAGCATCATGTATTTCTGGAAGGTATAGGTGAAATAGAAGACAGACCTATTACAAAAGTTCCACAGCTTAAAGATGAATGGTTACTAGCCTACTTCCTATCTGTTGAATCAAATGTTAAGGTCTACACCTTCTACATGGGTTCTTAGCCGGGGTGGTGGAATTGGTAGACACACTGGACTTAAAATCCAGAGTAATAAACTGCGTGCGGGTTCAACTCCCGTCCCCGGCACCATACAATTATAAGAGGAGTATAGATGAGCAAAGTATCTGAAGAATTAAAAGGTTTAATACATCAATCACTGAATATTTCTAGAACCCTTTATCCTGAATACGAACTTGATCTGCGAGATATTCTAAATCGTATATACGACGAAGAAGGGGTAAAAGACCTAGGTAAGGCTATGATCGAAAAGCTTGCCGAGAAACGTGACGAAGGTCGTGGTGGCTGGTTTATGGAAGACTGTGAAATATCAGACCTAAAAGAGATGTTAGTCAAACATCTAGATAGTGGGGATATGGTAGACGTAGCCAACTTCGTAATGATGATTTGGAATAAAGAACAAGATAAAACGTAGCCCGTTTGTAGATACAATTACCCCCTTGTAACTCTAACCAAGAAAGGTTATATTAACGCCATGACGTAGATTACTACATCTTCACGCGATCCTCCGTTGGTTATGAACTTAACCAAAAAAAGTTCCAAATTAACAACCACTTAACCAACGGAGGATTCTATGAATCTTAGCAACCAAGTAAGAAACCTAATCGCTGCTGAATGCGGCGTATCTAAAGCCACCCTCGTAAAATCAATTCGAGAGGTCAAAACCAACTATAAAGAGTCTCAACGTGCATTTGAGCTTAATACCAAACACTCCAACTGGAGCAGCATGGTAAGCAACTTAAATGACAAAGACAGCCAAAGAGATAGGTTTAGAGCTATTCATGTAGTTCAATGCCTCCTACGCGGGCGTGCAATGTCCGAGATAGAGCCTAAGACAGCTATCGACAACAAGATCTCTTCAACAGCTATCAAGAATGCTCTTAGGGCTGAATCTGCTGATGTAGCTAAGAAACTTAATAAGCCTTGGTTAGCAGACGCAGTGATCTTCAATATCCCTACATCTCCTACACCAAAAGGTTGGGATACAGACCCCTGTGTCCAATATGATGTAGAAGTCTCTCTCTCAGCAGAAGCTGTTGGAGAAATTTCAGCGGAACAGATAGCTAAAGAGATCAGGGAGGTTGAGGATGTACGAATTCTCGAAGAGATAGAGACAATGGCTCAGTAGCTCAGTTGTATATGGGAGGTGTTTCGCTTGACTTAACCTGTACAAATGAGCTACAAGTTAAGGATGCAGAAACACCTCCTTGAAAACCTAATAGACGAGAAATTATCTATAAGACAGATAGCAGCTAAAACAGGAAAAAGCGCTACTTCCATTCGTTATTGGATGAGAAAATATAGCTTATCCTCTAAATGGTCACAGAGATCTTGGAGTGATAACAAACTTAAAGAGTTAGTTCCTGAAAGTAAATCTGTGGCTGATGTTTTAAGAGGTTTGGGTCTAGATCCACGGGGAGCTAATTATAAAAGTGTAGGTAGACGTATAAAAGCCTTAGAACTTGACACGTCTCATTTTAATCCTTTTGGCAAAAACTGTTTTAATGGAAAAGGACGTCCAATCGAGTATTATCTTATTAAAGATGGTCCACCTATTGCTTCTTCTAAATTACGAAAAAGATTGCTACGCGAAAAGCTAATAGACGAGGAATGTGCTATCTGTAAATTAGGTCCTAAATGGAAAGGCAAACCTCTTACCTTACGTCTTGATCACATTAATGGAGATAGTGCAGACAACCGGAGGATAAACCTTAGAATAGTGTGCCCTAACTGTGATGCACAACTTCCCACATTTTGTAGAGGCAATAGATGGACCGTCTTTAATAAAATAAAAATAGACAAGACCCGGTAACTCAACTGGTAGAGTAGGTCCTTCTAACAGATTTAGTTGTGGGTTCGAATCCCACCTGGGTCACCAGAACTTTAGGGCGGCTTCCTTCGGGAGGTCGCCCTTTCTCTATATTAGGAGCAATACATGAATATGATAGAAGCTCTACTAGCTATACAAGAAGATTATGTAAATTTATGGGCACGTCCTATACGCTGGAAAGGTCATAAACAGGCTGTAGCATATAAACCAGATTCTATACATGATTCAAAGTGTTATAATATAGTACCTTCTCCTGGCGGGAGAGCAGTATTTATATTAAGACCTGAAGATCTTACAGAAGCATGGGAAACAGTAAACCCAACCGACGTTAATAACGGAAATTGATTTGCTTACGCTGCGGCTACTGCTGTATACGTTGTTTTGTAGTTATTGTAAATGACCCAGATAAAGGTATCGTAGAAGGCAATTTAATCGCTCATAAGGGTCTTGACACAAAATGTAAACATCTCATCGGAGATACTCCAGGGCAGTACTCTTGTGCGATACACGACAAACCCTGGTATGAGGACACTCCTTGTTTCAGTCATGGACAGATAGAATCAAGCCCAGACGCCCCTTGTAGAATGGGTGTACACATACTACCAAAAACTAAAGAGGTTACTTAATAATGGACACATTACAAAACAGATTAAACCAGGAATTAGATAAAATGGGAATGGAGCCTAAAGAGTTTGCTGAACTGGTACACATAGCCCCATCTACTCTCAAAGGATATACATCCGGCCGGAGACTGCCTTCGGTAGAAATTCTGATACGAATGGCAGAAGTTTTAGGCTGCACTCTAGATTGGTTGGTAGGATATGAACTACGGCCTGAGACAGGTCCCAACCTAGTAAGCAGGGTAGAACGTATTGAGAACAAACATCTCGCAGGCATCTACCAGCGGTTAACATTCTTGGAGAATAAAAAATGATACCAGGCGGAAAAGCTGGCGTAAATATATTAGTACGGGAACAGAGTGCTTTATGTAATGTTAGATTACGAGTACGCGGAGATGTAGAAGGTTGGCGTTCTTGGTTCCTTAAATCGGTTGCCTGGATATTTAACTGGGCAACCAAGAACTTACTTGAAATAGAAACTACGAACCCAATGAAAACTCAACATTTTTCAGGCACACAAACTGGACGCACAAGGTGTGATCGACCGAACATAAGTGATACTCCAAAAAGTAGATTAGAGAGTATGGCAGAGGCGACAAGTTTTGGCAAAGAGACCGACGAAGGCAGAGAGGATGGTTAAGTTTGTGATAGACATGTTAATGGCGTGGCATGAAGTAATACATCATCTATGGGTCCAACTGACGACTCTGTTCTTTGCTTTAGTATTAGGAGGTGTCTTCTATTTCATCTTAGCAAAGACTACAGATGATGTAGGAGCACCTCTAGTAGTCTACTCAATCTACTTTAGTATGGGTACTTATGTAGGCATAGGATTAACAAGAATAACATACTGGATAGGAGCAAAACTATGGCCACCGATAATACCAAACAACAGGGGTCGCATACCAGTGGGCCACGGCTGGGACTTGTAGAACGAGCTAAAGAGTTAGCTACAAACGCTCACGAAGGTGCTCTAGACAAAGGGGGTCTTCCTTACATCCTACACCCTCTAACAGTCTCTGAAACCCTCAAGGACGAGTCTGAAGAGATACAGGCTGCTGGAGCCTTACATGACATTGTAGAGGACACAACTACCACCATCGAAGGTATAGAACGTTGCTTTGGGGTACGGGTGGCTGAATTAGTAGACCTTGTAAGTCGTAGAGAAGGTGAGACCTATTTTGACTTTGTAAAAAGATCTGCTACAGACTCTGATGCTATTAAGATAAAAAAGGCAGACATCAATGATAACATGCGTACAGACCGTGGAAGCTATATCTTACCAGACGGTATGAGAAAACGATACGAGAAAGCGTTAAAGATATTAGAGGAAGCTAATGAGTGAATCTATAGAAGCTTTTACAGAAAAGATCAATAAGCTCTACGAGAAATTAGGAGGTCTAAGGAATCAGTACAAAGTTACTGAAAACAAGATCGAGAAGTTAAGAGCAAAAAAGAGACAACTACAAACCGAAGCAAGTATTAAAAAACTTGAAGGAGAAAGTAAACAAAAATGAAGAAACTGTTAATCCTGATGGCAATACTTCTGGTACCGATAGCTGATACAGAAGGGTACCAGGGCTCTACTGGTGATATGACTCCAGTAGCTTCATATACTACAGAGGATGAAGGTGCAGAGGTTAGAGTATTAAACTACTCACACCCAAGAGTATTCTGTATTTACACACTAATAAAAACCAGGACAATCTCATCTAATAAAGAAGGGATTACTACCATAGAGACCAATAGGGTAGTCCCCAACTGTTACCAGAACCCGGCGAGTAAATGGTAAATGGGTTACACGATTTACGGCATTGTCGACATAGATATTGGATGGGAAGACCGCTTCGTTAGCGATACCTTCTACGGCACAGTTGTAGGTAAATTAAACGCAATCGTAATACTTGGTCCCTTACTGTAGGGCAGAACGTTAGGTCAATATGGATATAGAGATTAACTATGTGTCGATAAAAGGAGCAATAGCGGTAGGCGTTATCTGCTTTTTGTTAGGTTGTCTTGCGGGAACAGTAGTGTACGGACCGCAACTTATGAAATGTGAGACCAAACTTATAATACTCGAAGAAGGGTTAAAATAATGTCTAAAAATAAAGAATTAATATTAGCTGTAGAAGAGGCTCGAAAGAGAGTAGATTCAGCAAGGGACGATCTAACTAAAGCTTGGTACGATTGGTCAGTACATTGTTTTGAAGTCCTAGAACCAGACCCTAAAATGTTAGCGTATGTAAAAGAGGCAGAACAAAAAAGACTTCGACTAAAGAAAGAAAGGGAAAGTGTAATATAATATTTCGAGCAGTGTACAGACCACAACTTATGGTATTCGAAGAAGGGTTACGATGAACAAAAAAACTAAATGTGCGATAGGTAAAAATTGTGTATATGGAGACAGTAGTGGCTTCTGCAACGACCTTGAAGCAAATTCAGACTACTCCGATGCTGAATGCTTTCCAGATAATTTTGCAAAGCTTTTATCTAATTCGGATGAGGATCTGAACGAGGACAACAAGGTTCTGAGCGAGGAAGTATTAACAGCATTAGAAAACAGTCGAGTCGAAGACGATGCCGCTGAGGAATGGGCACGTACAGCAGAAATCTTAAGTATGGTGCCACTACTTATTGCAGAAATCAGACAACTACGGGAATTGAATAAATCTCAAGGACGAGAATCTACTTTAAGACATTACTTGTTGATGGACTGTCTTAATTGGCTAGAATTAGACACCGAGACAAACACACGTAAAAAAGTAAAGAAACGTATAGAACAAAGAATGGCCGAAATTGAATACTCTCAAATATCCTCCAAACTTAACCGCCTTCATTACAGCTCCTAAATCTTTAACAGAGATGGCTTCTTTTACAAAGCCTTTTAAGAAATCATTGTTCACTAGTAGAACCTTTTAATAAGTCTATGAATTGTATATTTAATAAATCTTTGTTATCGGCCAGCATCTGTAAATATTCATCAGTAGCCCTGTCTTTGTCACTACCTATAAGCTTACCAAAGAAACCAGGGTCAGGTCTACGAGCAAGGAACTTTTGTATTTGTACCTTACGGTCTTTCTTAGGTAGATGTGCGTGGCTTCCGTATCTGACAGCCCTACCGATAACTTGGTTAATCGCCTCGTTATTCCAGTGTGGCTCCATTATCTGTACAAGATTTGTGCCAACTAGGTCTAGACCCTCTCCGCCTGCGCGAGACAGTAAGAGAACTTTTTTCTTACCAGTATTATAATCCCTGATAAGTTGGTCTCGCTCTTTCTTACGCATCTTACCTGTAAACTCTCCATAAGGTATCTTAGCTTCTTCTAGTCGACGTTTGTACGGCTCGATACCAGCACTAAGGTATTGACTATAAACAACTGCTTTACCTTTTTTACCCTTCTCTTTCAGAACTTTCTTGAGACGTCTAAATGCATCTTCTATCTTAGGTTCTTGTGGGACAGCATCTGGCTGGTGAGCCTTGGTAGTATTAGATATCTGTCTAGTACCGGTAAGGAACGAGTTCAGTTGTTTAGATTCGGACTTGGATGGCGGAAGACCTGCTCTAACCTTCATACGTACCCAAAATGGTGCCTTACCTAAAATAGAATCATGTACTTTAAGTTGCTCCTCGGTCATAGGAACTTTGATAGTCGTGGTAGTCTTCTCAGGGAATCCCTCTCTAGAATTTTCCTGGTAATCGACCCACTTACGCATAACCTCATTAAGCTCATCCCTTTTATCTGGATTAAGTTCAGCGAGTTCTCCTGGTTTAATACCTATGAGCGACTTCCAAAATCCTGGAGATATTTTCTTCTTTAGTATGTAGGCATTCTCGAAGTCCTTCTTATTTAGAGGAAGAACTTTGTTTCCGGCAGCTATATTTACCAAAGGTGCTAAATCACTTGGGTGGTTATATATAGGAGATGCTGTAAGAAGCATTCTCTTTTTAGCTGGGGATGCGGCAAGGGTACGATACTGAGCTGTATCTGGATTACGTGCGCGGTGAGCTTCGTCTATAATCAAAACAGGCTTAGAAGGAACCCTGCGCTTACGTGCGATATTTTGAAGAGACTGGATCTCTAGCTTAATGCCGCTAGTATGCTTCCTCTGTTCTTTAGCGTAGTTATCCTGCAGTGAGGCAGGGACTACTACATCTGTCGGCTGTTTGAGTGCATCTATTACAGCAAGACTGGTAAGGGTTTTACCGCTACCTAGTCCGTGAGCTACTACCAGACCTTCCTGGTCCTCTTCGAGCATCCTCTTAACGACACGTAGTTGGTGCTCTTTAAGGGGGGTTTTTACTTTAGCTATTTTTTCTAGCTCAGAAGTAAAACCACTATAGAATTGATAGTTCATACCACAATGAGTGTATACGACCCACCGATCCTATGTAAAGATCAACGGACGCAATTACAATACTAAAACTGGTATAAGGATTGTGAAGACATGGAAATAACAATAGAATATTTAGAACCTTTGATATTGGTATTAGGTTTTTATCATCTGTTTCTGACAACATTGGGTGCAATTAAAGCTTTCGTACATCGTAAGACTGTCGGTTTTTGGAAGCTGTACGTTATAGCTTTTGTAGAATTATCTCTGACAGCTTGCCTGTTTGTAATGATCAGATATATCCCCCTAAAAACTAACGGAGAAGAGATAATTGTGTACTTCTTCTTGATCGGAATCATATTAGCTTTAAAGAAAAACCCAGTCTACGTAGGAGAAGACGATGATTGACACTATAATATGCAAACGTACCGGATATCTCACCCCCACAGCCCTAGAAGTAGAAGAAGATACTTTACACGATATTGAGGAGGAACACGAACTAAGTAACAACGGAGAACTTAGTAAAATATTTGATATACTATATACAGACCAAACAGAGAGAAGATTCTTACTGTTTGACCCAGGAACAAACGAGATAAATAGGAATGACTTAGAAGGGATGATGGCTGTTCTAGATAACAAAATACATGAAAAATCAGATATTTTTATCCTAGATCACAAAGGAGACGAGTTGCAATTGTATTTGGACTATGTAAGGCTTTTAACCAGGAAGGCGTTTAACGTCTACTTCGAAGTTTAAAGGCCCACAACTAATCTGGAGAATGTATAATGGAACAAGGAAATATCGTGGAAGAAACAGTCAAACCTGGAGAAGAAATAAAGCTTAACAGCGATAAGATGCTGGCCTTTATTGCTACTCTGATCTACAACTGCGTACCACCAGCTGTTGTCGATAAGGTAATCGTAAACGTAGATAATGCCGACGATACTGACGAGAATCTTCAAAAATATCTTGCTAATTTAGAGATGAATAACCCAAACGTGTTTGAGTTCGCTAGACAAGTTACTGATAGAGCTTTATTCTCAGTTAGAAAGTCTTCCGACGTTAACTAAGGAGTCTAATATGTCTGTACAGCAAGTCGATACTGTTCTTGGTCAAACCCCTTCTTTTATTGCTACTACAAAGAAACGTTTCAACTCAAATCCTGAAACCTGGGATGTGTTTAAAAATAATCAGATGGTTAGAGGATTTATCGTCGAGCTAGACGTTACAGACCCATCATTCCCATTCATAGTAAAAGCAAAAGGCCCACTAGCAAAACCAACAGCTAAATTTAAAACGAAGCAAGAAGCGGCTAGTCATGCCGCTAACTCATAAGGAGAAATATACATGTCAGTTCTCAGAAAAATATCACTACAAGAAGTTGTAAGTAGCGGAATGCTACAAGAGATCAACAGGCTTGCAGCCCACGCTATGGGTACCGAGATAGCCCTTACACGCAACGAGAAGGGTGAGTTAATCTTTTTAGGGTTTATCGACTACCGACATACCCCAGAAGGTAAAATATACGACAACCCTGAAGAATTAAACTTTGAGATGGCTGAGGCTATCGCTGAAGACTCTCAGAAAAGAATGTCTGCTAGAGAAGCTAAATATGGTTGGCCAATACAACCGATCCCCGAACCGGCCGCTAAACATGAAGCAGTTGTTCTAGAAGCAGATGCACCACAGGAGATCACTGAAACAGCTTCAGGAGAAGAAGAGATTATACAGGAAGTTCCTTTAGGTGCAGCTGGTATGATGGGCCAAAAACCAGTATCAGACACTAAACTTAATAAGCGGGTCAAAACTGTAGATAAGTAGTCCTCATCGAGAACGGGTGCGGTCCTTGAACCGCAAAATATTCCAACGGGGGTCGTCAATGCCCCCGTTTTTTTAAAGGAAATCTTATGTCTGACAGAAGGCAGTTGCGTATTAAAGCGGCGCTATCTACTTACAATCGTATAGAGGCAGACTCTGTATCTGAATTACATCCTATACTCTGGTTCAACCCTAAAACTGCTGTATTTCATTACGGGATCAGTATGAAGAAGACCCCTGAAGTAGGTAAGACCTTTAAAGGTAAAACAATAGCTGAAGCTATACATAAAAGCGTACAGGGGAGAGCAGACTTAAATAACAAAAAAGTTGCATGTCCAAATTGTGCTACTAAAGGTAAACTGTATATAGGAGTCGGAGAAGAGAGAGTTTACAAAACTAAGAATAAAACTCGAAATATAGTTCGACTAAACACAAAAACCCTTAAATGGTCTTGCATCAAATGTGGAGGATAACATGGCTGTAAAACTTGCTTTAGCGTTCTTACTTGGAGCTACTACCTATAGTATATGGGTATTGCTACAGAAGAAAATCCAGTACTGGCGTAGGTTACACGAGCGAGCGATGCAGATACCTAAAACACTGAACCGAGTAAGACGAGACATAACAAAGGCTGTTCAATGAAGTATCTACTTCGGACCTCGTTTGTAGGTGGATTCGTCTTTACCGTGAGTCTGTATACCTTCATACAAGACTGGATGGGCTTAGAGGCTTTTGTACAGTTCGCTAAAGACAACTGGGAATATATGTCGCCTGGATGGGGTTTTTTAGGAATGTTTGTTGGGCTGTGTATACACTCTATAGCCTGTAAATTGTCTGAAACTACTCCGTCAGAATCTCTTTGATCTTCTGTATCTTAGTTTTCGGCTTGAGGTATTTGCCTAACTGACTTACAGGAGTATTACCTATCTCTACGAGCTTCTTAATAGCTTTTTTGTTTACTACATCTTCAGCTATACCTTTAACAGGCCTCGTAAAAGCATAACCCAATGCTCTACCTGTAGCTCCACCCTTACCTTGTGGGATGTATTGAGCAGCCTCTAATACACTAGCAGGCATCCTCTTCTTGATAAACTCATTAGATGTAATTAACTTTGCAATTTTATCTGGAGCTATCGCTTTAGGTATATAACGAGAAGCTGCTCCTGCTTTATGTGCCCACTTCAATCCTTTGACTAGATCTGGAGTTAAAAAGGTTCCAGCTATATGGCCAGCAAAAGTTGATTCAGTTTTAACCATCTTGATTGGGTTTTTAATGTTGCCTGTAAGAATACCTGGAATCTTAATAACCTTTCCTAAAGGCATACCTTCTCTACCAGCTCGGTAAGCTATACCCCCCAAACCAGCGTGCATCTTTCTGATCAATTTAAAGTTAGAACCGTACCGCTGAAACGCATTGGTGGCCCATAAAGCACTGTGAGTATAGGCATAAGCTTTAGCAGCAGCTGCAGTAGCTGTTAGTGCTGCAATAGCTTCTGGACCCATATTTGCCACTGTCGACAAGAGTTCAGCAGCTATAGAGGCTTCTTTGTCTAAACCTCTATCCCGTATAACAGAAAGTTCGTCCCTAAAGGACTGAGCACGCACTAGTTCTAACGCATACTCCTCCACATTTTTTTGGCTATCCATTGAAATATAAAACTAACATAGAGTAGTCTGCACTTCAATACCGAAATACCCTGTGTTAAAGTGGTATAAGATTAATAGAGACAAAAGAACAGCTCTTTAGAAAGGAGTAAACTCAAATGAAAGTCACGCATCACGGTAAAAAGAGGATGCGTCAACGTATAGGAACCTACTCAGAAAACCTGCTGAGAAAGGTATTAGAACAAGGAAAAAGTGTGAAAGATCTGAAAGGAAGGCTCAAAAGATATATAGAAGATCGAATGAGAGACTCTAGTGGTGAACCAAAGAAAGTTCTACTCTATGGACACCAGATCTATGTATTTACCGAGCAAGCAGATGTATTCATCACTACTTATTCACTACCCAGCCCTTTAAGGAGATACGCTGACGCACAAAGATAGTGAACTACTATGCGTAGTTTGAAAGAAAGACACCTCTAGTAGGTGTCTTTCTTTTTGCCCTGAAATAACAAGCACTTACGTGGTATAAGAATAGTGAAGGCAAAAACACTCATTCTAAGGAGACTAACAATGAAACTAATGACAGGCCTAGAAGTACTCAGCAGTGTGGTTAAGGACGCGGATACGGTCAAATTAATGATTAGGGAAACTAGAAATTCGTCTGAGACCATTATACACGCTGTAGTCGAAGACGTCGAAAGAGAATTCAAAGCAGTGTGCGACAAAGTAGCGAATAACAAATTCTCCGTCTTTATAGATGGAGTCAAGCAATTCACAATAAACGGCGTCGCATACTTAGACAGTTAGGAGACCATCGTGGAAATCTTACTAGCAGCGTGTTTCGAAGTACTGGTATTTATGGCGGCGGCGGTCGTGTACTGGTGCTATCTACGTGTCTGGCCTCGCCTACGGGCGTGGGTCAAAAGGGAGTAAAATCCCTTAGCTATTAGTGAAATAATCGGCTAATTAGTGCCATAAGATTTATGAAGGCAAAAACTACAACCCACATCCTTTTACTAGGAGGAGATTATTATGAGTAGAAAAGCACACTTGAATGACACTAAGGCAAGTGAACGAGTCGATTTTGGTGAAGTCTCTGTGTCCTTTCACGAGGAGTTAACGGAAGACGAAAAGCAAACTAAAATATTAAAATCGGAAGTGTCCGAACGGCGTCGCCACAACCGTGAAATAGAAACTATTGAGCGGGAAGAGCGTGCTGCAAATCGTGAAGCCATCGTTGATGTTACCAAAGATATCATCGGCGCATTCGTAGGAGCAGGAAGACGTGAGTACTAGAATAAGTACTCACGTAACACAAACAAGGGGGAACACCCCTTTAGCCATCGAGGAGCAAGCATGAGAGACCTATACGAGGAATTAACACCAGGCATGGATATATTGAATTTTAATGTTTCTGACGTAATCGATGCTATGAAGTCTCTAGCCGAAAGAGGCTTTACACCAAATCAAATCATACTCACTAAAAAGGTATTAAATGACAACCCTCAACTTAAAGGTGGGAAGTTTTTAGGCCGTGACGTAATTGAAGGCGGTACATGTAAAGTCGCAGACGGCGAGATTTCTGTCGACATAGAATGGACAGGCTGATGAAACATCAAGTAAAGCTTACTCACTTCGAGAAGATGAGTCGATCTACTACTGCAAAGGCATCGATGAAATTGATGGATAGAGCTGCCAAAGAATGTGGTAAGAAATTTCCTACATTTACCGATGTTTTAAATACAAAAGCTGTAGGAGAACTCACTGGGAGAATGTTTAACCTCTATGGATTATCTGAAGAGGACGAGGTATCTTATGATGCGGCATCTATTGTAGCCTCTCTACATATTATGTATCAAATGTGGGGTTTACAGAAAGCCGGTAAAGGTATCTTCCATATACTACCTGAAATGGCTGACAGACTGCTATATACTAAACTCAATAAGGTGCCTACAGAGTCAATAAAGACACCCTTCGAATTCTTCTATATATCAGCTCCACCTATTATGCAGATATGGAACCAACTATCTGGTGAACACAACTTAACTGGTATCTATGTGTGTTTACCACCAGATCAGCCCAAAGAAGATAGAAGGATGTATATCTGTGGAGTTGGTGAAGAAAAGAGCGCTAGAAAAATCGTAGAGCTAGCTGGGGGCACTATAAGAGATGAAGTCATAGACGACGCTGTAACTTGGTTCTATATCGTACTAAACAAGCCTACAGCAGACGAGTGCTTAAAAGCTTTTCTAGCGAAGTACAAGAACGAAGCAAATAATATCATGGGTCCGAATTATGAGCGGACCAAAGAAATGTTCAGGTTCGTCTTGAATACGTGCCTGTACCTAACCTCTAAAACTCCAGACATGATGAAGGTCTTTAATGACGAAGTAGAGATTAGAAAGAAGTTGAAACGGGCTAAAAGCTCCGGGAAGCGTAAAAAGCTTGAGAGAAAGCTTCACAACGTAAGACCTTCTTACATCATAGTAGGACCTAAAACAGAGGAAGAGGTTAATAAACCTTCTGAAAAAACTGGTATAAAGATTACAGTCCAAACTCGTGTTCGAGGTCATGGCCGATGGCAAGCTTGTGGCATTAGATGGTCACAACACAAACTGATTTGGATCGAACCCCATACCAGAGGTAGATACCTACGAGAGTCTAAAAAACAGTACGTTATAAAAGTTAAACCTACTGAAGAGGAGGTATCAAGAGAATGATTAAATCGAGTGATCTTAAAAAAGTAAAAACTGAACTCAGAAAAGAACTTATACAGATTAAGAAAGAAGGTATGTTTGATGGAGATACCCCAGTAATCTTAACCTGGGTGTATATAGAGGTAATAGTCGCATCTGTAGCCTCAGTAAGTAATCAATGTATGCTTTGTGGTCAAGATAAAGAAGGTAGGGGAACAGTGAGTCTTTTATACCACAAGGAGGGGAAGGGCGCTAATGAAGTACGAGACAAGATTACAGAGGCTTTGGTTCTTTACTCCATATGTTATAGCTGTAGGGATATAGAACAACAATTTATGGAAAAAGATTCAGAAGAATATTCGCCTCTAGTAAAAGCAGTAAAACAATTAGATAAGGAAGGAAAGATTCTACATTGGGGTGATTTTTTAGACCCTATAAGTGGTATAGGAAGTAGCAAAACATTAAGGAGTTATTGATGCCTAAACATTTCGAAAAGCTACTCACTAGAAACGTAGGTGCGTCTCTATTCGAGAAGGTAGATTCAGGTGAGTGGTATGGTAGGTACACTGCCGCAGACGAACAGTGTCTGATGGATGAACTAGATTTATGTATGACATGGGTGATGGTTACGCAAATGTGAAGATAGATATACCTCTAGGTATAAGTCCTACAAAAAGAACTACTCTGTCTTCTAAAACTAAGGAATTCAAAGGTAAATGTTTGATGATCCTAAACACAGAACACAACACTAAATCAGAAGAGGGTAAGAAAACTTAGACCAAAAACAGTTATAAGGTGTGTAGGAGGTTTTTATTATGAAAACACAACAAGAGATAGTTGATCGTATCAACAAAATTAAAGAAGACTCCTTTTTAGGATTTGAACTGGATGTGTTATTACCTTACTTAGATTGGGATAACGCTAAAGCCTTCTTAAAAGAGGATGCTTCAGAACAAAACTGGAAAGATTACCCACTACCCTTAGACGGTGTTGAAGCTGAAGCTAAGACTTATATGGAAGACTATGGCAAAAGAAAAGCAAAAAACCACCGAAGCCTTTCCGCCAGCCGTACTATAGAAAAGATGACAGAGTGGATGTGGTTATTAGGTAAAGATGATCTCGTCTATAAGATAAAAAACAAAGAGATCTCTTACCAGAATTATGGTGCTCCTATTCTAAAGGCGATCTGTGAAAAGATGGGTTGGGACTTCCCTACTAAAGGTAAACTTTGGCGTATGTCTCAAGGCCTTAAATGTACAACTGATGAGGTACGTAAGAAACAGATGATAGAGTTTAAATGTACTATGGAAGATCTGGAGTGTGGTTGTGGATAAATCTATTGGGTACTACAAAACAGAGTTTACAGTCGAAGATGCTGCTCAAATCTTACCTATTATCCAGTATATAACAAAAGTATACAATTGGTATCGTCGTAGTAAGGCACGTTATTATAACTGGCTCCTACGTAGGCAGGCTGATTACCGTGAATGTACTGGAGACGGTACGTGTGTACACTGTCATATACTTAGTGCATCTGAGTCTGAGTTTGGTCCTGGCGTGTACTTCCTTATGCGTAGGAAGGGCCAGCTGCTGTAATGCGAAAAAGATTCCTAGGACGCTTATTCGATAAATTAGATAAGCTGTTAGATGAAGGTAACTGTGAACTTTGTGGTAAGAAGTTGGATAATAGCGACTTTACCAGTAAGAAGATTATTCTTAACTTTAGGCCTGTCTATATGGGAGAGGGTAAAGGCCCCTCATATACTATGTGTGCTACCTGTGAGCAGAAGATGTGGGAAGCTGCCTATGAATGGTGTGAATTAAGAAGACTAAAAACAATCGAACGAACGAAGGAGTTGGGACTATAATGGATAACGATAAATGGTGTACTTGTCCTTTGAAACTAGGTTTCATTTGTCCTAGCTGCAACAATAAACCATGGAAAAGGAACTCCCCTATGTCTGAAGAAAAAGAAAAGAAACCACGAGTAGTTAGAGTAGAAGCCTGGGCAGCAACATCAGAGATGTGGAGTATAATCGGCATAGCTATATTTATACTAGCCTGTGCTCATAGCTGCGTGTATTGCTTTGGTCCACTTGGGACAGAAGCAGAAGATAACGCTAAGGCTTTAAGAGAGACTTGTGCAGAGATACAAGATCCGATGCAGAGAGCTGAATGTCTTAAACCTTTGTTTAGGGAGAATAGGTAATGGAATTTTTTCAAACGGTAATAGGTAAGAGATTCTATGAAGGCACTGCTCCTAAAATAGCTAATGCGTTAGAGCGGATCGCTACTGCACTTGAAAGAGGTAGAGTCGACGATAAAGAAGCAGCAAACCCTATATCTAATATTTTAGCTAATATTCACGGAGATGGTGGTCACCATGAATCTGAATACGGAACAACTGAATCTCTTAAACAAGCTGCCGAGTTGTTAAAGTCTGGCGAAATACTAGTAGTCACCGAAGAATATTTACAAGGAGAAAGAGATGCCGAACCAAGACGAAAATAGCCAACGAGCTGATTTTTGGGATATGATCTTTATACTGTCTGTGGTGTCTGGGGTAGTAGGTTTTGTATTCTTGCTCCTGTCGCTTTTCGAATAATGTATGTCACTCCGTGTATAGGTAGTGGATTCTGTTGTAAAAAAGCTCCTTGTGAAGCGTCTCTACGTGCTTACGGTAACCATACCAGATGTCCTGGATTAGCCTGGGATGAGAGTCAAACCAAGTACGTGTGTAGGTTAATGCAGCTCCCAGGCAAACTAGGAGAGAATTACCGTAAAGAGCTGTATGCCGGTGAAGGTTGTTGCGCTAATATAGGTAACACACACCGTAAGGACATCGCTGAGGGCCGTAGACCACCTGAGATAGATTACGACGATATAGAACGTAAGTTCCCTCCTCTATCTAAAGAACTGCAGATGTTCGCTGCTGTGTTAGGAAGACAGTTCTTATCAGGAGATGCTATGTATTTAACTCTTTGTGATCTCGAACATCAACTAGCTAAAGAATTCTCTAAAGAGTACGCTGAATATGTTATAAGGGAGTTAGAACACTTCTACAAACAACAACGCTCTAGCTTTCAAGAGGGATTTATGGGTTAATACAGATTAACGTCCAGCGGCAGGTGACGTAGGTCCCATAATACCTGAACAACAGCCGCCGAGTGAGTATGTTCCTCCTTGATTTGAAAGATGCTCCTAGCGTCTGGGCATACTCACTCCTTCTCTTTTTGTGGTACGGGGATAGTTTACTTAGCGTATTCTGTCCTCGTACCGCTCCTCTAACTAAAGGAACTTGAAGTGGATACAGAACAATCATTCGATCACATCGAATTTATAATAAGATATGAAGATGGTTATCTCGAACACTCAGAAATCGTAAATGGCTTCCAGAAGCTGATTGATTCGGGACTGGTATGGAAGCTACAAGGTAGTTATGGCAGAATGGCTGAAAGGTTTATAGAAGACGGACTCTGTACACAAAAGGAATAGCTGTGGTTTATGATAACGATCCCGATTTTGTGAATGAAGACGAAATATGCTGTGTCTACTACGATGATTTCCTCCACTAGACCCCTGACGCTAAACTATTCCTTATAGATGAGAGAGAAGTGTGGATACCTAAATCATTAATTTCTCATCACGAAGAAGACGAAAAGTGGATAGAACTTCCTATGTGGCTTATACACGATAAAGAACTGGAGCAATATATCTAATGCAGACATTAAATCGAAGAGGAACTAACTATGGAGTTACCATAGAAATGATATTAGAAGAGTGTTGCAAATGTGCTATTCCTTTTATGATACCTCAAGATTTTCAAAAGAGGCGTCGTAAAGACCATGATACCTTTTATTGCCCTTCAGGACACCCACAAAGCTACAACGGTATTACCGAAGAACAGAAGCTTAAAGACCAGATCAGGAAGATAGAGTCAGAGCTTGTAGACGCTAATACTAAAGCTGATCGTCATTACAGTTATTATATAGACGAGAAGAAAGACAAAGAAACTATAGAACGCTCCAGAAACAGCTACAAAGGCCAAGTAACTAAAGTAAAGAAGCGTCTAGCTGCAGGTAAATGTCCTTACTGCGATAAGGAGTTCAAAGACCTTCATAGCCATATGCAGAACAAACATCCTGACTACGGGCGCGTAGGAGAGAACTGATGGGATTCGAATCTGACGAGGCATTCAGCTTCTACCAGACTAAAGGAGTAGTTGCCAGGAAAAAGCATAAATGTAGTGCTTGTGGGGACTTCATCAAACCTGGCCACAAATACCAAAGAACAAATGTAGGTTACGAAGGTACCGCCGAAACTATTAAGAGGTGTTTGAGGTGTCAAACTATCTACCTACACCTCAGAGATGTCGCCGCAGGTACAGATTTAGCAATAGATGAATGGCTGAACTGCGGTATGCTGTACGAAGAGGAATGGGGTGAGTGTCCGGAAGAAATAAAAGCCTTGGCCTTTTTAACACAGACAGAGGTACAAGAATTGATAGCACAGAAGGAGGTGTCGACTAATGGATCCATTCGTATTTCCTAGGATACCTGATGATAATGATGTAGAAGAAGTTATTACTAGGAATATAAGCGTCTACCGAATAGTGAAAAAACATCTAATACAGAGAGGTTTTGACGGTTTAGTTAGCAGCGATAGTGGGTGTAGTTGTCTTATAGAGGACTTAATGCCTTGTAGTAGTGAAGCCGTAATTTCGTGTGAGCCTGGTTATAGAGGACGCTGTAACCCAGACGATTGCTGCTTAGACGGAGATTGTGAATACCACATCTACTCAGCTAATCACTTTAGTAGATCAGATGCAGAACGTGGGGGACGGACTTAACCATCCCCCACTTTCTTTTAGCTTATTCAGGTGTACCGAATACCTTATCAGCGGATATGGTACGTCTTTCCTCTAGAGAGACATCTAAGGCCATCACACGATCCTCAGCATATTTAGACCACTCTAGCTGTATTTCATTAATAGAAGACGCTCCTGCCTGCATAGAACGCTCTACATCAGCAACAGAAGGTGTCTTAGAATGTTCCAAGATGTTACCGCTACCTGTTTGGAACCACCAAAACTCGAAGGCTAATATCTGTGGAAGTATCGACCTAAGAGGGTGTCTGGCAAAATACTTAGTCTCTAAATCGTACAGACAATCTGCTAGTAAATAGAAAGCGTAGTACACGTACTCTATAGCCGGTTTAAGACCTTGATCTCTAACTATAGTATCGAAGTACCATTCCTCATTCCAGGCACTTACAGCTAACTTCGCCGCTTTTCTAACACCATCTACATAATTAGAGGATAATACGTAAACTGCCTTATCTACATCGTCTAACCATTCAGGAGCATTAGGGAAAATAGGGATCCTATCTCCGTAACGCTTAGATGCTATATCGAGAGACTTATTCCAATCTAGAACGTAGAAGTTCTTCGGTACTGGTTCTCCATTATAGAGGAACTCCAAATTCTTTATAGGATCTGGGCCATCTAAAGTAGCCTCTCCATGAACCTGGAAAAGTTGAGGGAAATATAGGGGGCGAAAGTATGGATACATGCTAAACTCCTTTAACTATTTGAGCACCAACCTTGGTGCGGTTACCTGTCTGTGGGCTGTTCTTTTGGACCAGGACTTAGGGAGTATACGATGAGAAAAAGCAAAGACAAGAAACAGATCAGTAAGGCCGTGCATAAGTCTGTAAAGGCTTATAAAAACCTTCCTGGTAAGAAGAAACGCGAACAGGCCGCAGACAAAAAGTCACGCGGCCGGTCACGCTGGAAAGCGAAGAAGGAAGCAGCTGTAGAAGCGGCTTCCTGATAATAGGGGTGTAATGCCCTTAGCTATCTCTATTAGAGATTGGCTCCGATAACCACTACTACAGTCATCGTAATCAAGCCACGACCATCAACTGTCTGCGTTACGTTGGTAGACACAGGAGCTAAAGCCTCTACAGTGTTGGTAACACCGATCCAATCTTGTATCTCAGCTTCAAGATCAGTTAGATCGTTAGCGTCATTCAATACTCTAGTAAAAATCTTAGTTGCGTTTTTTAATACGGCCATTTTTAAGTTCTCCTAAAAAGTAACTTGTTGATTAAATTAGACTGCTGACCCGATAACCACTACTACAGTCATCGTAATCAAGCCACGACCATCAACTGTCTGCGTTACGTTGGTAGACACAGGAGCTTTTGCTTCTACAGTAGTGTCACTGACAAGCCAAGCAGCTATCTCAGCTTCGAGATCAGTTAAGTCGTTAGCGTCGTTTAAAACGCGAGTAAAGATTTTGGCTGTATTTTTCAAGGCCATTTTTAAGTTCTCCTAGAAATTGTTTGTCTGCAGATATTAGTAACCTAATTCTTAGAAACAGTACCACAATATTTAAACCCTAGTCAACGAACTACTAATCAAAAGGAGGTTATATGTTTCTCAACACACAACAAGTCGCACTGTTCAATCAAATGTTCGACATATTAATAGAAGAATGCAAAACAGACCCTGATAGGAGGTCTGAGTTTATAAAAGCCTTGAATGAACCTACATTCAAAGAGTTTAACGTTGGAGGCTGTCTAGGACAAACAGGTGTCTTCTCTCAAGATTACCAAACCTCTGTAGACTTACATATGGCTACCTACCCCAAACGTAAGGCAAGTAATAACGCCAACAAAAAAATAATCCAACTACTTGAGAAAGGGAATGACATGAAAACTCCGCAATCAACTGATAAAAATAAAATGAGTAATAAACAAATTGTAGTTAAATCATTTTTAGAAAGACCGCTCGTTATGAGGTCGGTGCCAGCAAAAGTAATCCATGAACAAGTAAAGTCGTATATACCTAAGATAGCCACCTTATATGGAACTCTAAACAGCTTAAGCAAACACGGTTTCATTCGTAGAAACACCCATGCAAGCCCATTTAAGTACGAACTTTGTGCCAATGCAATACCAAAAGACTTCTGGGCTGATATACAAAGTCCTACCCCTATTAAGAAGAGGACTTTTACAAAGAAGGGTCGGGACGAACAGATAACCAATATCGTACAAGTCTTGTCGGATACCAAAAAAGGTACGTGGGTAAACACAGGTCTAATAGCATCGCATGTCAAATTTAGTTCGCAGACAGTGGTTAGACGTCTGAAGGAATTAGAGTCACGCGGTATTATAGTATCTCAAATGAGTGTTTCCCCTCACGTATTCAAACTGAATGACGGGCATGGTTCTATCACTCAAAAAGACGCTATGGACAAATTCCATAGAAACAACCAACCTGTGAAGGTCAAAAACGTAAACGATCAAACGCTTAAACAGAAACCTAATAAGGTATCTATGGATGTGATCTTCACCGAAGTTGAAGGTGGTGCGTCAGTGCCATCATTTATACCTACCTGCGCCTATACAGGACTGATAATAGTCAACAAGGGTGACGGTAGGTACGGAGTGGAGATTGAGTTCTAATGGCTTACATAATCGGGTTGATGACTCCAGAAGAAATTGAGCGTATGGAAGATAAAGGGTGGGAGGTCGACGATCTTCCACCCAATATGCTTAAGTTCTTTACCGAGGACATTAAAGAAGAAGATAAAATGGGTATGGAATACAAATCCGTCTTTGTCGATGGCAACGTAGATCAAATCTTAGGCGCTATACATTACATAAAGAACGTCTAGCACAAGGAGACTAAAATGAGCATTAGAAATATAGCCACAGAGATACCTGAAGGAGCAACCCGTATACATGAGTTTGGATTCATACGTCTTATAGACGTTATGGGAGACGACTCCGCTATCGTAGAAGCCGCACGTGTATCTTATGGTAAAGGAACTACAAAATTACGAGAGGATGCGAAACTACTTGACTACCTATTTCGAAATGAACACACAGGTCCGTTCGAAATGGCCGAGTTTAAGTTCCATGCCAAAATGCCTATCTTTATTGCTAGACAATGGATCAGGCATCGTACAGCTTCGGTAAATGAGTATTCAGGCCGATACTCTGAAATGAAGAATCACTTCTATGTGCCAGAAGAAAGCCGTATCCAAGGCCAGGATACTAAAAATAAGCAAGGTAGTGATGGCGTAACTGTTGTCGATGCTCAAAACATCCAGGACTCCATGATGGCGCATATGGAGACCAGTTACCGTCTATACTCTTCCTACATAGAGCAGGGTGTAGCTAAAGAATTAGCCAGGATAGTACTGCCGTTAGCTGTATATACCGAATGGTACTGGAAGATAGATCTAAAGAATCTGATGCACTTTCTGAAGCTACGTATGGACTCACATGCACAACCAGAGATACAGGCTTATGCCAACGTCATGTTTAAGATGATAGAACCTTACGTGCCTCACGCTTTAGCAGCATTTAGACGCCATCAACTAGGGGAAGACGTACCTTTCCCTAGCGAAGATGATGTAGCGTGATAGCTATATGTACAGAACTCCCTGACCCAAATACTTCAGGGCATTTCCCTGAAGGTTTGGTGTTAGGGGACATGTATAGACTAAAGATAATCGCTGCCGAAGGTAACTGGTTCGTTGGGATATTTGAACTAAATGGGGAACTTCTAGAAGTCACTACACCTAGGTGGTCTAGTAAATGTTTCGGAGCAACACTTCTAACTCTTTTAAAACACAGAGCTTTAGCTCATAGAAAAGTATAGAGTTTTAACACTGTTAAATCTTTCGATTTTACGTCATAAGAGTATTAACCAGTAAAATCTATTTACAAACACTTTTTGGAGATAAAAGAATGAAACTCAAGATAGAGAACAACGAATTAATTTTAGGTGACGTTTTTAATGCAATTGGGATCGAAACCGATCAAGGTACTTTCGGGGTCGCCCAGAGAGATGGAGGGATAGAGATAGTTCTAAATGGTGAGACTGTATTTGTCTCATCCGACAACGTTAAAGACACGTTAATAGGTATGCCGCAGGAAATTGTAGATGCTGTTGAAGGTATTTTCGATAACTCCATAGACCCTTGTAGGCCTTTTACCGGACAGCCGCAAACTATGTTAGGTGAACGTGGTAGCACTTTTATTAAACCAGATTCTGTTCGTATAAGAGACTTAGCAGATTGTATAGTTAAGGCATTTATCCGTGCAGCAGTAGAGGATCTACCAAGCAAACTAGAAATAGAACGGCTTCGTAAAGCATTAGATGCCAACACTCTCAACTACAATGACCTCTATCTCCTGGATTTATCAAAGATGGATCCAATAGCTTTGATCCAAAATACTTGTGTTGAAATTGAGAAAGTTATGGGAACATACCCCAATATACCTGAAGCTAAAGTTATAGGTGATAGCGTTTGAGTAAAGAGCAGGCTGAACGGTTAGCTAAATTAGACCCTCCATGTCATCTATGTACGGGGATTTGTTGTAAGCAAATGGCAGTAGAAATCAATAGGTCGGAAGCTGATAATCTTATAGGACTGTTACTAGTTCTAGAGAAAAACCCTATAAAATATATCTTTTCTGATGGAGATATGTTTAAGCTTGCAGCAGATCCCTGTCCGTTCTTAGAAGACGACAAATGTGTCATCTACGATCACAGACCTAAAGCTTGTGAGGCATTCAACTGTATCCGTGCTCTACCGACAACAGAGATAATGAAGAAGAACGCTGATCTAAGGAAGCTACTCGGCAAATACTTAAAAGATAGCAACATATTCTAAAGGAGATTTAACAAATGGAACTTACAAGCGATTTAGTCCAAGAGACCATGAAATACTGTCTGTATAACGATGATGAAGTTATAGACGGTAAAACACCTGACGAAGCCGTACTGGTAGATGGTATTACTACCAAGTTTGGATTCCATCCTGGGCGCTTAGAAGAGAAAGCGTCTGTGATTATAGATATGCTCGGCCAATTACCTGAATCATTCCAAGAAGCAGGCGGAGGTGGTATGTCCTTTATTAATGCTTGCCAGGACAAAAATGGCAGACAGTGGACAGACTTCCATCGCATAATGGAGGAGCTATTCTGCTTGGGCGAAGCTATAGGTAAAGTAAGTCAGCCAATGCCTAAAGAGATGTGGAAAGTACTTCCTGGCGGTATGCCTTACTATATAGTTCTCACCGAACGGGCTACAGGAGAGGCGGTTCCTGTCTAATGAGAGACCCATACGTAACCGTCAAGAAGATACAGGGAACCCAACACCAATACCGTTTGAAAATTGACTCTGAATTTGCTTCAATAGAGGCCCATATGACTTCTAACGATTTAATAAAATTAAGAGATCAACTCATTAAAGTAATAAAGAAAGAAGGGCGTGGTAGATAATGGACTTACCTGAAGCAATGAGAGAAGCCTTATGTGTCTTTGAAGCTCTACGTAGGTTAGGCGTACCTTCAGACGATATCTTTATGGCCAGAGGTTCTGATGAATTAGTAACCTCTGTTCAGAAAAACGGTAAAGAACTGTTCGCATTTCGTGTAGGAGACTTCATGTCTAGAGACGAGATGAGCAACATAGAGTTCAATAAGTTATGGGAGAGAGCATGTAACTGGTGGAACACAGGTCCTAAAATAGCTGATCAATGGTACAAGAAATCTAAAATACATATTTTTGCCGAGAAACTTGCTACAGCTACAGTGCTGCACGGCTACAAATCGGAAGGAATGATCTAATGAAAATGTTTCCAAATGAAGATGTAAGTCAATTGATAGAAGACATTATCAACACGGACCCGAATATTAAATTAAGTGACATACTGAAACTTGATAGGATTCTGTCTGATGTAAATTATATAATTTCTTCGAGTAATACTCTATCGTCTGTACACCATAGGCTCGGTATGGTCAGCCAGGAGTTAGAAAAAGATAAGATATATTCAACACTCTCTGGGGCACATATAAACGCTATTAAAGATTTTATCGGGTTAATCTATTTCTGGTTGAATATGCTTTCAGACAGCAAAATCAGAGGAATGGATAAGAAATTCACTCTAGACACTACTATAAAAGGGTTCAAAGAATTGATACTATATATGCGTAGCTTGATGGAAGAAGCGGATATCTTAGAAGTAGTAACAGACGGTTACCAAAAGGGAGATGAAAACACTGACAGTAAAATGTCATAAGTAGTGTAGTCAATCTAAAAAGGCCTTAAGCTCTTTTTTGCCTTATACGAGAATGGGAATAATAAATGAAAATTAAAAGCAGATGCACTAGCTGTAAAGGTTTAGGATCAATTAAATATGAACGTAAACTGCCTCTTAAAACCGGGCAACGACGGGCATGGCACGCAGTATGTCGCTACTGTAAAGGTAAAGGGTATAAGACCTGGTCAAAAGAGATTAGCGTTATCGAATTCGCTGATAAACACTATTTGACTAAGGTCTTACACTTACTCGACAAACGGATCTTCGCATTACCTGAACGAGATAAAGTAGATAGCCATACTGAATTATTAGCAGCACTACTGTCTCTTTGGAAATGGCAGCATAATACAAGTAGGTCGTATGACGGCAACAGAGTCTGGAGATTTGGACACGGCGGTAATACCTGCGCTCTTTGTAAAGTATACCTACATACGAATAATACTTGTGAGAATTGTCCTCTCTTCAAGGCATCTGGAGAGTCTTTTCAACCTATTAACAAACACCAATGTGTAAAAGCTTGGAGAGTAATAGATAGTGGAGGACATGACCGCACAAAGATACTAGAACAACTAGAAGCAGCTGTGTCTCTAGCCGCCAGTGCTGTTAAAGAAAAAGAATTCCACCAAACTTACAATAAGTTTAAAAAGAAGTTCTACAAAGGAGTGCAGGATGATCTACGTAATAACGTGGGATGAGCTTAACGAATGTCCTCAAGTAGGTAGAAAAGATGGGGCAATCCATCTTACACATGTATCTGCTCCAGGTTTTGGTGATGTAGGAAAAGAGCTGGCTATGCTAGAAGTAGGTAAACTTATTGAGTTTGCCGATAGTACAGCAGAGTGTGGTTACTTCTTAGACGGCAAACAAGTGTATCCAGAAGCCACATTGAAGATAAAAATAGATCAGTTCGACGCTTATGTAGCAGAAAGACACAGAATCATCCAAGAGATAGATTCAACATGCTCTTTTTGTGACGGACCCGCTAGTCTGCTTAAGAAATCTGAAACAGGGGAGGATATCCCTGTATGCTATGCCTGTAATGTATTAGGTCCCCCAGGCAAGAAATATGATCCAACCGAAAGGTTAGAATTTAAAGGTAAGAAAGGTTAATACAATTATGGCTATCAAAGTAGCAATACACCCTATGACCTCTGAGCAGCCTTTAGAAAATTGCTGCTTCTGTCGTAAACCTACACCGTATTGGTTTGATCCAAAAGATGTAGCGTGCTGCCCTCCGTGTGCTGCTGTATGTAATTCAAGTGACGTGCCTTCTAAAGAGGTTTGGTTTCGTCGAGAATGGATTGCGAATAAGAGAGGAAAAGTACATACCAACTTAAAATCAGATTAGGAGGTTAAAATGATAGAAATAACATTAGACCTGAGAGATAGGACTACTTACTACGATTCATACATAAAACGTTTCACTAAACGCTTCGGTAATCCTAAAGTAGCTAAGTTTTTGGCTGCAAGGATATGTGGGAAGTTCCGTAAGCATGGGTTTGAGTGCGCTACTATAACTGTGGTCGAGAAAGGTACTTTAGGTTGGAGATCTGAGTTAGAAGACGCCTGGGGGTGTTGTGGTAATGATACATTCAAATTTGTGTTTGAAGACCGTACATGGTGGCGGTGGTTAATACCTAATCGAGTATTCTTAGTACATATTAACCACGGACACTAAAAATGGGTCTAAAGAACTTAGCCAGCTTCCTAATAAAGTTCACACGTCCTCACCATTGTCCTTACGGTGAAAAATGGTGTAGTAAAAATAGCTGTGTGGTACTCAAACACAAAAACCAACAACTAGAACAAAAACGTGTTGCACGCTCTAATTGGATAGGGCAACGACATCTCCATAAAATAGTATATGACCGTTTTGGTGGCCAGCATGGATGGGGGCTATATAACGAAAAAGGAGAACTGGTAGGATTCGGATACACAGTCGACGATGCAATCGACGACGCAATTAGGAGAACAAAATGATAAATATCGACCTAAGTAAGTTTACAGAGCTAGACGACATCAAGAAGAGTATAGAGAAAATAAGGAATATGTATCACACCTTTAATAGACACAGAGCAGAACTCTTGCAGATCTTAAAAAAAGATAAGGGCTGCGAATACTGTTGTAGTTGGCACAGCTTAACTAGAGACGACCGAAGGCAGATCGCAAACCTAATAGAACTGACCAACATCCTGCTGAAGTTCATAGAATCTCTGCATGAATTAAAGATCCCCACCTATCCTTCGATACTGTTTAAGGAAGAAGGCTTCGAAACCAATCATAGAGGAGTTACTATTATTCACAGACTAGAGTTCGGTACTTCTAAAAAGACCTATAAGATTAGAGAGTAAAATATGGACACTAAATACCCTGAAATAGATGTTATCTACCTAGAACTCGAAAAAGCTCGTACTAAGCTGTCTAGACTAAAAGACGATCTTAATAAGGCTATAGATAAGAAATTCCCTGTCGGAACTCGTATACTATGGCATCGACCTGGGTTTGAAAAGGGTCACCCCACAAAGGGGAGAATAATTCAAGTTTCTTATAGTTATTGTGTAGTGATAGCTATAAAGAACCCTGAAGGTACGGGGGAAGTAGTAAGAACACCAACCTACCAACAATGCGAGTTGGACCCAGAAGGAGATAATGATGTTACATTTAGTTGAAGAAGGTAGTGTTTATCGCCATTTTAAAGGTGGTATCTACAGAGTTCTTTATAAGGCTACACACTCAGAGACAAATGAGTTAATGGTAGTGTACGTAACATTATCTAATGAAGATAAAGAGAATTGGAGTAGTGTATGGGTTAGGCCAGCTGATATGTTCTACGGGGAAGTAGAACCAGGTGTAAAACGCTTTACACAAGTAAAAAACCTTAAAGAGTATGAAAAGTTTTTAAAAGAATTAGGTGAGGAGACAGGATGACATTTATAACGATCTTCTTATGTTTAACAATTCTCAGGCATCTGTACATATTCGTCCTTAGAATCTCTTGGCTCAACTTGTCTTATAAAGTCGTTACAGCTCTATACGAGTACGAGAGAGACTTTTATGAAGCCAATAAGAAGTCTATTAACCTCAATCACCAAGAGACATTCATCTGGAGCTATAGAAGGATGGTCTGGACCTTCTGGGTATGGGAACCTATGAAGATGATTCAGAGTGAGTTGGGTTATGATGATGTCCTTTATTGGGCCAGTAAGTACGATATTAAATCCTCTTACTGGTTTAAACCACCTAACAGTTGGGAGAGCAAATCTGGGTCATAATTTGTTATAAGGACTATAGTGTAACAATATTACTTTTTACAAAGGTTTTAATAGATTATGAGAAAAGAACACGAACACGAAACCCGTAAGCCATGTCTATGTGACCGTAACGTAGCCTGTTGCTTACTGATCTCTGATACGTTGTTAGACGCTACAACGCATTACTGTCGTAAGTGGGGCTTCGACCAACAAAGTAAAGATCAAAGAGAGGTTTTAAAAAATGGCTGACGACAGTAAAATAAAAGTTACCCCAATCATTGGGGACATCGTACTCAAAATAACTCCGTCACAGTACGAGGATGAAAACGAATACGAAATAGTTAATGGCGACGGTGAGGTAATAGCCTTCTTTGCTGACTGGTACAACAGTAGTCAACCTGAAGACCTTACATGGGGCCGCACGATAGGGAAGTTATTACTTGAGCTTACGGAGTCTGCCTATAAAGCAGGACTTGCTGCAAAGGTATGTGGATGGTGTAAGGGTATGTTTACACCGGAGCCTGGAACCGAACATCAACGTTGTTGTGGATTAACCTGTGAACACGCACTTCAAGAAGCAGAAGAGCTTGTATGAAACACATAAAGTGGACGTACATCAGAGGTGCTAAAGTTCATTGTACTGAAGGATATGAAGGTTTCCATATCCGACAAACAAAAGGTTTTTGGTACTACTTAGATTTTCAAGAGGTGTCACGTAGTAAAGGTGATAATGTCTGGTGTGGACCTTTTTCTACTCTTGAATTAGCTAAAGAAGCTGTTCAGGCCTTACATGACGATAGAACCAGTATTATGATCTGGACGATCTACGATAAGAAACACGAAGAGTATTGTATATTCAGAACTCGTTGGACACGTCTACTATCTAAAGCTAAAAAACACACAGATTATGTGGAGGCTAAAAATGAAGTACTACTCTTACCTGACTCTGAAGTAATGGAAAGAGATATTGTACTAAGAGGTTACAAGTTATCTCCGTCTGGAGATGATGTAACTGAAGTAAGTATACAAAAATATTATAGTGATCGGCAAAAGGAGTTACTTAAAGCATGACTCTCCAACACCCATTCCCTAGTGGTATCTTCGATCTGACCCATGACGGTAATCATGTAATGAGAGGTACTAGTATGGATATCCTAGAATATTTCGTGCGGCACACCTCATTCTCATTAGAGTATAATCTTCAATATGAAGGCTACTCCGTAAACAAATTAACCATCCAAAACTTACCTAGATCTAACCCAAGAGAGGTATAGAATGATAGAAGAGCTGGTATATAATCCACGTGTTAGACAAGAGATTACTAAATTATGGCCTAAAGCTACTTTCGAAGACGCATCCGATATGGTCCATGAAGGTAGATTCTCTGTAAAGATTCAAGATATAGAGGAAGATGAGTTTTACGAAAAGGCTGTTAAAGAAGGATGGAGTGTAGTCTGTTTAGGCTTTATGTTAAGAATCAAGGATGAAGAGTTTAAACGAAAAGTAGAGGGTTGGTTAGGTAGACCTCTTGTTAAAGTTAAAGAAGTAAAGCCTGTTGCACCCGCTAAGATGCATAAATGTTTCGAATGTAAAGATTATGGTATACACGACACTAATGGTGGATATTGTAAACGTACTGGGTTGAAGCCACCTAAAGAGATGGGTTGCTGGTCATAATGGATAAGAAATACCCTGAGTTAAAGATTGGTAAGATTGAAAGCTTCTCACCTACAGGACGTCACAACCTTGTGCCTGAGATACAACATCTAGGTTTTAATCCAATACTGGTAGCTCTAAATAGGAAGAGGTTTAACATGAAGCTCACTAAACTGAACATAGATTACAAGGCTCTTGAGAACACTATTATGGATAAGAAGATACGCTAATATGAAATACTTTAAAAATCTTCATTATAGATCAGGAAATATTCATACCGAGATAACATGGCACCCCTTTAGTATTGAGTCTTATCACTATAATACTACTACCCCAGGCCATCCTCGATACACATTAACGCTTCGAGTATCTGGATTATTTAAGCTTGAATTTAGTCTTCCTCCTGTAAGCAAACACACAAAAACAATGTCTATAGGATATCCGTGTACTAAACCAAATCCCTGTCCAATGTGTGACGAAAGGCTTGAAGAAAACACTAAACTAAATCGTTTTTACCATGTACCTGTACAAGAGAAAATAGTCAATGGTGTCACAAACATTACCCCTAAAGGGACAGTAGGACATTTTTCGGTAGTCTACTTAAATGACAATAGCTGCTTAGTTAAAACTAAAGATCAACAGCCTAGTCTTAATTCAGCACGTATAGACAGGAAAGAGGCACGTAGATATATAGTTCACAAAAATTTCCAGGATGGAACGGAACAGTCAGAATACGAGTTAGGCTGGACATTCGACTACAGCTGTAATAGATGTAAGAAATTCTTTGAAGTCAGTTGGGGTGTAGGACCTGAATGCCCTGACTGTGGTGGTAAACTAATAAACATATAAAAACAGGAGTCGACTAATGTACTACACATTAATAGCCTATAAAGCTGATTCAGAGGATGTTTGTCGCGGCTGCTCAATGGACCGCTTTTCGTCTGATTTTGAAATATATACAAATATTTCAAAGGATAGACTAGTTGATCACATTGTACGATTAGAGACACAGGAGCTATCTCAGGGAGAAGATGATTGGGAGATATTTATACTGTTTCCTAGTAACGTTGATCCCGAAGAGCCGTTTGTAGAACTTGAATGGCCTCAGATTTTATATGCGTCACAGTTAAATGAAGCTCTCTCTGAAATACATACAGAAGCAGTGGAAAAGATTGCAGCCGTTGAAGCAGCTCGAAAGAAGACAACCGAAGAAGCAGTACAGGCTAAACAAAAGAAGCGTAAAGAGGATGAAGAAACGACCGCAAGAGCTACCTATAAACAACTTAAAGAAAGATTTGAGTAACTATGGTAACAGAAGGCTACTACCAAACCTTTTGTAAGGAGTGTAAAGGTACAGGTCAAACACCTCATTACCCGTTTACGCCGCCAAAGAGGAAGTTAATACCTGGTCCTAATCATGTCATGGGTCCTTTGTTCGATTTGTGATGGTACTGGCTGGGTTCATCCAAAGAAAGAGGTTATTGGTTGTGATAGCTAAAAGGGAAATTAATCCCTTTTAGTCATATAACTTATCCTCCTTTCATAGTGGGAAATACTCTACGTACTCAACTTTCGGGTCTACTTCTGATTTTACTTTTAATTCCGATAGTCTTAAGTTCCTAGCTGTATATAGAGCACCATCTAAAGCTCCCCACCACAAAAGTTCTGCAATCCCTCTTAAACTTACTACTCTGTATTGTTTCCAGAAAGGTGACCACCATCTACGAAATTCAATATAGTATCTTGAACCTCGGTCGTCAGTATAAATAACCTTCTTAACTCGATACTTTGTCTGTTTCATATAAGTTTCCTCCTTTTAGACTATCTTTATCTGGTGTATGCTCCAGAACTTGTAGTGCATACTCACACTCTATTGAACAGCAGCGTTGATGTTGAGTCCCAGGCTCCGGTGTAAACATACCCTTACACCATCCACACTTTGGTTTTTTGTTTGTCATTATGTCTCCTACATATTTTCTTTAGCAAACTCTTCGATAACCCGATCAACTTCATCTGGTGTAAGAGCTTCTTCTATAGGGAACAGTGAATCAGTAATAACACGTAGCCTTTGTAAAGCATTGTTTATTATCTTTAACTCTGCTCCCTTAGCTTCTTGGTAACCGCTACCAAAACTGTATAGTAGAAGATCGACGAATTCACCTTCTAGTGCTCCGATCTTCTCTTTTAGCCTAGAGTTAGGAAAACGGTTAGATTGAAGTTTACTCATTTTTATCTCCTTTGATTATAACTACGGCTAAGATGATCAGCAGAGCTAGCTTACTAAATCCATACCGAAGTATATCTACAACCACCTCTGATTCGTACATATTTACCGCACACCAGATGTAACCGATTAAGAGACTAGCACGTAGTATGTTCATTGTACTCATTTTTTCTTTACTCCATATCAGGTTTCTGTACGAGGTCTTAATATACACTAAAACCTTATCTATCCATGAAGATGATAATAATGGGGCCATTGTACTCTCTTTAGTAAGTGAGTTGTTTAACCTTTGCCTTCACTATTCTTATGTCACAAACCAGGAGGTTCTTTCACCTTAAATGAAATATTATAGTATTAATTGGTATAAGGACTGTAGATAACCCTTAACCACCGGAGAACAGTGATGACTTTTATATTAGTTCTAGGAGATATGCGTTCCGCGAAGTACGAGAATTCCTTTACACCCATCGCTATCTCTGATAACCCAGACAAATTAAGGCAATGGGTGAATTCAGAGAAAGTAGATAAATACACTGATGGTAGGTTCCGTAAAGTCTTTAAGCAGGGAGGTCCTTTAGAGTGGTACAATCCTCCTGATGACTTAGGAGTAGACCCAGAAAACTCAATTAGACCCCTCTCTCCATTGGATGAATACATAGAGGTGGCCGTAAAGGAAACCACCAACTGGTACAATACATTAGTCAACCGGCTTATTACGGTCTAACTTTAGGAGTATAAATATGAATGGATTTAAACCTACTCCAGATGATTTAGATATCTCACCGCCATCCTTAAAGGACATCAACCGATTCGCCGCCGCAATGGATGAGCGTACAATTAATCTTATAATGCAACTTACCGCGTTAGGTTGCGAGGTAAATCGTATCGGTAATGAGTACTCTATTAAAATACCGGAAGATCCAATAACTAAGAAACAGATTCTCGATCTTATTAACATGTACCCGTAAGGAGTAAGAAATGAACTGGTTTGCTAAACTATTTAGTCATTCTAAACCACCTAAACCACCTAAGCCTCCTCAACTAATGACGGATGAGGAGCTGGCGGAGAAGATACGTAAAGAAGATAAATGTCCTTTTTGTGGCCAAGGTCTCTACAGTGGGCCGAAAGGCGGATTGTGTGTGAACTATCTTTGCCACAACGATATATGTTGTTTTCGAATCAACGTCACTATCATGCCAGAAGGCTTTCCGATAGATATAGAGATCACCGATAGAGGCAAACTCGCTAACAAAGAAAAACAACTAATATAAGCACCCATCTGACAACATTAAAAAGACACAGATTATGAAAAACTTATTACTGCACGTAGCATTAGTGCCTATTATTTCACTGTTGTATTACGCTGTTTTGGTATTAACAGGAATTACAAACGAAGTGTTTGTAATAGCACTAATGTTTCCAGGTTTCTTGTTATTTGCTTTAGGAAGCTCTGTTATAGAGCACATAACCGGACAGAGCTGATTACGAGTATATTAACAACAATAACGTTGGCAACACATTTGTTGTAGACAACCGGTAAGGAGTAATGATGAGCAAATTAGAACAAATGGAGATCGGAAGCACTTAAATACTACCGCGAACTAGTGGCTAACTATAAAAAAGGAGATAAACATGAGTGATGAGAAACTAACTGAAGACTGTGTAGTATGTGGATCAACTATTAGAGACTTCATGGCCGAAAAGACACATAAGTTAACCCCTGGACAGACAGATCATTCAGTTAAAGTACGTATACGTATTGGGAGTTGGAATCCTTTATCAGTTGAAGAGGCTGAGAAGTTCTGCTCCAGTTGTGCGGACACCCTTATAATAGAGATCAACAAAGCGATTGCCCCTACTCTAAACATCCTACTAAGTAAAAGGCTTGTAAAAGCGGACATGGCACGATTTAAGGACCCAAGAGAAAGGTAAAGATTAAGAGATGAATTTCGTACATAAAATAAGACAGTTCTTCAACAAAAAAGAGAAAGAATCGCTCAGCGAGATTGAGCAGATCAAGGACAACATACGACGTATACAGCTTTTGACTAATTCACATGAGGAAGATTACATAGCTAGATTACGACGGATGATCGTGGAGCAGTATGAAGATCATCCTACAGGGTGTGGAGGTAGTTTTGGTGAAATCCTTTGTTGGGAAATTCACTCGAACGGTCTGACCTTTAATTGGTTGGCTGAAAAGTGGGGTATAAGTGTGACTGCTATCGGTAAGCTTATCTACGATCATTGTAAGTGTTTAGAAAAGTTGCCAAAGGTCGATCACTCACGATGGCCATATGTGACCACAAAGGACGAATGATGAGAATACCACCTATTTGGAGAATAAACCAAACGCTCGATCACTTTTCGGACACCTTTTTTAGGAAGGCCGATATGGTACAATTTTATGTGTTGTTAGTTTTACGTAGCGTATTCTTTCCACCTTTGCAGTATTTATTAGTCAAAGGCGGCCGAGAGAGGCACGAACCATCACTCAGAGCTAAAGGATTAACAGTAAGCATGTGCTTTCCTTTCCATGCTCTTTGGATATCTTCTTTGGTTCATCCGGCGGTAGTATCTCAACCCTGGATCATTGTGTTTGCATTAATTTGGTTTGCTCTTTGGTTCGGGAAGTCGCTTATTTATATGTGACCTGCTACCCACTGACTATTATACTGTACATTGTACAGATTATGGACAACTCATTGTACAGATTTAGACAGATTGGACAACCGGCACCCTATATTGACACACTAGAAGCTGTGTACTACCATTTCTACTTGTACACTAAACTGTCCAATTCTGTCCAATAAATGAAAATGGTAGCTAGATAACGTTATAAGGAGTATGTACAAAGAGATACGGTCTGTAAGATCATAAACAACTGCGTATCTACGAGCCTGGGTACGCTCAACCATAAACACTGTCCACACAAACCTTTAACCCTTGGAGGACTAATACGTATGTCAGTAGAAGAGAGAATACGAGAAATCACAGACAACCCAGCCTTAAGTGCAATCTCAGAGATGATTATATGGGGTGAAAGTGATGAAGGGATACGTTGCGTACTAATAAGAGAAGGAACAAATCCACCAGAAGTGTTCTGTGATCAATTCGAGATATACAAACACTTTAGGAAAAGAGAACCTACACCATTCCCGTCAGATGGAGTGTTACAAGATATCCTTCTAACAACTTATATAGAGCACATCCATCTAGCAATGATGTTGGGAAACATAACAGGAGAACTTGATGTATGACCTAGCTACTATTAAACGTATAAACGAAGAGGCAAGAGCTACTGCTATTAAGAATGGTACAGGGTGTGTTGTCTTTGATACTGTCGAAGAAGCATCTTATGAGGCGTTTCGTAAGGGTACTAAGAACATAGACCATGCTCCTGAAGAGTATCTAGACCGTGAGGATGATCTGATCGACACCCTCTTTGTAGATCATTCGGGGTTCGGTAAACCAAGTGAGCCTGCTCTTACACAAGAACAGTTGTTTAATCGTTTACAGGCGATTATCGAAGAACATGGTCCTATCGAAGTAGGAATTACTGAGATGAACCAATTTCAGCTATACGTAGGTGTGTGGCCTTTTAAAGGAGATGACGATGAAAATCACATGCGGGGATAGAGAAGTCACTATAAATGGTGATAAAGGTTGTGGCTGCTACTGTCACAGCATGGACGTTATCATAGGTAGTGGTAAAAATGGCTTCTGTGGCTGTGGATGTCCTAAGACAGAAGAAGCATTTGATAAAGTATGGAACGAACAAAACAAAGAAGGTAACAATGGCTGATGAAGAATTCAGACTTAAAATCTCTTTAAGGAATAACCGCCTTATTGAACTCAGAGAGGATTTAGGTTTAAATCAAGTAGAGATGGCTGAAATGATAGGTATAAACGGTGCTACTCTAAATGGCTACGAATGCCTTAGAGATAAACCTTCTTACAGTGCTAAAGGTATAATAAATCCTGTTGCTAAAAAGATAGCTGATTTTCATGGAGTATCTGCAGATTGGATTTGGCCTAATGTAGTTATGCAAATACAAAAGAATTTAGTAGAAAAAGCTATTAGGGGCGATCAACTACAACAAATAGCGGCTATCAGTGAGCATGAATTTAAAAGATTAACCGAATCACCAGAATCTAATATAAAATCGGACAAACTACCTAAGAAAATACGAGTAACGATACACACCCTAACTAAATTAGAACAGTTCGTTATAAACTCTCGTATGGGTATCGATTGTAAACAACTTACGCTCAGCGAAATAGGAAAGAAAGTGTTACTTAGTCCAGAAAGAGTACGTCAGATAGAAGCTAAAGCTTTACGTAAGCTCAGACACCCAACTAGAGCTAAAACACTTAAAAAATTTGTTGATTAAGGAGACCTAAATAGTGAACGGTAACAAAACATCAATCTCAGTACGAAACAGGTATGGTAGCGGACAAGTAGAAGATAAAGTAAACATTGACTTTGAAGGCTCTGGTACTGACGTAACACTCTACAATAACAGTTCTAGCAGTAATGTTAAATTCACTGTCCAGATGTCACGTGAGAGGGCTTCTCGTTTGTCACAGTACCTTACTAATTACCTTATTAAGAATCCAGCAATCGAAAAATTAGATGAATCTTAAAGAGATACAGAAAGTCCTAGCTAAAGCTTTAAAAGGCAGAATACCTTTAGGTACTGAGATGGATGAGGCTAAACGTCTGGCTACTGCTATAATAGGTGATGTTTTAATGGGCGGTACAAAGCCTGAAGATCACTGGGAGTGGAAGGTGTCTGCTAGTGAGGAGGATGATCAAAAAGTAAATATACATATGTACCCGAAGACTTTACATGGGGCGCTGATCTTAATAGGAATCTACGTACCTCCAGTATTAACTGAGAACATGGAGTACTATGAATTAGAGAATGGAGTGAAGATCAGTGTTAAAGACGGGCAAGTATATATAGGTATGCTTCAACCCGTAAAACATTTAAACTTAACCATTAACCTCGGAGATACCAATGACGACTAAACTATGGAATAAAAACCCTTTAACTAAGCAGCAGATCAGAATCTACCTGTATGAACTACAGAGCATAGTTGGAGCACGCAGTCCTGAAGACACTAGAGGCAAGCTAGGTAAGTTTGTTATCGTCTTAAAAACCGGAGATCCTAAAGTGTATCCGCATCGACAGCTGTCTAAGAAAGATCGTAAGACGATCAAACACTTCTATTACCTAGAGTCTAGAAAAAAAAGTTACGATCATGGTTTTAGTACCTCTGTATCTGACGCTAAACTATTTAACACCAGAGAAGTAGCTGAAAGAGCTGCCGGTAAAATACATGAGACTAGTCAGGTAATGCCTTTATCTGAGGCTTTAACCTTAGATTTTAAAGCACACCTTTACGGGTATCCTTTAGAGGAGCCAGACTACAAGCCCACTAAAAAGAACTTACTAGACAGTATTAGCACCGAAATAATGTTCTTTGGCAGGAACCCTGGGCAAAAGATCAGGTCTCAAACAGACACACTTGTTACAGCGTTAGCTAAACGAGTTAAAACTGTATCTAAACAAGTAGATGGACTAGGAAACTATCTACAGTGGCTTGGTAAAGCTGCCAGTGTTGCAGAGGAGTTAGGTAAAAATGACTGAATCATATAAAGGTATGCCGGTAAACGATGACGGTACTCCTTACTGCCCCTCCTGCGGTGCATATAACAGTATGAACCGAGCAGAGTTAGCGGTAGAGTATTCTACTGTCTGCGTTAACGACGGTCAGATGGAAGAAGTCAGCCATGAAGATACTACTTACGAAGGTCAGGGTTGGTGGATCTGTAATGATTGTGGTAAGTACTTCGACAACAATGGTGATGTTGTCAACGTACAAGTCTTCGCCACTATAAAGGGTGAAGATGCTCCTGCCCAGAAGTCTGAGAGTGTCTACCTAGAGCTTTATCATGGCCGGTCCGATCCTACCCAGGATATGGATGACTGGGGCACTCAGGGACCTGTACTAGGTCCATTCAAGTGTATTATCACCACCTATATGTTCACGATCAGGTGTATGCGTGACGACACGGCTGAAAAAGAGCTATGGCTAGATGTACATGGAGATATGCTTCTCTATAACGGAGTCTACTACGGTGACTGGTGTATATCTACAGAGTCTTGGCTACCTAGAGACCTTAAATCCAAAATCACTGAAGGTAAACCGGAAGTGTCTGACATAGATGTCATACCTCCAGGCGAATGGGAGAATGATATAGGCCCAAAATCATGGTGGGCAATTTCTAACTCTAAAGGCATTATAGCCTACGCCGGTACTGAATATGATGCTTGTGAACTTAAGGCAGCCTTAAGAAAGAAGAAAAGAAGGAAAAGAGATGTCACGAAAACTTAAAGGTAAAGACGAATCACGTATGGACAAAATAAAGAGCGGTATTGCCCTCTTTATAGTGGTCGTAGTCGTTGTAGTAGTAATAGGAGGATTCGCCTACTTAATGTTTCAGGCGTATCGTCACTTCAACTACGCTTGGGGTTATGAATCAATGGTACAAGAGACTGTTACAGAGATGGTTAAACCTGAGTGTTTACTTCCTCCAGAAAGTGAGTAGAATGTGGCCGATCGACAGCAGGACAACTAATCTACCAACTAAGGCAAGTCCCTTGTGATACTCCAGTACATATCTCTGTGGATGTCTCTACAGACGCTCCAGACGATGATGGGTGTGACAGAGTGTTTACACGCGACTTTACAGGGTGGCAGAGACATGATCTTTATCTTGGCGGTCCTATTAAATAACCTGGGCGTAGCTAAATTGGATTAGCACCTGTCTTCTAAACAGGAGTTATGCGGGTTCAAGTCCCGCCGCCCAGGCCAGCAATTATAAAGGAGAGTCTAATGCTCAAGTTAGCTGCTTCACAAGTAGTAAAGAAATTTGGTCTAGACACCGCAGCCAATCAAGCAACAGGGTTCTTAATTGAGCCAGAAGACCATTTCCATCTTACTATCGGTAAAGAGTTTCTAAAAGTGCCGCACGATTCATTAGTTTTATGCCTTAGCGTAGCTATACGTCCTTGGAGATCTTGGGTTGGTGAAAAAGACGATCCCTACCCATTTCGACTTAGAGGAAAACAAAACCTGAGTCAGATGAAAAATTACCTAGGAGAGTTCCAACAAGCTACTCTCAATATAGGGGCTTATGTCTTTTTCTGTCCTAACTCATATACAGCCAAACAATGGTGGGAAGAACGAAGATTAGGCCAGCTCTCGTTAGAAATACAATACTAAAGGAGAATAATTATGAGCATGATGGGTATGAATATATGTCCCGACTGTAACCTCCCTAAAAACTTCCGTACTGATGGGTGCCGCTGTCCAAATACTGAAGATTTTAAAGAAGGGGATATTATAGAAAACATACTAATAGTGGTTGTTGGAGTACAGCTTGTCGGAAAAGAGATAAAAGAAGTCAAAAAATCTAAAGACGAGTTCGTAATCTTTACTGAGAAACATAGATTGACGGTTACAGTCTCTGATTCTGGAGAATTACACTACGTGCTTGCAGACCACGAAATCGACTACGACTCATTAGAATAGGAAAATATAATGGCTAATAACTACCTACAGTTCAGTGAAGAGATAAATAAACTAACCGATGAAGAGAAAGAATGGTTGAAAATTGAATTGGAACCTCCAGAAGATAAAGAGAAGTTTGATAAATGGGTGGAGGAACGTGGATTAGAAGAGCATGACGTAGACTGCTGGCCTGATTTTGATTGGCAGTTAAAGGAAGACACGCTCTGGGTGTATGCAGAGGAAAGTGGCAATCCAAATAGCGTGTCTGAATTATTTCAAAAATTTCTAGCTACATTCCGCCCAGAAGATACACTTTCACTTCATTGGGCAGCCTATTGTAGCAAACTACATATAGGTGAATTTAATGGAGGATCTTTCATAGCACATTCTAAGGGTGTTGAATGGAGTAAACCAGCTTCTTTAGATACAAGTGGAGTAAAAGATGAGTGATAAAGATGACGACATACTAGGTAGTTTAGGTGAGTTTGACGTATTTAAAGAGCGTGACAAGCTCTCAGACTTAGCTGATACAGCACTAACTGTAGTAGATGAGATACTCGACCATACTACGTTTCGCCTAGATGAGACCTCAGATATTTCCTGTCGATTAATAGGTGAAACTTCAATATACCAAGATGAACTGGAGGCTATACGAGAATTAGCTCTCCATGTGAAAGGAAGTCTTTAATATGGCTGATAAAAAAATAGATGTTATTGTTCTGGGTCAACCAAATTCAGGAAAAACTATTACCGCCAAGTTGATAGCAGAATCTCTAAAAGCTTTTTCTGTATTCGATAGTGTGGCTCTTGAAGATCCAGACTGGCACACACAGGAAGTTAAACGAAAGATAATGGAGCAAGAAGGTCTTATAGATGTTGTAGTAAAGACTTCACAAGTAGTTAGGTCTACTAAATATAAAGACAAGCCTCGTGTCCTAGTACTTGTTGATGGTGGTGTGGTGCAGGGTATTAAATCCGATTCACCTATTGATGCACAGATAATTGACCTAGATGATTTAGAAGAGCTGAGAAGTAGGTTTATAACTGAAGAAAATAAGGCTGCCATAGACTATCGAGAGAAATTAGAGGATGAATATGAATCCCTACCAGAAAGTGTTTGAAAGGTATGTGATGAATATACCTAATACACGAGATCTATTCCAACACCCTAATACTTACAAAGCAAACGACGGTCTTATCTGCCAACTTCCTATACAAAGTATAGTAGGGAAATGGTATGAAGAACAGTGTCCAGGGCATTTTGCAAAACCTTACGGTCAGCATAGAATTTGGAATATAATTGAAGTCCTACATGAGTGGAAATTAGGACTAGAGGACGTTTACATCATAATAGATCCGTGGGGTAGGCATACACGAGATTCTCAAATGAAAAGGAAGATGAAATGTTATCCTATCGGTTCTGGACATAACGCTGCAGCTAAAAAAGACCCTAAGTCTAGTATCGATCTAAAGAACCGTATCCACACATTCTATCTGGTAAAAAAGGAACTCAAAGACATGGCTGAAAAAACATTTGATTATAAAGTTCTACAGATACCTAGGCGACAAACTCCTGCACTCTGTAGAATACCAACCTCTGCTGCTACAAAGCTGTCTGTAGTAGCGAACTTCAAAAACAAAGAAGATGGTGAACTCTTCGCTAAATATCTGGAGGACCTGAAAAATGGGATTGGATCTGAGTAACAGAGCTAAAATCTTCGCTGGCCTGAAAGAGCATTATTGTCACGAGATTAAAGTCGTAGCTTACGGAGAATGCGATGAAGAGCCTATAAACATGTCCATAGAATGTTTAGACTGTTCCGTAGTCTTGATAGACGCAGATTCAGATGAAGTTGTTAAGACCCAGGCGGATACAGATATTACTCGTGACGAGTTCGAACGCCTAAACAATATTATTAAAAGTTTAATGGAGCTTGGGTATGATCTTGTTACTTCAGGCAACAGTAGTCCTAGAGCATCAGCAGCTCTGAAACAGACTATTATAGACATAGCTACCTTAGCCTACGGTAGTGAATTGGCTCAAATCAGTATAGATACTGAAGGTAGATGGGATGCTAACATAGATATAAGCGAGGAAGACTTCACCTGGCTCTTTGTAGAGGCATCGGACGGTAACGGTCGTAAAATTACAGCTGACCCACAACTAGTAGAGGGTATCATTGCCGCCGCATTAGGTTTTGAAAGAACAGATTAAATATGGCTAGGTATGAGTATGAATGTGAGTCCGGTCATATCTCAGAGATAATACAGAGTATTGCTGATGACCGGCCGGAACATATTAAGTGTCATAAGTGCGGTGAAAGATCAAAGAAGATCTTAAGTAGATCTAACTTCGAACTTAAAGGTGGTGGTTGGTATAAAGACGGGTATTCATCTGAATCTAAACAACAAACACCTAAACCACCAAAGAAAAACCCTACTAAAAAGGAGTAATTGTGGCACTATCAGCAACTAAATTAAGAGAGGAAGTTAAGGCGGGTAGGATTCTTATAGACCCCTTTAATGATGCTAACATCAACCCGAACTCTTACGATCTTACTCTGGGAGATACTCTACTGGTTTATAACTACCCTGAAGGGTCGACTATAGACCCACGCAAAGAGACTCCGACTAAAGAGATTAAGATACCTGATGTCGGGTATGATCTTAAACCTGGAGTTCTTTACCTAGGCCATACAGTAGAGAGAGCTGGTAGTGATATGTGGGAGCCACAAATTAATGGTAAATCATCTATAGGTCGTATAGGATTATTGGTACACGTTACAGCAGGTTTTGGGGATGTAGGATTCAATCAGCATTGGACACTTGAGATAGTAGACCTCCATATAACCAGGAAGTACAAAATACGTCTCACTCCTGGCATGAAAATATGCCAGATAGCCTTTAACGAAGTTATCAAAGCTGACAGTGAAGGTGAAACGCCTGATGTACTATATCGAGGAAAATACGCAAAATCTGACGGTGTCGTAGCTTCTAGGAGTCACGAAGATTTCGAATGAAAAAGGTAGTCGTACCACTCACACAGCAGCAACTTGACTTCCTACACAGGAAAGCCAATGAACTGCAAACAGAGGCCCCTGACATCACTGTAGAGGATATCATACGAGCCTTGGTCGATAGATACAGACTAGTAACTAGAGACATAGTTGAGTTGGGAGACGACTACTCAGAGATCGATGAGGACGCTGAATCCGAAGAAAGACAGATCTTGGAAGATTCTAGAGAAGATAACCCCCCACTTAAGCATAATATACGCACCTTAGACCTCTCAAACTTCTTATCCAAAAAAAGGTGAAAATCGAGTAAAGTTTGTGTAATAAGGTAAATGTATAATGTATTACGAGCGTTTGCCGAATACATACTGTAAAGTCAATTCCTATCGAGAATTGAGAAGATAGGTTCAATTCCTATCCTACTTGAGTACTCTACTAAAACAATTTATAGAGGATTCTTGTAGCCCGAAAGTTCTCAAAGCCGAAGTAGAAAGATCACAACACAACCATTTGAAACGACGCTTATATTTTTGTGTTAAAAGATCCCAAATAATCGGCTATAACAGTTTGGAGACCCTACAAGTTCGGTACACAGCCTTCTAAATCCTCCAAGGATGAGTGAGTTTTGAAGTGTCGAGCATGTAGGGTCTTCCATTAACAACCTAACCATAGCTGAGAAGGAGATTTTACATGGACAGAAAATTGTTGTTAGCAATCATATTTGCTTTAACCTCAGTCTCGTTGAGACTCTCTACTGGCAAAAAGAGAGGATCGCTACGAACACTATTGAATAAATTGGATCGATTTATTTTCAGCGTAGTACCGGTAGAGGCCAGAGGTAGTATCAACTTCTTAAACTCAATCAAACAATACGAGTACAGACGTGTGGGTGATCTCTACGAACTGGTGGACGGACCTGTGACTTTACTTACAACAGAAGATAAGCGAGTAGAATTACTCAGATTCAAGCTCTATCGAAAAGCTCTCACAGTAGTAACTAAGAAGTCCCCTAATGTAGAAGTACTGATACCCTACGATATAATATCTGAAGTGTTAGACGGACCTGTGGCTGCTCAAGCTTGAGCGGCTTCTGGTACTTTGTCTTCTGGATCTTTAACAACTGTTGGTTTATTATTGATCTTTTTTTTAGCCTTCCCTTTTCCACCGGCTATTACTACTTTCATACCAGCTGTAGCTACTTGAGACCCTGACAGTTTAGTTAGTTCCCCATCAATATCTTCGGTCCAATCATTTAACTCACCTACGACATCTTTTATAATAATAGGATCTATCCGTTTACCACGGCTGTCGGAAAGATTCAAAGGTGCTTCCATACCTTCAGGTGATTTAATAAAATCAGATAATGCCGAGCGTAGATGCTCAATGACAACCTTTTTGTCATTGAGTTCAGATATCTCAGTGACTATATCTGCTACAACTCTAGGCTCTGATGGATTGACCACGCTTAACGTCCTCTCGAACCTCTATAGACCTTTTGACAATCTCGATAAGGTCTTTAAATAGAGGGTAGTGATTAGTAAAAGAGCTACGCATGTCTTCTTGAGAGATATAGACGGTATCGTACGTAACCCAGCCCTTTGCCAGTTCATGCTGGTTTGGGTCTAAGATAACTGGATCCTGACTTACTCTCCTAGAAGGTGCTTGTAACACTGTACCTTCCTCAAGTTTAATCACAATATCGGCATGACTATTGCAAGGACCCTTCCAGGTATCGAGGATCATTTTCATATACTGATCGACGCTCATGTTACCATTTAACAAGGTGTCACTACCATCCCACTCCTTAATCTTCAATGGTGAGTCCTTACGTTTCTTACGAAGGCTGTAATCAGTAACGTGACTGTACTTCTGCTCAATTAAGGGATCGGTGACCCTAAAAATCTGCAGGGCGATGACATCTACGTCTTGCCTTGCTTTATTCTTGAATCGTCGGTATCTTATTTCTAGTTTATCCATAAGCGGTAAACACCATAGTAAACAGGTTTAGGCCTTTGAGTCAAGAGTTATGGATTTCGCAAAAGTTCTAGCAGCCCTAGCTAATTTAGTCTCACCCACAGGGACCAAGGTTGATATAAAACCCGGAGTTTCTGTAAGGATCGATGTAAACGCTCTCAAAGATAATGCATCCTCTCTGATCTCTGAACTTAGAAGAGTTCCAGAGTTGGTCGACGGAGCTTCTCATCTGGTCCTACGAACACATGTCCTCACCGATGAGAATTGTTACAACCTGTTGGCGGTAGGGAAGCTACTGAAGCTCTGGGATATACACCCAGGTAAGTTTCACTGGGATGAGAACTACAAAATCGAGCAACACCACCTACCTACCTTAATTAATATTAAACTGCCAGTGAGTAGGATCCTGAACTGCCGTGGGTGTGGGTCAGAGATGGGTAGGGTAGACGATGGCCATATATATCTAAAGAATAAAGAACTAGGTCTATGTAACCTGTGTGCAGATTCTTTAGACCCTCAGAAGCCGGTGCAGACGTTTTCAGCCCCTAAGAAGGCATCTATACCCCCTAATATATCTGCTTTCGTACCATCTGCAGCTGCTAGTGCTAACGCTGTAGCTCCTCCTCAAGCCTTCCTGGATGCCTTAAATAATATGAATAAGCAATAAAAGAAAGGGGAGCTGATAAAGCTCCCCTTCCCAGGCCCACAACTCCCAACAACTTACTAGAAGCCGGAGAGTAGTGCTTATTTTATTTTGGGGGCCATCAACTTCTGCATCTTGTTGTCTTTGGCTAAGGTAGTATATGAGGATGCAGCATTTTGAATCCTCTTACTGTTAGGCTTCATCTTAGGGCCTTCATGGACTGCAGATAACGGAGGAAGCTTAATCACCTTCGGAGCTGTAGCCATAAGTGTAGATCCCAGCTTCCTGAGTTCATCTATACAAGGTGTGAGTACATATAACATCAGCCTCTAGGGACACCTATTACAGGGATCATAAGTTTACCAGACAAGATCTCTCTTTGTATCTGCGGGTTGTTGATAAATTTCTGGTACCCACCTAATAACTCTTGTGTGCGTTTAATCTTCTCGCCAGCTCTTTTCCTACCTTTAGCTTTACCAATTTGGCTGCCTATAATGCCACCCGGTAACATACCTAAAACACCTCCAGCTAATCCTCCTAAGAGTGCAGCCTTTGGATTCTTCTTTAGTAAGGCAGCTGCTCCAGCTCCAAGTCCCGCACCTAAGCCACCGCCTGCTAAAATACCCTTACCAGCACCCCTACTTGTATATCGGCTAATAGTCGGGTCAGAAATAGTCGCTAGCTCTGACTTGTTAAGTGTTGAGCCCTGCCTTACTGCAGAACGTAGCCATTTATTTCTGGCTATAATCTCTTGACCTGACAGATTCTTTTTATAACCAGCACGTCTAAGCATAGCTCTCTGATCCATCAGAGATCGATGCAACTGCTCTCCGGTCGTAGGACCACCATGAGCGGCCAGTTTGATGATTTCATCACCACAACCTGAAGTTATGTGTACGTGGTTACCCATCTTACCGTCTGCCCTTCATACTGAATGCTTGAAATTTCTTCTTACCGTACTTTTTACGGCCGATAGCTGCAGCTACTGCACCGGCAGCTTGTTGCTTAGTCTGTCCTGCTCTTGGTTTAATGCTTTTAGCAATATTCTTCTGCAAGGACTTGAATCTGACACCAGAACCTAATCTGGCTTTCCTAGCAGCCAGTTTGTTGAGTTCAGAATGGAATGCTGACTCAACAACCTGACTAACAACTAATGCTTCTACTTGGTCCATGAGATTAACACCTTATTTAAGAGCTGCAGCGCTCAAGCCACCAACACCTAATGCAGGTACGCCGATAGCAACCGCTCTCTCTAATTGAGCATTAGAGACTCTGCTCTTCGCCTTATGAAAAGCCTTCTGTTCGGGACGTAATCCAGATTTTTTAGGATTAGCTATATTCCATTTTGCACGCCTAGATTGTGCTCCAGACCACATCTTCTTTGTCCGCTTAGCTGATGCTACGTTCTTGCCTTTAACAATATCTTTGTAAGCAGTAATCATTTTTTTGATCTGCTCTTTTTTAGGTAGGCGCTGTCCGATAGGTAAAGCTTCTTTAATGAGAGAGGCACTTTTCTTGATACCAGTAAGCTTACGCTCTCTGGCAGTCATGCCTTTGCCTCCACGAGCTTTTCTACCAGCTAAACCTCTCATCTGCTGACGCCGACTTAGTGATGTCACTCCAGCTGCGCCAAGACCAGCAAGACCAGAAGCAACTGCTCCACCTATTAAAAGCTTCTTAGGTAATTTAGACGCTCCACGAACAGCAGCTTTACGGCTACCAGCAAGACCGAGTTCTTGGCCCAATCGTGCCATAGCTTGCAATCCTTTTCTAGTCTTGACTATCTTCTTAGCACCATGTGCTACTGCTCCTGTAATTCCTAAACCTAAACCGGTTACACCAGCACCCTGAAATGCTGGATCAGTGGCTGCCCTTGAAAAAGGGTATGTCTTCTTGTCCTTAGCTTCCTTTAAAAGGAAATCGGCCATTCCAAGCAATTCTTCTCTATCGATATTTGCATTCATTGTTTAATCTCCTTATTTTCCACGAACGCTTACTAAGACTCCAGTACCAGCTCCTGCAACTGCTCCACCTAAAACAGTAGAGGCCATAGGGATAGCTGGTCTAGAAGCTAACATAGCTGTTTTGTTTTTGGTTAATTTACTTAATATTTTTTGTAATTGAGGTCTGTACTTCAGTCCGAGAATCATACCACCAATACCACCAAGCAGCCCAGTCGTTCCGCCTAGAAGTTTAGCTAACTCCTCATTTTTAATCTTGTGTCCTTTTTTGCTGGCAGCATGAGCCGCTAGTCCTGAAGCTTTCTTTCCAACATTAGCGGCTCCCGATAAAGCTATGGCCGCATGAGGTATATTAAAATCAAAAGGACTTAAACTTATGATGGCTATCTTTTCAAGTTCTTCCCTAAAAGCAGCTGCTTTGATCATACCTATAGTAATCTCTGCTTGAGCCTGCTTCTTAAACTCAGAAGGTTTTACACTCTTATCGGTATGTAATTTATCAGGCATGGTTTTGAAGCTTTTTCTACCTTTACTCTTCTTCTGCTCGTCTGCCCATCGTCTAGCTATCTTAGGGTGTTGTGCAAACATGTACCTCTGCGCTGAGCTTTAGACTTGAAGGGCATTACTTACTTTTCTTCGCAGCGTTCTTCTTCATAGATTTACGCAGTTTATGTCTGGTTAAACCACCGCCTGCACCAAGTAAAGCTCCTGCTCCACCGATAGCTCCAGTAGCTAATAAAGCTTTAGGTCCAAGCTTCTTGATAACCTGTTTAACAGTTCGGGCTTTAGTAGATAACCTACGACTTGGTACACCAGAAACTTTTGCTTGTAGACGAACTCTTAGTGCTTCTCGAGATGCGCCGTACATCCCATAACCTTTAGCAGCAGCTGCACCACCACCTACAGCTACACCACCAGCAAGAGCGCCTATACCAGCTTCAGAACCATAAGAGCGTTTACTCTTCCTGGCCTCTTTCAGTAAGTAGTCAGCTATTTCATGTAACTCTAAAGTAGTTGGTGTACTCATTTTAACGATTCCTTTTCGGCTTAGATTTTCTAGTGAGGACGTATGTTGCACCAGCAGTACCTACACCGCCTGCAGCTGTCGCACCCCTAGCAAGGTTTACAGCATCTATTTCTTTCTTAAGTTTACCTACAGGTTTAACACCTCCCAGTAACCTGCCTAATATACCTCTAGGTGCCCTGCCAAAATTCTGCTGCTTTCGCAACTTACTAAGAGCTGACGTAGCTCGAAGGTTTTTCACACTAGCGGATCTGAAGCGTGTCTTACCTGTCTGACCAGTCACAGAGCCTGTAAACTTCTTACCACCAGCCATCAACGTACCATAACGTTTCACCTTATCTACGACCTTTTTCAAGATAGATGGGGGAATGGTTTTAGTACCGGCTGTAAGCAACTTAGGGGCCGCTGATGCCTCCTTTAAGAGGTAGTCAGCAAGCCCATGTAGTTCTTCTGTTGTCAGGCCGTCGTACATATGTCATCCATTAAGAAAGGGGATACAATAAACATATTACCGCATCCCCTCTATTCTCGAAAGGCTTTATCTGACTACAGTAGGCCAGATATCAGAGCTACTTCGCTGGTGGCTACAGGTATTGCTCTTTCGAACTGTATAGCACAACTTTCCTGAATCAGAACACCTTGCGCGTCAGTAGCGAAGGTATGATTCGGGACGTAGCACTGTTCGAAGTAGACTGCACCTACTGTACGTTCATCAGAGTCCTTAACATAAACTAGCAGACCCATAGGTTGCGAGAACATATCGGAAGCTAAATTTATGAAGAGGTTCTCATACCCTGGAGGTATCTTCACATCATGGTGTACGAAGGCTGAACCTACGTTTTGCCACAAGGAAGGTACAATTCCTGGGGGTAGGAGGTCTTGGTAGTATGCATAGAGAGCGCGTAGCAGTGAAGGTCCGTGGTATAAAACCCTACCTAACGAAATCTGACCGATGGTTCGACCAGAAATAAAGTAGGAGCGTTCTGAACCTATCTCGAATAAACGAGTGAACTGCCTGTTATGGCTGATGTTCAGGTTCTGAACCACACCAATCGGGTACGCTACTGTATCAACTGCTGCGCCGCCAGCCTGGATCAAAGTACCTACTACTAATTCACCGGCTAAGTTAGATAGACGAGGGGGTCCAGCAGCGATAAGCGTAAACGCGCCCGACATAAAGAGGCCGTCTTGCAAGCCTCCCTGCACATACTTATCGTATTGATCCCATTGGCTAATTGTGCCCATTTATCTACTCCTTAAATTAGTAGAGTTAGCCGGATGTAGTTCGCTGGGAACGGAACATCCAAAGTTACGTCGATTATCACGGTGTCAGGTGAATCTTCATCTTGCGCGATGATATTAAGATCAGCACCATTCAAGATGTTTGCATCAACTAACGATCTTAAAGCGCCTTGAACAATCGTACTCAGGTTGTCTAAGAATCCTTGGTTAATGTTAAAGAGGCCGATGTACGGCACTAACAGGTTCCGAAGGAACTTAGCTGTGTAATCCACAACCTTCGTGATCGAAAGCTCACGCTTTTCGATTACGCTGACATCTGTAGATAACTGATGACGGCAAATTAGAGGCTGTCCTTGGGCATTTTGAATTACCGTATAGACTCCGCCTCCAGCTATCGTGTCCAACTGGCTAGTTGAGAAAAAGCCAGAAGTCTTGTTATTGACTCCCAAGAACCCTGTAACAGGATAGTTGGTAAAGCCTTGTTGAGGAGGTAGTTGCCCAACCATGCCACAAATAGCTGAAGCTAGGTAGTAGCCTTCTACTAGAGAGGTTACACCAGCTACGCTCTGCTCTACTTGGTCAGGAATAACTACAAATAATCTACGGTTTTTATACGCTTCACCGAACCCTGCAATGGTAGTAGCCATTAAAGCTTTGTTCGGGAAACCATTAATTACCAGTAGATCGCCTTTAAGGACTAGTTTGAATTCTTCTAGTGACGCTTCAGTACCCTGCCAAATCTCGTAAGGTTCTGCATCAGGAACAATAGTCCAGGGAAGTTCGAGCAGTAACGTATTAGCAAAGCTGGAAGCCGAAGAGGAACTGCCTATGATTTTTCTAAATTGACCTGCTGCTGCTCCGCCAGCCATTATGTAGACCCAATAAGGTTCGATAGCGTCAACATAGTCTCCTTCTAAAGCTATCGGGTTAATACCGTCATCTTGTAGAAGCAGTTCGAAACCTGAAATCTCGTAAAGGTCGCCAACTACTGGATTAGCAAGCCAGTCAGATACTACAAAAATTTCATGGTCTGTATTGGAAGTAATTAGAAAAGTTTCTGTACCACTTCCAACTCCAGTAGGGTCTTTAATTAACGTTAATCCTTTAAACTGATTAGGCTCAAAAGTATCGGTATTATCAACCAACCCATTATTATTGGGTGATGCCACGGATACTGCCCCATTAAATACCGGATCGGTTAACGCCGCTGAAGAATCTCCTACTACTTCCGCTACTCTACCGAAAGAGGCTAACGGAGGTAAAGGACCAGGTAAAGTATCGTCTCCTACAAGGCTATTAACTTTGATTTCAGTAAGTGGGTGCTCTACAGCATGTAACTCACTCTCAAAAGTAACAACTATGTTTGCAAGATCGTCAACCGGATTAACACCTAACAACGCTAAGGATGACAAGAAATCTACGTTGGAGTATATGTCTAACGGATTTCCAGAACTTGCTGAGAAGAAATAATTATCCTGTACCAATATCTGATCTGCAGCATTAGTAGGAAACAGTGGATTGACAAACCCAATACGCTCTTTCTTTTCGGTTGATGCCGATAAAGCAGTTACGTGGCTAGACAACGATTGATGCACACTTAAAGCGTGAGTTAGAGTTGAGATAGCGTAAACGTCTTCACTCTCTAAAGCATCTAAAGCTTCTTGGTAAGATGCCACAGTTCCATCAGGCTCGTTGATCGGATCAATATCATTAACACCTAAACCTGCTACAGCATTGGTCTGGGAATTAGATAATTGTTGTGCCATACCCCAAGCTAAGGGATTCTCTACAGAAATTGGTCCAAGAAAATTATCTAGGTCTTCTAGGTTTTCAGCGACCACTAATGTTTCAGAAATGTCGGTTCTAAGGCCAAGCCACTCAACAAGAATCGTACCTATAACCGGGAAGTTAACGTTACCTGCGCCAGGACCTATAATAATCCCATCGTTCGTAGGATTTAACACGTACTGATAGTTCGGTACCTCGGCAACTGTCCCACCAAGTTGTATATATACCTTGATCGGGTTTAACGGATCTGTGATATCGGTGTGCTCAATCTTGTCTGTGTCTATAAACTTCGGGAAACCTACTTCGATTCCGTCACCAATATAATACTTACTGGTAGCGTCTAAAGTAACATCCCAAGCTACACTGACTTCGATTTCCTGAAGCGCGTTGTCTGTATCAAGGATTTCACGTAATTGTCCTGCACCGGTACCTGACCAGATGAAGACATACTTACCGTTAAGCTCGTCGTCAACCCATGATTGAGTAGTATCAACTAAATGGGTAGTTGGAGTACTAGCTACACCAGAGGACTGGCCGCTATATCCGCCAGCTCCTACATCACGTGTATCTGGATAGGCTCCGGCAATCGAGTCTGCGTCGACCGCACCTTCTGGCGTAAAAGCCTTAACTATCCTAAAAGCCGGTCCTACGGAGCACGACAGTAAAGAGGGAATGCTGAAGCTAGGAGATGCAGAAACAAATTCCTGTATGATCTCAACTCCGGGTTGTCTTATTTGACCAGGCATGTGCAAAGTCTCCTTAATTAGTCGTCAAGGGATATGACAATTCGTTTTCCTATTCGTGTTCTAGAAGTCATAGTAATATCTGCAAGTAGTGGATCGGGTTGTACGTAACCAGTTCTCCATTTATAAGCTTTGTACCAAGTAACTCCTACGGGTACAGCAATATTTTCTGTATCTGAGCTAGGAAACTGTCCTCCTGTTGAGGGGCGTCCTACGGTGATACGTCTTTCTATTGCATGTATTTGACCCATTCTACATAGTGAAGGCGTGTACGCCAAGACGATGTTGCGCACCCAGTTGGCTAAGATACGTGCTTCGTTCTTAACACTGGAATATGCTCTTAGTTGTAACTGACCCATAACCAGGTCTCTGTGTATTTTATCTTCGCCTGCCATAGACCCGCCTTCATACTGGTCTAAACCTAAACCCAGAAACTGAGAGGACACCATGTCTATTACTATAGCCGGTCTTTTAGCATAAAGGTCTGGATCTACTGTGTCAGAATCAACTATAATAATACCTGATTTTTCTAAGTCCATACCTCCTTCGGAATCATAATATAAACGATAACGCTCACTAAGATTTGGCTTAGATTCATCTACTTCAACATCTTGTTGAGTAGCACCATAAGGTTGGGAAGTAGCAAAAAACTCTCTTAAAAAAACGATAAACGTATCTATTACCGAATCTTCAATACCGAAGTCGGGGTTTAATACTTTAGTTGCCCTATAGTCTTTAATCCTTTGACTAAGATTAGAGTTAGGACCAAACTCTCTATCTAGCGGGGTTGGCATTTACTTTACCCTTCTTAGGTTCCATAGATTGTTTATGGGCTGCCCACTGTAATCCGTGATAAAGAGTACCTAAACCTGCTGCTCCACCGGCTGCGGCCGGTAATCCATAGGCAAGAGCTTTAGATGTTTTAGGATGTGAACGTATAAACTTGCGACCTGTTTTAGATACCAAGGCACGAGTTACAGGGTACATTGCGTACCTACCTAAACCAAACCCTATAGCTGGAGCAGCAGCTATAATAGCAATGTTCTTTAACCATCTTTTGGTTTTAGAATCATCACCAGTAGCTAACTTAGTCAGTTCGTCTTTAAAGGACTCTGACGTAATTAATGTATTTGCTGCTGTATCTAAGTTGCTCATATTGAATGTGGGTTAGTGTGAATACGTTCTTCTTCGTACACTATTTTAGAGAGGTCTAAGTCTGCAGTCAATTGATACTCAATATCACTTTCCGGTATTTGATGCAGACCTACATGCTGCATAGTTATGTGACGTATGTGCTCACTCTTAGCAACCCCTCTAACCTTCCAACGTATATTAGATTTAATCTCTACGATAACATCTCCTAGATTTACCGGAGGGTAGCGTGACAAATACATCTGAGTTTCTACCACATCAGCTTTATTCTGAGAAGTAAAGGTGTATTGGTGCTGTTCAGGAACTGCTCTCATCCGAGCTGTATTAGGAGGTAAATACCCTCCAGCATACCCTGTGTCGTAACAGGTTTTGCAGTGAGAGAATCTTTGTTGATGTTTTATAGAATCCCAACATTCAGCACACCTGGCTCCAAAAGACTTCCTGTTATAAATGATAATACCTACACCCATATTGTCCAGAAGTACATCGTGGAAGTCGGAGATAGCTCTGGTCTGTAAATCGGCTGGACCTTCGATGTCGAACGGCTCAGTCTCTATGTCATAGTTATCGGACTTCCTAACAGCTCGTACTTTATAAAATAACCGTATATTACGTTTGTAAGGGAATACATCTGGATCTCTAAACGTGTAGAGACCTGACAGAGGTCCAGCTATTACTTTGTACGGACCTTCTAAATTGTTCTCGGACCTAAGAACATAAAAATCATAATCGAGTTCAGCCTCACCACCATCTATAGTTACTTCCCAAAAAATATCTAAAAAATCTTGAACTAAAGATATGCTTCTGTATTTGGTAAATGTCAGCATTAGCCTACTCCTGGTAGGACTGCCCCACTTCTAACATCTATAATCATCTCGGCAGCACGGCCAGCCATAGAGCGTATCTTGTGCTTTTTAACTATCTTACGTCCTATAACCGCCTCTACCTCTTCAGCAGATTTGTGTCGAGGAACATTTTGTCCTTCTTCTAAACCTCTGGTAGCTATAAAAGCTCCAACTGCGGCGGCTGCTGGTATAATTCCAAATTGAAATACTCTGGATCCAATTGTTTTCTTAAGCAGGTTAGGCATTTTATCCCAGAGACCCATCTTCTCTGCAGAATGTCTAAATAGAAAACCAGCTCCACCGGCTGCTGCTCCGATACCTGCACCTACGCCTAATCCACGTGTTAATTGATATCGTGGATACTCACCAGGTCTTTCGGCTAAATAAGAAGAGCCTTCACCAATGAGTTGTTCTCTCATACCCGTAGGTAGATTGCGCTCCCTCTGAGACGCACGAAGGGATGCCATAGCATCCGAAGTGCTACGTACAAACTGTCGAGGAGGAGCAGCTGCCAACTTCTTTAATTCGTTACCAAATGCTGAAGCGACTACTGCTCCTCCCACATACTCATATACTAGAGAGGAAGACATAAGTTTCTTACTTACAGAGCTTTTCCGATACCTACACCAGTGGCTAAACCAGTACCGCCAGTCAAAGCAGCTCTAGCAATAGCTTGTCGTTTCTTGGCACCACCAAGAGCTTTGGTGTAACCCACAACTCCGCCGATATCTTTAGCTCCTGCTAAACCAGCTTGTGCTTTGGATACATTACGGCCTCCGATATCTTTACCAACCATTCGAGCTTTCTCTCCTGCTTTGGTAGCATATCTACCAAGCTTACCGCTTTTCTTTCCGCCCCATTCAACAAGCTTCTTACCGGCAACGGCTATCCCTTTACCAATCTGTCCGTAAACAGCTAATTTCTCAAGCTCGTTTCTAAAAGAGGCTGCCATAACTTTATCGTTTACTGTTTGATCTAAATCCATTTTAGACTCCTAACCTAAAAAAGTTATTCCGCACCTTGTTCGGCAAGAGCTGTTTGGACTTCGAGATTGAGTCTCTCGATAGGGGAAAGATTTTCTAAATCTACTCCCTCTTCGTCAGCCGATGCTGTTTTGTTTAAACGATCCATAACCATTTCTCTAGCAAGCGCACGGCCTGTTGAATCTAAAGAAATAATCGCATCGTGGTCTAATACTGCCGACGCTTCTTTATAGAAATCATTATCGATAGCGACTTCTTCGCCTTCGTCGAGTTGGATTAAACCGGCTTCTGCCATCTTGATTAGTTCTTCTTCAGCTACCGGTGCAGTACCGTACATAGCGGATAGAAGTGCATTTGGTTGACTCATGGTTCATGTCTCCTTCTAGTTATTTGGTTTTTTTGACTAATGCTTTTTTCTTAGCTACTTGTACTTTCTTCATAGGACCTCTAATTGTCATAGCGGCTCTACGTCCAGTAGCTTTATCATATTTAGAAATATGTTTTACAAAGGTAGGTCTAGAAGCTTGGTCAGCTCTTTGCTTGGCCGCACTTCCTGATCTTAGAACACCTAATCCTGCCATACTAGCACCGCCCCCGATGCCTAGAGCTTTAATACCTTGCAAAATTTCTTGCCTAGTAGCTTTACTCTTAACTGCCTTCTCGGTTGCTTTTTTAGCAGCACTACCAAAGAGAGCTAATTTTTCAAGTTCACTCTTGAAGGAAGCTGCTGCTACCTTGCCCATCGTTATATCTTGTGTATCTGACATTGGTTTGTCCTTAAGAAAATGCTACTAAAGCTGTTAAAGTTCTTTTAGAGCCTAGTGTTACGATTGCTTTCAAATCTCCAGAGTATGTTACCTGACCTCTTTGTAATAAGTCAGCAAGACCTACACCTTTCTTTGCTGCCGTTTCACCGGCAGGAGAGAACTTTAGTACACCAGTTGCCTCTTTATGACTTGCTGAGACCTTCTCTCCGGTCTTCGCATCATAATACCTAAACCTTCCTTGGCCGTCTACAACCTTTATAATGGTACGCTTAAAAATAAACGTAGGTGCCATTGATTCTCGCTGCTCTTGCATACGCACTTTTTGTACAGTGCTTTGCAGACTCGGTTTCTTTTTCTTCTTCGATTTAGGTTGGAATAGACTCATTTTTTATCACCCTTTTTAACTGGTGGTTTATGTTTAATCTTTTTCTTTAACTTCCCTGCTGCTAAAAAAGCTATAGCTAAAGACAAAGGCATAGCAGCATAAGTAGAGATTGCTGTAGTAGCTGGCACTAATCCTTTTAACATAGACTTTAAACCATGCTTTTTCTTGAGATAGTTTAACCCATAAGCACTGGCTCTTGCTTCATTATATAATTGAGGTAAAAATGGGGCTGCAACTAAGGCAGGAGCCGCGTACTCGTTGTCTGTTGACATTGCTATAAGACCACCACCTATACCAGCTAAATAGGCAGCTCTATTTGCACGAGATAATGCTTGAGTCAGATTTCTACTCTGACCCCTAGTTAATTTACCACGCCATTTATGAAGTAAGGAACGTTGTTCACCAACCACGTGCCCAACCTCATGTGCAGGAGCAAACTTGCCTGTATCAGTAATTGCGAATTTAGCTACAGACCTTTGTGGTTTTCGGGGATCTAAATCAAGATAAATAGAGGTCTGTCCTGATCCTGCAGATCTACCTACTTCGATAGATGATTCAGGATTTTTAAGGATATCAGACAATCCATATTGATTTAACATCTCTGCAATAACTGAGGAAGCTTTAGCTGCTTCGTCCTTAACCAACTCTTTGGTGACTTTAGAAACTAGTAGTTCGTCTGCTTTACGGGAAAGGAGACTAGTTCCTACTCCTGCAACACCTCCTATAGCCATAGCACTGGCACCTAACTGCCTGCCAAGCATAATATTTCTAGTATCCCGGAAACTGTTGTCTGTCTGAGCTTTGATCGTATGATTATCAGCCAACTTAGTGATCTCATAACCAACATTTGAGAAACTGCATTCCATCACTCAACGCCGCCGCCTGTTCCGATATTGGAAGTGTTACCTAGAAGAGATATCTCACCAACATCGTAGTAGTTATTGATGATGTAGTATTCTGAATGTACTCCACCATAGGCTTGTTCTAAATTGAGAGACACTTTGTAACGATCAAGAGTCTTCATATACTGAGGCTTAATCATACCGATCCAGTTCTGGATATCCGGCTGCTTATCAAAAATACCCACATGTACTCCACCATCGTTGTACGTGAGGCGGTTACGAATATTTAAAAGCGTAACGCTTTGTAGAAGATGTATGATAGTACCTAACTTGAAGTTGGTTAGGTATCTAGTAGGTATTTTGTTTGGTTGGAGGTCACCGATAAACGGTGGAGTCATATTATAATCGCCAGCTGCATCCTTCATAGAGATAGCAATATCGATATCTTTATGCTCTTCCCCTTTAATAAGGCGGTTAAGTTCGGGGTAGTCTCTAAGATACCTCCGAACCTCTTCTGTAAAGGCTTCTATGGTGGTAACAATGTTTGGCATTTTCTACACTACTCATCGGTTTGTGTGTTCTCGCTTAAGTAGGCTTTAACCTTCTTGCGAAGAGTTTTGGTCTTTATATCAGAGCGAGTCTTAATATCAAACTCTTCGCAGAGTTGAAGTAACTCTTCTCTATTTAAATCGGTAATATCGTTAAGGCTGATAGAAGAGATCTCTTCTTCTTCAACAACTTCTTCAGAGTCTTCAGTTACTTCCTCTTCCACTACCGATTCTTCTTCCTCAACAGGCTCTTCTTGTACTACAGGTTCTTCTACTACCTCTTCTTTAAGAGGAGCTGGGGCTGGTGGAGGAGTAGTAGCTGCTCTACGAACAGTTTTATTAGTAGTAGGTCTGTCGTATTCAACAGAAATCATACGGAAAAAAGATACAACCTTATTCTTTTGATGTCGACGTAAACCTGGTGTAAGAATTGAGTCCTCTACATCAACAAAAAAACCGGGCCTTAAAACAAAAGGTCCGACAGAAACACCGGTACGAACTATCTTAGGGATCCCATTTATAGTCCGTGGTTGATCTGTTAAATTAGTTACTCGATATATCCGTCTGGACAAGGTGACCATTACTTATCCTTTTTCTTACGAGTTTTCTTCTTCTTTTTGGGTGTTTCTTCTACAGCCTTTTTAGACTTCTTATCTTTAGCTGCTTTTTTAGGCTTGTCTTTTTTGACAGCCTTAACGATCTTATCGACTATTGAAGGTTTTTTCTCTTCTTCTTTAGGAGCTTCTACAGTCTTTTCTTCGACTTTTGGCTCTACTATAGGTTCTGGTTCTTTTTTAACTTTAGGTAATTTTTTGCCACCAGATTTGATAAAAGTTACTGCATCTTCTGTAGATAGTACAGTCCCATCTACACTGACTACTGCAACGTCAGCTTTTAAACCCTCTAACAATCCATAAGAGACAAGCCCTAAAGACTCAACATCAAAAGCAAACTCCCTAGAGGGAGCTAATTTCATCATGCTGCCTAACTGAATACTCTCAAAAGGTTTATTCGAAGCAGCTGTACCGGAAATATTACGAACTGAAATTTTCATTCTAAAGTCCTTCGAGTAGGGAGGCCCGGTTAGGACCTCCCTACTTAGGTTGCTAAGTCAGATTAAAAGGTGACCAGCGGCTGAACCTGATCAGGCTCAACGTAAGTACCACCCAGTTCATCTTCAAGAGCAAGACCGACTGCAGGACGGTTACCAGCAAGAGTCGGATCGCCTTTGTAAAGCTCCATCTTAGAGATCGAAGCTACATTAACGATGATCATGCCAATATCTTCCCATGCCCACCAAGTAATAAGATTACCGACTTTGTCGATATAGAACTTGGTGTTGTTCAGGACGTAACTCTTACCGAGAAACTCTTCCTGGGTGAAGAAGTAGATATTACCCTGTTTCAAGATGTCAGTCTTGATTGTACGGATAAGCTCCATGCCCAGGAATAGGTTGTACTTGTAGCCATCTACGATGACTTCCGACGCGATCTTGTCACCGAAATCCGTAATGGTATAACCGGTGATATCATCGAAATCAGGCTCTGTCATCAGGATGCGTTGCGCACGGCGACGACTACCTGACAAAAGTTTCTTACATTCGATGAAGTCAGCCTTCACGTTAGGTGTCAACTCAGTTGTACCTAGCGATGATGTACGGGCTGGCTTAAAGATGTTGTTGGCAGCTGTTAAAGGATTGGTGTAGTTTCGGACTGCTGCCTCAATATAATTGAGGAAGTAGAAGTCTTCAATTTCTTCAATGTCTTTAACAGTGTTTTCTTCGATTACCTTTGTAAGAGGCATCTGGTACGCCAGAAGCTCTTGCTCAGTTTTCTCGAATTTCTCCGAGGAGATGGAGAAAAACGGGCATTCAACACGCGGGGCGCTGATGAAGCGCGAATCGGCTTCACCTCGGAAGGTGATGGCCATCGCTTTACTGTTCGGCTCGATCTCAACGATTTTAACCAGTGTGTCGTGATTAACAGACACTTGGCAATCGTCTTTAGTAACCGTTTGGGGGTTAATAACCTTTCGGTTAAATGCTGACTCGCGTAGTTTGTCGCGCACATACGATGTCGTAGCAGCGGCAAGCTTTTCACGAGAATCCTCACTGTCCAGCTTTTGCATGAACAGATCATTTAACTGGGAAGCATTTAGTTCCATTATAATTGGCTCCTTTCTTTCCAGTTATCGCACGTTACAGATGTAACGTAGCTTGCCGTTATTGTTTGCCGGATCTTTTGTGACGTAACCTATAATGGCATCGGTGCCGATAATAGCTGTAGTCAAAACACCCGGTTGGTCAGTTGTGACCGGTGCGCCAGACGTTTTGTATCCACCCGTAACTACTGTGAGAAGTGCGCCGATATCATAAAGATCTTCGGCAGCACCGGCTGCACGGACATTGGGGTCGTCTACAAATTCGTCTGTCTCAGCTTCGTATGAACCTAGTTGAAGAAGGGTCACTTTACTGATTGCTTGAGAATCAGAGCGACCGGACTCCATGAATACTTGGTAGTAGTTCTGGTGGGCTATAGCTACATCGCTAGCGCCAAGAAGAACCACTGCCTTGTAATCAGCGTCCAGACCAAGCCACATTCCGTTTCGTAATGCTCCATTAGCTTCCAAGATGGTCGGATCTCCGACAATTGCATCCAGGCGCTTTAGGGACAATACAGGATTGCGTAACTCGAACATTGTCTGTACTCCTAAAAAAGGGTTAGTGGTTTAGAACCTGATTTATCTCTTACGAGACTAAAAACGCCGTTAGAGCATCAGGCTCTTCGGCACCAGCAGAACTAGCCTCTTTGGAGAACGAAGAAATTTGTCCTAGAGGTGTGAACTCCGGACGCAGTTCGACTGACTGCTCTAGAACATCTATTGAGGAACCCTTATCGAGCGACTCTTTTAATGCATCTACAGCATCTTCGTGTGTTCCAGCCAAACCTCTAGATACCATGCTTGATGCCAGCTTAGACAAACGGTCCACACTTTCGTGGTCCGTCAGCTTGGCACGTAACTCTACGTTCTCTGCTGACAGAGTACGCATAGTTGAAGCGGCTTCTTTCAGTAGGGCTGAAGCTTTCTGCGAACTGATCTTTTTCATCGTTTTCTCCAAATCCTTTGTGGACTAAAACCTGTGGGTTCCTAATGGTGTAGGAAGCTTATATTATAGTTGTCCTCCAGCACGCATTGTGTCGATTTTTTCGACTACGCGCTGGGCTGCTGTTTTCATAGTACCAAGATTGGCTTTTACAACCGGATCCCCGTGTACTCCAACTGCCGGTTCTTTTAAAATTCCGGCCATCTGAGACTTAACTTGGGCATCGTTGACTTTTTTGCCAGTGCTGGCTACTGCTGCACTACTGGCTAAGCTCTTAGTAGCTTTATCTTTTGGCTTTGTTTTATCTGCTACAGGCTCTTCTTCACTTAAAAAGGCCGGTGGACCGTCAGTAATTGACGGCTCGGGAGCTACAGCACTTACTTGTTCGCTAGACTTCTGAGTAGGTGAACCAGCTACGCCTGATGATACAGGAGCTGTTTGATCGTGAGTTGTAGAGTTGCCTGAGTAGGCTGAAGCCTGCTTGACAGTAACCGTAGCACTATCGGCTTTCTTTTTCTCGTTATCTTCTACAACACCTGTGTCATCGACAGCTGTAGTAGCTTGCGGTTTAGGTTTGTTACCAGGTTGCTCACCTTGGGTACCTGCTTTATTGGTATCCAATTGGCTAACAGCCTCACCTTTATTAGTAGGTGGGACAGGAGCATCCATAGCTACCTTAGAAAGAGCAGCTCCAACTTCGTCAGCTCTCTCAACCATATTAAGGTTATCAGCCAGAAAATCTAAAGCAGACGCAACCTTCTCTATAGTAGAGACTCCAGGAGTTGTAGATTGTGTTTTTATTGTAGTAGCTATCTTTTCGAAGCTGTCTGGCTCCAAAGTAGCTTTCACAATTTCTAATAAAGATGAGCCCATTGTTCGAATTCCTCTCTTAATAGTAGGTAGGTGCTCTACCACCACCGTAGTTAGGTTGCTTGGAACTGCCTAGTAACTTCTTACCTCCGTAATAAGCTCCTAAACCTAGACCTCCAGCGATCAATCCTTTGACCCCTAGAGACTTTAATTTTTGCTTAACACGACCAGCACCACCAGCTGCTGCCGATCCCGGTTTCACTCTATGTTCAGGTGTTACATCGAGAATTTTAGTTCTTCCTGTAAAAGTACCTTTAGTTGTATGAAACTGCTTACTTACATCAGACAGGTTTTTTTGGTGCTGTACAGATCTTTCTCTAATTTGTTTCCCTAAATTAGCTACCTGTACAAGATTTTTAGAGGCTCTTTGTTGAGCCTTTAATTTTCTTATATCGGATCTATACGTAGACGCTACTGACTTCTGAGTAGCTCCGATATCTTTTTCGATGCCCTTAGTAAGCTTTCTAGTAGCTCTTCTACCTCTCCAGTTACTGGGACCACCTGATCTAGCTTCTCCTAACTGAAACGCACGCTCACGCATACCAGGAGTATCTAGCACCCGGCCGCGTACTGCTTCTTTAGTGAAGCCTATTAATTCATGCTCAGTCATAATTAGTTCTTTTAGTGTGCCGGAGGAGTGTTATCTCCCCCGACGACACTTATTTATCTTAAGCTAAGGAAGCTTCTTTTCTGAGCACTTCGAGGTCGCCACCCGCTTCGATAAAAGCGTTAACAACACCGATAGCCTCGGAGTCGGTTAGATTATAAGCCGAAGCTTTCTTCTCTTGACCTTCTTTTTTACCGGCTTTCTTTTTCTTCATCTCCGCCATGTACGCTTTGTACTCTTCGGGAGACATTTTTTTCTCGTCTTTTTCTTCGGCAGCTTCTTTATGAAGAAGGTCTTCCGGGTCTACACCAAGAAGTTCTGCTTTAGCGTTTAACACTTCTAGTGCTTCACCTTCTAAAGCCTCTGCGATTTTTACATAATCTTCTTCAGTGATACCACCGGTCGCAAAGTTAATCTCAGCAACTGAAGCTGCTTTAACTAACTCACCTTCGGCTTCGACGACATCTTCCAAAGTAATACCTTCACTGTAGTCAGCGATCTCGGCATCTTCCGGGATAAATCCTGCCATTTTTGCTAGGCTGGGATCCAACTTAGTCATTTCTTGCACGAATGAATGTGCCATTACACGACCAGCCATATCGGCTTCCGCATATTTGGCAAAGTCTTCTGGATTTTCTGATGAAGCAACTTTATCTAAAACAGCGTCAGCTAGTTCTAGAGGGTTGTCAGTATCAACATCTGTCGATTCACTATCATCAAAAGCTAAAATTGATTGAGCTAGCTTGGTCATATCATTATCTTCTTGATCTTGACCTTCACCGTCTGGGTAGAGTGAGTCTAGAAAAGTACTCATTGTTTTATTCTCCTACAAAACTTGTGTTTGGTTTTTTAAGGCCAGGGGTGTAGGCCAAATCTTTACAACTATCCACATGATACACACTCATTACTAAATCCTCAATGCCGCCTTGCTCACATTAAATAATGTAGCTGACGTAAAACTTGGATTGTTAGTAATAAACTTCTGTATCACGTTTAATTCCTCGTTATTCTTAATACCTGCTCTCTTTAAATGAGCAGCATATAAATATGTTAAAGGAACAATAGCAAGTAAAGCCTGCCACGGAACCTTTTTTGCGTCAACTCCTACTGCAGCTAACTTCCAAAGTTCGTCTGAAGTCTCTACACCCAATGCACCCAACAAGTAAGGGTTGCGTCTAGATATACTCTCTAGATGCGCCACCTTTATAAGGTCCGACCTGTATTGGGCGTACATCTTAGAGAATCCGTCCAGTATATGTTTATACTGGTCCGGAACATCTGATGATGCGGTTTTAGTTAAAGGAGGAGCTACCTTCTTTATATTTAAAACAACCACACGCTTATTTAAAGCTGGACCAAAAAATGATCTTTGAGGTAATAATTGTTTAATGGATTCTAAAATAGAGGAATCAAAAGAAGGTATTAAAGAACTGTTTGTAGGTGCGGGTAACTCATCTCTAGCTGGAGGATCAAAGCAAACGTTATTACTATCCATAACATCTGCAACGTCCTTATATCCTTTAGAAACAAGCACCATTCTTTGAAACTCTCTAGGTTTAACTAGAACACCACCGTACCCAAGAGAATCTAAAATAGTCTTTAAAGGAAATTGTGAACTTAAATTGTCAAGAGTGTTCTTATTTATGTCAGGCTCACAACAAGTTAGTGAGTCCATTTTTGACAAAGTACCCCTAATTACTTGTACATCTTTAGCTGGAATATCTTTAATAAGTTCAGCAACTTTACCGATGTTTGCTCTCTTTTCTTGACCTTTATACACACCAAACTGCTCAGCTAACATAGCAGATGGCATAAAGAAAGGTTGACCTGCAGTAGCTACTTTTCGTAACACTTTTGCAGTAGAGTCTGCACCAATAAAGACGAAACTTATATCAAAAAACTTCGGGTACATATTGACAGCAGTAACAATTCTACCGTCGTGCCATATCTTACCTATACACCCTTTTAAGTGTTCGCAGTAATCTGAGAATCGCTTGGCGATACCGTTGAACTTTTGTGGGTTATTGTTTGGTAAGTAAGCTCTTCTGAGGATTTCTTGTACTGGTAATTCCCATAAAGTCTCAATTGGGGGGCCGCAAATGGAGCAGACATCAAACGGTACTCTAGCGCCCATTGAGACATCTGGTAGTTCTCCTTTAAGTATCCTATTGATGACATAACCAGCACCGACAATCCTAGCCCTTTTAACATCAAGTTGCAGCAATAGTTCGACCCTATGCATACGAGTATTGTACACAGAAGCCATAACTTTTCCGAAAGCGAACTCATCAGATTTGTTACGGTGATGAGGGAATGGACGAGCGTATAACTCGAATGTTTTATATCCATAACCATTACCTTCGTGACCCAGTCCTCTCTCAGGAAATGAATCCCCGTTTACATTCGAACCCCAAAACTCACTAGCGCCTAAAGCATTTACTAAAACATAGGTGTAGCTTGGAGATGGTACAATACCTTTAATTAAAGCAGCTATCTTAGGATCGTATTCAGTAGCAACTTTAGAAAAATCTCCAGGGTTCACTACCTCAGTAACAAATAACTGATACATTCCCTCCTCATCTATCCGAGAAGGGAAGAAGAGGCGTTTATCCATTAAAAGCTTTACCTACGTTGCACAGGAAGCTAGTTCGTGCCGAAGCTGATTTAGTCATACCTCCAGGACGAGTCTGATTTACCTGAGTAGCATCTTCTGGAAAATTTTCTGGTCTCCTCACACCTGTTGGTGCTGGATGAAGGTCTTTATATTTAGGTACAAAAGCTCCGAGTCCCGCACTTAAAGTACCGGACATTATAGCCTGTGTCCCAGGATGCATAAATGGTTTAGGCTCTTGATACATCTTACCCATACCGGTAAGTAATTCTAGATGCTCTTCGTCATGGACACCTAACATCCTTTTTACTGCAGCTGAAGATGCAATAGGGTCTCTAGCTACTTGAGGATTAAAATTCCAAATAGAATTAAAATACTTCTCGACTTTATCACGATTCACCTTTTTAGCTAACTCCGGTGAATGATTGAGCATAGCTTTATAGGATCTAGATTTTTGGATTGCTCCTCCAATACTTTCGGCAGCAACTTGGCCACTAACAACAACTCCACCACCGAGAATGCTACCAATAATAGCTGCTGGCATAGTCGCCATCGTTTGTGCTGCGGCGGTTCCAACCACTTCAGCTTTCGGGCCTGATTTAAATCCTTGCCAGAACCTAGAAAATGCTCCACCTGTTGGTATCTTTGGCATTATCGATATCTCCTGATCGTAGTCGGTTGAGGGGCACTATACCTGGCCCCTGATTTAATAGTTCTTCCAGCCTTTTGAGCTGCCGATATTCCTTCCATCCCTATCAACCCTCCCATGCCTACACCCATAGTACGTTTACCCATACGTTTAAGAACTCGGGCAGGATCTTTAAGCATTTCTTTACCTATATTTTTAGGAGCGCCAGTAACTGCCCTAGTAGTTCCACCAGTAACTTTACCAACACCCTTAAGAAGTTTAGATCCTATCCCTATAGCTTTCTTGGCACCCCAAACAGCTAAGCCAGACTCTTTAATAAGTTCATCACAGAACCCTTCTAACATCGCTTGATTCATAACCCACGTATTCTATCTAACACATAAGTTTTAGCGTCCTTAATTTGACGCTTAGAGTTCATAAAAAATAATTTTGAGTATGCCAGTTTAACTAAAGAGTTAAACTTCATAACCAGAGGGTGTTCTGGATTAACTTCCTGTAAGATGAAATCATCTTCTACAGACCCAGCTTCTTTAATAAGCTTATCTTTCCTGATGACTTTGTTTGAAGCAAGCTTAGATAAAACTATAGGAAAGTATTCTTTAGCTACAGAAGGGTCCACTGAGTTCATTGCTGCGGCTACGTCAAACACTGAGCCATTATGGTCCAGGATATGAGATTTAGCTTCTTTATAGAAATCCTCTACAGCATCATAGTAGTAATTATCTACTTCACGAACTTTGTTGTCGAGTAGATTCTCTGCTCTATTTAAATCACTCAATGTAACAGAGGCTGTTCTTGCTGAAGCTGTCTTCTCATATTCTACCGTCTTATTACCGTCATCTTTACCTACACCAGAAAATAACATCTCCATATCTTTATCATCCTTTTCAGCTGATGGAGTCCAGGGACGGTCTTTAGAAGGAGAGGCCTCTAAAGGCTTAACCCCTGGTGCTTTTAAATTTTTCTCTAATGCACCGTTCACACCATCGAATGAAGCTAGAGGGAACTCAAACGTTTTATCCGCCTCTGCACTAAACATATGAGAGAAAGTAGATTTATTTGCGCTCTCAATTACCCTACGCAGCTCTTGTGGATTCAGTTTTGTGTCACCCACAGCTTGGATGATTGAATCATTCAAAGCAGCGCCAGTAGCTATAGCAATATCCTTGGCTTTCTCGCCAATAGACTTGAGGTTGTCACTATCGTTGTGTAACGAAGAAGTAGTAGAAGTAGATACTAGACTCACCATGAGATATCCTTTAAGCTATTAGGGTTGAAAACAACATTCCTACATCTGTAGGATAAATTTAGGTCGCACAACTGTCAAGAACATGTAACTGGAGGCAAAAACTGTGGAAGATAGATTCGTAACTATCCAAGAGGCATATAAAAGCACAGGAGTATCTAGATCTTCTATATACCATCACTGCGATAACGGTGTATTTTTAACAAAGAAGGCTAAAAAAGGGACTAAGCTGGTAAGACTCAGAGATGTCGAGGCTTACAGTAACACTTTTGGTTTTGGTGATGCTGTCGACCAGAAGGTGATGTTACTTAGAGAAGAGGTAGAAGAAAAGATCTCTAAAGTAGAAGAAGAGATGGAAGCTACTTCAAATCTAGTAAATGAGTTTATAGCTATAGCCCAGCTCTATGACCCTAAATTATCGGACCCCTTATTTAAAGAGCTAAAAAATAAAGGCGAAGGGTATAAAACTATACTCTCTGCAGCAGTATCTGAATTAACTTTTACTAGCTGGGACGATAATAAAATAAATGTCTGGGCTACCTTAATGAAGTCTATAACCGAAGTAGACCTCCAACGTATGTTAGAAGTTGGGTTACAAAACCCTTGGGTTCCACTACTTAAATTAAACTTGTCGATGGCATCATTTCTATCGAGCAAACCATCCTTTCACCAAAGCCTTGTAGCAAAGAATCTTTCGACTAAGTTAGATACAGGTAGGAGAAATATACGATCAGCGATAGCCTTAATAAATATGGCCAATCGGAAATCAAACACATACGCTAAAAGAATGTCTCAACTCTTAGTAGAAACTAGAACAATTGGAGATGCAATGGACGATTTTGTCATCCACCATTACAAAGACAATTCCTTAAGAGCACTATTCTAAATATTTATCTGCCCCGTATCTTTTAAATTCATCAACAAGAGATTTCATAATACCTAAGTTACTGGTTTGTATCCTCGGTAACTTTTCATCCCATAACCATTTACAAAACTCAACAGTCACTTCCGAAAATTTACAAACAAAAGTTTCCTGTACTTCCGAAAGTGTGATTAGTATATAAATCAAAGTATTAACCCCTAACCTATCGACTACAGGTAAACCACTTCCTGTTTTAGAATCTAAATGATGTAAGGAATGAAACAAGAGTAGAAATTTATGAACACTCAATACAACTCTTTCTTCTACTGTATTAAGATGACGCTCCTCTATAGGGGTATGGGATATACGAGACAAAAGTTTTGGATGCTTCAATACCCAACTAACTGATTCCATAAACTTACCTGAATAGTCTGCATCACCTTCCATCATCCTTGTTATAATTTCGTAGACCAAAGTAAATTCCTCGGAGAAGAACCATCTCTCTTCTGTTACTTTAGAAAGAGTATTCTTATAGTTATAGAGGAAGTTTTGTCCTATAGTATAGGAACTTTTGTCCCTACTAGCTTCTTGTTTGTTAGAACTTTTGTCCCCTCCTATAGGAACTTTTGTCCCTAGGGAACTTTTGTCATATACCTCTATATCATGGTTTAGGGAACATATAGTCCTACCTCTTATAATACGTCTTCTAATAAATCCTGAGTCATCTAATTGTTTTTTAGCTCTAATAATAGACTTTAAAGAATACCCTGTAAGCTCACTTAAATATTTATTAGACGGGAAAGCTTCACCTTTGATATTCATGTGCTCACAAAGAGCTAAGTATACAGATAACTTAGCACCCTTTAAAACTTTAAGATGATTTTGGACGAAGCCATGCTCACCTATATACACTTGAAAGAATCCTGGATTGGTGTTCTCTGTCAGTTCTACCATCTTAGCTTGTAAACTATTGTAAATACCTACCCTTGGGTGTCTAGGTTTACTCATTTATTTGATGTCTCCTTTAAACTGAAATATTTAAAGATTTAGTGTTATAAGAATTGTGAAGGAAAATCACTCACCTTAACGCTTATGGAGGATCCTATGAGCACAGCAGCAGCAGCTAAAGATAAGGCCACGAACAGTAAACCATTAGAAGATCTTCAAAGTTCTGCCGCCATCTGGGCAGTAACCAAAGAAGTATTTTCTGTTGTCGACGAAGTGATCATTCACGTCGGTTCTTACGCATCGTTCCTCGGACTCATCCGGGGCGGGTATCGTAAAATCCGTGGTGGCGACATCGACGCCGGTTAGATACTCGTGCCTTACAATTGAATAGCGCAAGCCCTCGCAAGGCTTGGCAGGGGAATCATTTATATGGTTCCTTTAGCTTATGCGATTTTTTTAGTCTGACTGAATGAAATCTTCACGCATAAAATCGAGTAGTGATACGAGTACCATGTATGTGATTGAGTGAAATGTGTCATCAGGCTTGCCTGGGGTTTTACTGTACACCTTCATATGTAGTGAAGTGTTCTCTTCTGAAAATATAGAGAGGACGTCTTTAGCGAAAGGTTCAAAGTCCTTCCATTTAAATAGTCTAAGACCAGGCCCTTTTTGTTGCCCTCTCTTAAGTAATTCAAACATGTAGCTCATAATAGAAGTTCTGTTTAGAACAAAGCGGCCGATCTTATCATTCCACCTTACCTTCTCTCTTTGTGCACCTGTGTACTGGTATCTAAAGAATCTTTCATACCCAATCATCTTAGCTAGTCTGTCATTAAGTCCAAATCCAAATCCATAATCAGCTCCTACCCTGTTACAATTGTACATATTAATATACTTAGCCATGTCTGGAATCATTACTTCAGGTAGAGCCTCTCTGCCTTCATACCTCTTTATAAACAAGACATCTATACCTCTATTTATAGAATTAGCTACCCCTATTGTAAGAACAGAGAATCCTCCTTCACCCGAACCTTCACCCCAATCAATACCTGCATAAGTGGGGGCCGCAGCTACCCCTGTTGTAGGGTATGGTGTATTAGACCGGCCGGGGTCACATGTGTTTTGAAGTTCTTCTAGAGTAATAGGTTTAGCACCTAAATCGAATGGGAGTGCTAAAACTTCATTATAGAACTTTGCTATAGGGTAGTTACGCTGTTTATTGAGGATTTCTATCCATTTACTTAAGGGTTGATGGGATGGAACTATTATCTGAGGTATTCTGAAGCCTTCTACGAACGTCTGGTGGGCTTCTGTACCTAATTCCCTACCTGTCCTAATCCACTGACCATTCAATGGGTTTATACGCTTACCGCAGTTACTACATATCAACCCGGTAGTACCTATATTATCTTCCCCAGGTAAATTCCAATACCATTTTTTACACCCACAAGGTATCATCCACTCTTTCATAGTAGAGCGTTGCCAATACTCATGGATTGTGTTGTCTTTTGTTTTAGGGGTTCCTGAGTATTGAAACTTAGGGTCAGGAGAGTTCGCAGCACATTCTCTAATAACAGGTATACCGTCTACGGCTACATCTTGAATCTCATCGATGTAGATATCGTCAGCTGGTATACCACGAACACGGTCAGCGTTAAGATGTGCGGACCTCAAAGTTATTTTAGATCTAGTAGCGAACCTCTTCTCAAACACATTCTTAAGGAGTGAAGTATTTGTAAACGGGGCTAAGTTAGGGGACGATGTCATAGGTTCTTTTAGCCTATCATCGGAGAATTGTCTTACCTGTGGTTGGGTAGGGGCTGTATAGACGCTTTTTCTATAAGAGTTTATGATACTCCTACTCAACATTTTGTTACCACTAGATGTAGATTTCTCAACCTGCCGACCACACATTAATAAAATCTCTCTGGCACTGGTGTCATAAATCTCTCTCAAGTAAGGTCTGTTAGTAAAATCCATAACCTTACCGTCTACAAGGATAGCGTACTCCACAAAATTAGATAACTTTACTGGGAGTCGTTCAGTTCTTTTTTTATTTATACGGTCTACAACACGCATAGAAGGAGCCTATATAATGTATGTCGATATTTCAAGTCTAGAATCTTTCACAGAAGAAATACCTTTTCTAGATGCTGCCCACCCTATACGAGTGAGGCCTGAATTTTATTTTACCTACCACAAGATTCCAGGCAAAGATGCCGGGAAATTACAGTGCGTAACCTTTGTTGTAATAGTCTCAGCTATAAACACCAGTAACCAAATAGTTAGATTGGAGATTATAGTTCGATCAGACATACCTCGTACAGAAAAAAGTGACACAAGTGACGCTAGAGTAGAGGCATTAAGGGTCTGTGATGAAGTTAAAGACAGTCTCTCTAAACACAACGATTTTGTGATTAGAGAAGGTGCCTACTTCATTTCACTAATCGATGTCTACAACAAAAGGGATTTTACCGAACCCTAGTAGATAGCTGTTCGAAGATCCTCTCTACAAACATCTGTTCATCTGCTATAGCTTTACTCTTAAACCCTTTGAGATCAATAAAGAAACAGTGAGCTGGTTGATCCAAGCTCTCATCCCCTGCATCGAATGTCGCAGGGATAGGGTACCCTGTCTTATCGAAAGTCACTACAGGTTTAACCCCTAACAACTCTCCAAATACTGTATCTATTTGAACACTGGTATCGTGTATATTTCTGAAATATTTACCAGACGGAAACAAGGAGTATTGAACGTCCTCTCCTCTGGTAGTTATATCCAGAGTTATAGTGTCTCCTTTTTTAGAGACAAATCTAGGTATAATCTGGCTCAGTGCTTCTGTCGGTGTTCTTTGGCTTTCTATTAAAGCTCCATTGTCTTTAGTCATCATTAATCTCCTGCTGGTAGTAGCCTGTCTTCTCTAACAGCATCTGGTAACAGATTACCATCTCTAAGTTCGGACAGGCTGGTGAGTGTGGGCGCTGTATTCTCTTCGATAAAAATACTCATGTCTTCTATAATATTTTCTGATCTGTCTTCTGATTCTATATACACTTCGTGTAGCTTGAGGTAAGTCTCAACAATTTCTTTTCTTCCTCTAATAGCTCTACCGTCTACACCAGATCCTAATATAGGAGGTATATCAGAAACCTCCACATAGGCAGCATGTAAGTCAGCCATCATCATTTTAAGAGTAGTACTTGGGTCTACAAATGTCACCTCTCCCAGACACTTAGCCAACATCACAGGATCGCTAGAGTGAGGACTTAGTCCTATAGATACAATTCTCTGATAAGGGCTTATGTGTCTAAACTGAGACCAGGAAGCATCTGTCATTATAGAATCATTACAAAAATAGTAGTAGAACATTTTAATATCTTCTATCGTCACATCGAAGTCTCTACCCACCAAACTATCTCTAAACATATGAAAAATATTCGGTGATCTAAGACGTCTGTAGTAGAACATGTAAGACGTAAAAGCTCTCCAAAAGTCCCAGTCAGAAGCTAGTGATGCCAACTTCTTGGCAGATCTAGATGGGTAGTGTAGAGACAACACACCTAAACTCGTTAACCATTGTTTATAGGAAGGGTTTGTAACGCTCTGTAATTTTTCGGATACAGGACAGCTACCTACTTGTATCTGTATTGGAGCGAAAACTTCATCAGACAACTCTGGGCAAAGATACTGCTTCAGTTGTGCATTAATATCTGTTAACTGGAAGACCCCGGTAGAGATCAACCACTTAATAAAATACTCAAATGGAAGTCTATACTGTGTAGACGGTACTCTCACGTTAGGTCAGCAGTGTCCTATTCTGCTGCTCTAATACTGAGAGGCCTTTCATTACCTCATCTATAGCTGTAATAGCTCTACGGACAGCGGACTCAGGAATAGAAGGAATACCTAACCTTACCCCAATAAGTAACTCAGATAATCTAGACTGAATAACTTTTAACTGAGGTAGAGATTCAATAAAGACATTTATGTTGTCGGGATTGATAAAACTTAATGATAGTATCGCATCTACTGACGCTTCATCTGGAACTACAGCAGCCTCTTTTACCAGGTTTCTTTTTAGTTTATTGGTGAATTCATACACCGGTTGAATAGCTTCTTTAATCTTAGCTACTTTGGACATAGGAGGATTAACTATTCTGACGGCACCATCAAGATATTGTGTTCTTCTAGTTCTGTCAGCAGTATCTAGAACAGGGTTGGACATAGAAGAACTAAACCCCGCAGCTCCTAAAACCATCCTGGCAGCTTCTTTGTTAAGAAACTCTTTGTCCTTCGAATCTAGTGTGTCTACCGGATTACCACTAAGAGTATAAGAGCCTCCAGATGACTTAATAACTACACGTCTAGAAACACCTTCTAGTGAAGCTATTTTGTCAAACTCAGCAGAATCTTTTATTAACCCCACAGGTTGGGTGCCTATAGGTAGGAACTTTAATTCTGAAGGATATAAATAAGATCCTTCTCCCGTAGCCATGAACTTTGTAACATTAGAATCAGGGATAAGAGTAACTGGATTGTCTTCGATAGTGGTACAGACGTATTTAGTAGCACCAAGGTCTCGTATAACAGTGACAATTTTAAGAGGGATTGTCACCACTGAGTCGTAGTTAGTGGCTTTATTTTCGTCTACTACAAAAACACCAAGGTCACCAGCAGCAGGAATCTTAAATAATTTCTTACTACCTCTGTCATCTAAATATAACTTTTTCAGACTATCTCCAGCGATACTTTCTTGGTAGCTGTACTGAGAAAGGTTTGTGAATAAACACACAGGGAGTAATACGTTGTCAAAATCAACTATCCTATTGAAGTACATACCTATAGTAGACCTGCCAGATCCTGCGTCTTTAGCGACAATAATATTACTGTTATCTAATTTTTTACTCTGAGGTTTTTTAATCAAATCCTCTAACTGAGCTGGTCTAGAGGTCTTCTCTACAGAAAGTGGTGTAAGGTCTGCTTCTTTAACAAACTCTTCGTTAGTTGCAAGGACAGCTTCTGCTTTGTTTATATTAAGAGTGATAGGGGCATAACCCTCTGCATTAGCTGTCTTTAAGATGTACGAATTAGGACGTGTTTTACGTAAAGAAATAACGTCAGGGGAAACAGACAACACAGCAATTGCAGACGCTTCTTTTGTAAACTTAGGTTCTGCTGCAACAATAATGTCTAGTGAACCAATTGTGTCATTGTTCGTCATTGCGTGCACAATATTGTCGTCTAGCGAATTTAAAAACACATTCTTATCAGTATCTATCATAGACGCAGTAGCTTCTTTAAGCAAAGAAATAGGAGTAACGTTTGCTGAACCTTGTTTAAGGAGATTAGTTACCCCTAAACCGAACCCATACCTATCCTTCACTGCTGGCTCTAAGACATCTAGAATAGACGTATCAAAGTGACGATTCTTGGTAATCAGTTCAAAAATGCTGGGATTGAAGAGAGCTTCAGCTAAACGATCTTGAGTAAGCGGAAAGAACTTCGTACTAATTCGTAATATATCTAGGTTAAAAAGCTTATTGTCTTTAACGATTATAGGAATGACTACATCAAAGTCCTTAGTGGTGGCTCCACTAGTGCTCTCAGTAGTACCTGTTTTTGTTTTAACCGAGATATAACCTAACGCTGTTCCACGCTCTTCATCTTTTCGGTCCAGTACAAGTGTAGTTTGATAATCACCTAGATACGGAACCTGTTTGTAGGCCTCTTGCAGAATCTCTTGATCCCATTTGCCTGCATAGTCACTCAGTTGAGCAGCAGCCATTTTTTCGAACTTAAGTTCGTGGTTTAAAAATAGATCCGGTCTTATTTGGGCTTCCATTGATATCTCCTACGGAGTTGGATAGGCGAAGTATATATTAGTACATACTGCCATAGCTAATGTCTCAAGTCCAACACCAAATGCAGCCTCTGGCATTGAAGCTACGTAAGCAGTTTTAAACGTGGTTATCATTTTTTCTGCTAGTGGGTGTATTGGCGGTCCTGGATTCGGTGGAGCTGTTGGTAGGTATATTCCTTGACTCTCTGTAAATGTTGCTTCAAAGGCTGCGTCTAAAGCTATACCGGCCTTTGTGGTCTGCATTGTAGCCGGAAGAGCAGCTAAAAGCGCGAATCCTTTTGCTTGTAATGGTACAGCAGCTACTAGTATTGCGTCCATAGCAGATAGAGCAGCCATAGATTCAGTTACAACGTTCGTAGGACCTGCTCCTACTACCGGAGTAGCCTTCCCCCATGCATCTATCCAATCAGGACTTCCTTGAGCTAATGGCATTATTCGATCAACACTTTCAGGGAAGCTATAGTGCTTACTTGTCCTAGAATAGTAGTCAGCTCAGTAATAATTGCTGGATTAGTGACTACCGGAGCACCCATATTGCCGAGCGTAGATATCTCTGAATTGTTTATAAAGGCGTTTAAGAAGCTAGTAAGTAGTTGAATAACGGCATCACCTTTAGCGGCCGGAGATGAGGCAGCTATTGATCCGAATTTTATAACAGGGGCTGTGATTGTCTTACCTGTAAGCCAGGTCTCAGAACTTTCTAACCCTTTCATCTCGCAGTTACCTACAGCGTCTATTCTCATCGTAAATAGACCTTCGCCAATAGAAAGTAATCCGTGAATATCTGCAGGAGCTGTTACACCTGTCATAGGTAGCTCATCTAATAAGCCTGTAAGATCTCCAAGAGCAAACTTTATTGTAGGCGGTAATTCTGCTTGTGTCTTAGCTCTTAGTTCGAATGCTGTTTTATTTAAAAGTGTTTTGTTAACTACCCAAGTCATAGTTCCTCCAGCACTAAATAATTGGAAGTTTTCACAGTAGTCTTTAATGAAGTTGTTAATAGGTATAAACATCCTCTGGCAGATAGGTGTAGACATTATCTGAGTCACACCACCTTTTCGTACTATAACACCGTTACCATCCTCAGAAATCATAACTTGATCTCCTGGATTGAGTTTTTTACTTCTACCACCTCGATAAAAATCGGTACTCTGAGGCATTATAAATGTCAAAAAGAAAGGGTCTGTGTTGTCGGAGGGTATTACGACATATCCGCGAGAACCTACTTCTGGGATACAATAAGTTCCTTGCCCTTGATTTATGTTGACATAAGGAGATGCCCACGGAAGACTGAAGAAGGATCTATTACCGATGTCCCCTACAGCTGTAAGTGTGTACTTATCAAGATCCACATTACTGACTCTACAGTAAATAATCTCCGGCATCCTGTAATCTGAAACAGGAAACCAAGGTTTTGATTGGCGTCTCATCGCTAAAATTCCGTCCTAAAAATTGTTATAAGAACTATGAAGGCAATTAGCCTGAAACTCTAACACTCTCCTAGGAGGATAGCTCATGTCAACAGACATAAAAAACCAATTAGAAGCGGCCGGATTTGAAAAAAGCGAAGTAACCGAATTTGTGAAAGAAAGGTCTGTGTGGATCAGAAACAACGGACACAAAAATGCGTCGTGGCTGGTAGAAAACCTGAAAAGGTATTTAATCAACCTCGGTAGATTTAAGGCCCCTGTGGAATTTATTACATACTCTGACTTTCTAGACATCGAACAAGGGGTCCAGGTCTTTAGAGATTTTAGAGGCCACGGTCTTAGATGTACCATCTTCCTACCGCCAATGCCCCACATGGGTATAGATGTGGAGGTGCAAGCCAGAATTCCTGACGACAGGGCGCACATTGAATTCAATAACAATGTAGATAGGGACTGGCACGCTGAGACAAAGATGCTGGTTATCGCTGGTATACTTGAAGTCGCCATCGGTGCCTCAAAAGCATCAGAGGATCTCTCAAAAGGCAAACCAATAGATACCAGCCGACGTATGATTGATATCTTGATGCCTGGTCGCAGCCTTCTACCAGAAGAAGCTTCTGGAGAAGTAGAGCTAGTCCAAGTAGCAGGTCTGACAGTATCAACGGACAAAACAACCGGTAAAGTGGTGTCGGTTAAAGAAACCAAAACCGTTGAAACTAAAAAGAAAGCCCCGGCCAAGAAAGCAGCTAAAAAGACTGCGAAGAAACCTGTAGCTAAAGCAAAAACCTCAACCAAGAAAACGAAGAAGAAACCGACCACCAATAAAAAAGCAGCTCCTAAAAAGACGATGGCGAAAGCCTCGTAGGAGTCTCCTAGTAAGAGTGGGAGGGTGTGGGGGCTTAATGTCCCCACCCCTCTTTTAGCTAGTACGCCCAAGGTTTATCTTCCGGTGGTTTACCTATCTCAGCTCCGTAAGCTAAAGCCGGTATAGGGTTAGAGCTGTGTACATCAGAAATCCAACCTTGACCTGCTGCTTCGAGCACAGTCTCTTTTAAACGGTTGAAGTTCATTCTGGCCATCCAGTCTTCACTAACAGCTAACGGGGCCATCTCAACCCCTTTGAGATTAATTTCAGAAATTATAGGATCTGCAGCTACCTTAACAGTTTGTATACCATGCCTCTTAAGTTTTTGTATGTCGTCTTCATTAAGACGTTTACCTCTACTCAAACCAGCAACTGGTTCTAGTAAAGTAGAATTGAAAGCATCTACCGGAGCTACAGTTCTAATCCTGCCTGTGCGATTAAAATTCTCTACCAAAGTCGTCGGTACAATATCTCCGGGAACCACAACCTCATTACCTCCAGGGTCTCTGACCTGAGAGATATTCGTAATACCTCTAGTCATAATCTCGGCATGTCTACGATTAATAGGCCCCTCTGTCTTGTAGGAATCGTACAGTGAACCAGCTATATAATTCTGGGTAGCGTCGATACCTTTTAATTCTAACAACTCTCTTGGGTTTATAACCCCACCACTGATAGGTGACCCTTTTTTAACTGTCTGACCTTTTTTTATTCTCAAACCTCTGTCTTGAGGGATGTAATGAGCTATACCTCCTAAACTTACATTCCACCCACCGGCCGGAGCTTTGTTGATACTTTCAATAGATCCGTCAGAACCAGCTAAAGTAGCAGATCCCGGTACTGTTTTTGGTAGGCGTACTAATTGAGACACCCGGTCAAAGGTATTTAATACATTACTCTTAGCAGATACAGTACCTCCTGTATGGAAGGCTCTCATTATTAACTGAGTTGATGGTTCCCCTAAAGATTGTGAAGCTATGGCTCCAACATTAGTGCCTATCTCAGGGAACGCTCCAGTCTCATTTTTTCCATAACATTTTTGGCATACGCCGTTTATAGATTCGCAACGCATAGGTGATCGAACAACTATCTTAGGTATTCTATTATTAATCAGACGGGTAATAACTTCTGGAGTTATAACAGTCCCACGCCTGACTGAGATGGAGCCTACTTTAACTCCATTAGCTAGTACCCGACCTATGATCTCAGGATCTTCGGTCTCTAAAGAAATACCCCTTTTAGTACCACAATCAGCCTCAGATATTACCATACCTATCGTTGTGTTCATCAACTGTTTTGTTAAATATCCAGGATTACGCACCTCAATAGTTTTCTGTATCATAGTCTTACGTGCAGCAGACATAGAATTCCAGTAACTACCTAAATCCAGTCCTTCAGAGTAGGATTTTGTTACTGGAACTGGTAGAGGTTTATCATCTGGTCCAGTTACAACACCAGGAGCACTGATCATAGATCTTACTTGAGCGGGCTTATTTACAGCACCAGATAATAATAAAGCACCTATCCCGGAGTCAGAACTTTTAAAGTGATCGATCATCTTTTTGTCTAACGTTTTAACTACCTCCATAAATACAGCAGCCTTCTTTTCATTACGCTCATCTTTAGATAAAGACTTATCTTTGTCGATCTTGGCAGCTTCTTTCTCAGCAGCTTTAAACAGTCTATCTCTTGTGCTTTTGTTAATAGGTTTAAAATCGGCTAACTTAAATGAGTACCCAGTAGCCTTCTCATTACCTAGGTTCTTTATCTTATTGACTATTACCCCGAACCTTCCTGGATCTCGTTTTGCAGCTATGTTTAAGAATTCAGTGAGCACGTTCCTATCGAAAGTCTTCTTCACAACCCTTAACATTTCTTTAGTCTGCATACCTTTAGGTAACATTCCTCTTATTATCTCTTTACCGATAGTTGTCTTTCTACCTTTAAGGGTAACAACATCGTCTATTTTAAGACGGCGTTGTTTAAAGGCTGTCATAATATCTTTTTGGGATGTGAAAGACAGACCTGTCTTCTTACCTTCTTTAGTAAGTAGGAACAAACCTAACTGTGCTTCTTGTGTCGGTTTGTACATCAACTTACCGTGAGCTGCAGAAAACAGGTTATTAGAAGGCTTTAATCTATGTGCTTCTGCAACCGCATCTTTAGAAATAGGTAAGAATATAGGCATTTTATCACCATCGAAGTCAGCGTTATAGCTACTAGTTACAAGAGGGTTAATCTTGATAGCACGGCCAGCAGTAATGATAGGATCAAACGCTTGTACGTTATATTTGTGTAAAGCAGGATCTCGCTTAGCCAGTACTGGCCTATCTTTCATCACTCTACTTAACGCTGTACGTGCCAACTTACTCTTCTTCGAGACTTCCTCTCTAGCTCTAAGAGGGGCCATAAAAAGAGTTTTAGTCAGATCTTTAATGATAAATGGTTTGTATAGTTCCCAAGCAAGGTTCTCAGGTATACCTATCTCATCTAAACCTAACCTTGGTTCTGGAACAATAGTTGTTCGAGCTGTAAAATCTTGTCGACGCTTCAGTACCTTGTTCTGGAAGAAACCTTCTTTAGCAGACACACGTTGTTCTGCACCAGATTTACTGGCACCTAGTATTTCCATGATACCTTTTGGTCTACGACCTTTGCCACCAATACTTATATGACCTCCTATACCTGTAAATGCTTGTAGAGCATCGTATATTTCAGTACGTAGCTTATTTAAATCCTCATCAGGTAATCCTACCTTCTTAGCCTCTTTGAATTTGTCAGCCAGTAAAAACACTCCTTTGTAAATACCATTGAGACCTCGATCTCGTATGTTACCTTCTTCAGTAATGGTCAACGGTCTAAAAGCTGGAGGTAATACAGGTAGAGATTTTTTAACGTAAGCCTCTTCTGGTCTGATACCTAACTCTTTCAAAGACTTCAAGTATCGAATACGACGATGAACTTTGGATGTCGTGGCTGCTTTAGACTTTCTAGCTTTCTCTATAGCTTCTTTAAGCTCTTTATCTACATCTACCTTTTTCAGCATATCGTAGAAGAGATCTCCTCCAGTTTTGCCTTTAACTACAGTCTTACCATTCTTAATATCCTCGAACTCCTTCTCAGATATATCTAGAATATACTTCAGTGGTTTCTCAAATACAGGATTAGCGAACCTCTCTCCGAGATCTATATGAGTCCATTTGGTTCCTTCAAGGCCTCCAGTCAGCTCTTCATCAAACAGGCCATTTCTAATAGGCTTCAAGCTCTTTCCTTTAACCATTTGTCCGGCGTCTTTGAGTTCACCGCTACTCATATCTAGTATCTGCTTCTCTGTGAAAGGGATTAACTGAAATTTAGTACCTTTCTTTTCTACATTTACTCCGAGAGCGTTTAGATACCCGGTAAACTTGTCAAACACAAATGCTGGTTTAGTTTTAGGAAGTGGAGCGCCTTCAACTAAAGCGTACCAAACATCATCGTTTCGCTCTGTTTTATAGTTATAGGCATCAAACAAGTTAGCTTTAGCTCCATGAGCCAGCATCGCGTAGTTGCCCAGTTCTCCTAACCTACTAGCACTAGCTTTACCTCCACGAGCTGGTGCTCTTGATGTACTCTCATAAGGGCCTGTAGAGCGAGTAGAAGTACCCTTATCTATCTGGTGGATAAGCTTAAGCATATACTGCTTACCTACCATTACTTTACCTATTGAACGTCCGGTCTTTGGATCTAAGACGTCTTCAGTGTCAGATAGTTTATGTTTCTTAAGTTCTTTAATTAAATGGTCAACAGCATTCTTGCCATCAAAGTTAACCATTTTTAGAGGCTTTCCAATCTTATCAGCAATCTTACCTGCCATAGTCTCTAAGACCTGGCCAGGGTTAATACGTCCAGGTACACCTGTAGGGTTCAATAATACTTCTAAAGGTTTTCCACTCTTAGTTGTAGGCATCTCATTTTGAGGTACTATCATTGTGACAATACCTTTGTTTCCGTGTCTGCCGATCAGTTTATCTCCTACAATCATAGGCTCTTGTGTTTTTACATAGACAACTACATCTTTACCAGATACCGATACATCAGTGACAGTTCCCGGAAATCTCTTATCCCACATAATACTCTTACTAGTACTATAAGCAGAAATCAGAGAGCTTTTAAACTTACGCATCATTACTTGCTCTTTAGTAAGCTCCACTTTATTGAGGACCGCTACAAGATAATCTTCCTCATAAACAGTCGACCCTTTCTTTACAACACCTCTAGAGTCTAGTTTCTCTAAGTTTTTTACTGAAAGTATATTAGGACTGTGTGCAGTAAACTTCCTAAGACTTAATTCAGTATTTGGACCCACAGTAACTAAGAATTTATAAAGGTGCTCAGAGGTCAGCTTCTCAGCAGCTTTTTCCGATATAACTATACCATCTTCATAGTTGTATCCTTTGAACGGCATGTAGCCTACATCCAAATTTACTCCTAATGACAACACACCATTTTTAGTAAAGTTAGAGTCAGCCAATAACTGTCCTTTTGTAACCGTGTCCCCAGCCCTTACAACTGGTGTGGCGTGTAACATCTGTTTACTATTGAGCGGGAAATTATTGTAGTAAGGTACTTTTATACTCTTACCATTGTCCCCTCGAACATAGATGTCTGTTTCAGTTACCCTTGTTACTTTGCCGTCAATAGGGGATATGTGAGCACTGGTTCGTCCTACAGCTCTTTCAAAAGTATGTTCTGATTTGTCTGACGCTCTTACCTGAACTAAAGGTTCTTCTCTGTGTACTAAACTGACAGCTTGCTCTATCTGTTTAGAAGCCATGAAGGCTCTAGCACCTGAGTTGTTACTCAGAAATGGTATCATGTTTGTAGTGACATCAAAAAGCACGGACGGGCTTGGTATAACATAATCAACCGTAGTAGCTGGGACTTTTTGTATCTCACCATCTTTAGAGACTACTTTTACTATTTTTTCTTTAGGAGTATATGTCCCATCAGACTCTTTAATGTATTGATCAGCAAAAGCTACTACGGAATGAATGGACTCCAGAGGGGACACCTTCACAAGTTTTTTGCGTTTAATAGAGTAAAAAGTTGTACGTAGCTCATTACCTTTTTTACTAGCACCGATAGGTAGGTTCAATGTTATACCGGTCTTATCTCCTTCTGGTGTATGGATAGGGTCTAGGAATCCTAAGTGAGAAGGATTAACCTGACGCAGATTCGGTCGTATTTTATTGGGATCAGTAATACCTCCTCCTTCTCCCATAATGGTGGTTTTTAATTGGCCGCTAATCATCTCAAGAGGGTTAACCTGCTCCGGCTTGTCCGACAACTGTGTACTAGTAAAGAAACTTCTTACAGGTTCGGTAAAATAGGAAGACGAGACTATATCCCTAATAGCAACTTTGTCATTAAGGTTATTCTTGATCTTGCGATGGATCGTCTTCACCTTTGCCTCGATATGTTCCGAGATAAAATCGTCTATGTCAGCAAAGTCTTTGAAGGCCAGTGAATCTGTGTCATCCGGTTTGGCTTCTCCTTTTGACAACTTAATCAGCTTAGATGAAGTAAGCAGAAGAGCTTCTCCATCTAGCTTAGATACAGCCTTACCGAGAGTTATTTTTGTAGAGTCTTCCCTAAGCTTAGTACCTTTAAATGAGTCTAATAAAAGACTCTTTACTGCATCTTGGTCAGTAGATTTCTCACCAGTAAGTTTTGCGTATAGCTTGTTTAGATTTCGTTCTTCTTTACCAGAACTAAAGGTTCGATTAGTTTCTAGTAATTCCTTACCCCAATATCTTTGCATCTGGGCATCACCGATACCCATCATTTTGAGTATAGGGTACAGGAGTATTGAAGTACCTGTAGAAGTCTCAGGCAAGAAGTAAAAGATTCCGTTGGCCTGATCTAGTTTTACATGTGAACTTCCTCCCCATCCTTTAAGCCCGATTACCATGTTTACCTTAGCTATAACTTCGCCCTTACCACTGATTGTGGAGTACACACCAGACTTAAGCCTGAACTGCCCTTTAGGTTGATACTCTGTTCCTCCAACAATAAAAGAGAACCTGCGAGTAACCTTTGGAAGATTCATAATACGGATCTTCGGCCGCTCGTCTATAATTTTTCCGGTCTTCGAATCTTTGAGTACCAGGTGAGCGTTTACAGGTACAGTCCAGCTACCACCTTTTAGTTTAGCATCTTTCTGTGATCCTAAATCATTGATAGATAGTGAGTCATCAACCCAAATCTTTTTAGCCTCTAATGTGTGCTTACCACCTGTTATAGGGAACACAGTAGTCTGTAAGGTTTGGACTACCCTTTTTTTAAGAGATTCGAATTGGTCGGCTGGGTTTAGATGCGCCATTATTACAACCTTCTTGGTGTTGGAGGTAGCGTATAAGTTCTCTTAATAGTAATACCACATCCTAAAATGTTAGGTCAATCTATGAAATAGAGTAGTGGTTTTATGTCATAAGGTAATTGAACGTAAAAACCCTAACTTTAAGGAGTTCCGTAATGGACGACTACGATCCGTGTGAAGACTTACAAGATACATTAGAAGATATGTGTGGTATCAGCGGGGCTGAGGAGTGACCCTAGATAGGACTACAATTATCCTAATCTCTACAGGTTTATTATCTGGATTATTTATGGCACTGGCAGAAGCGTTAATAGAGTGGAGCGACATCGTAAAATTTTTTAACAGTCCACACTCTATCAATGACTATGTAGAATTTAGAAGCAGGTTTAGCTAGTAGAACCAGCTACCTGACCTCCTACTTTTCTACGTGGCGGCTTGATTTCTGGTAGTGGTTTGTTTTCTGACTTGGAAGGATCTCCTCCAGTGAGCATCTGTATAAGCTTACCGTGAAGTTCAGGCATCTCACCCTTCATTTTGTCTAGAACAGCCTGTTTCTGAGCCTCATTCATTTCAGACATCTCTTTAGCGTAGTAGTTAAGAAGATTGCGGGCATCTATATTCACAGCACCATCTTCGGCTTCTTGACCTCTGTCTAATACTTGTTGGGCTTCTTGGGCTTGATTTTGTACCCCTTCTGGCACAGTTGCTCCAGCCTCTCCGATACTTCCTATAAGCTCTTGTAGCTTTTGTTGGTAACGTTGTTGTATCAACATAGACTGCCCTTGCAGCATCGCGTTGATGTCGTTCTCTACCTTCCTGAAATGAAGTTTCTTTTTTAGCTCGTCCTCAAGCATGGCAGATTGTTCATCATAGTCGAAACCGAATTCGTCCAACAAAGCGTGATCTGATATCTTCTGCGATGCATTAAGTGTAATGAGAATCTGCTTCTTCTGCAGATCATCAGCCATTTTGAAGTCAGTCATTCTAGTAGATACAGAAGGCCATCCTAGGTACACATGGACACGTTCTAATACCCATTTGAGGAAACCATTTTGAGAGGTACGATACCGTATAAATAAGTTCTCCAACATTCTAATACTCATACTAGAACCAGAGTATGTCAGGCCACCAAATACAAATTCTCGTGGTACACCCATACCGGCGATAGTTTCTTCCATCCTCATACGTATTTCTTGTGTAAGCATCATGGCCTTACCCTGGCCACCAAAAGATTGCAGTCCTATAGGTAATGGGAAGATAGGGATATGATTGGGGTCCAATCTCCAACGTTTAATCTCAGTCTCTACGTTAGTCTTCCAAGTACTTAAGCTTAACGATGAATAGGCTGTACCGTGCTCAGTTTGGCCGGATGGGTAAATAACACGTAGAGGAACAATGTGCTCCATAGCAATGGCTTCATTAGCCTTACGTAATACCTTTAAATAGAACAGGTCTTGTAAAACAGGCATAGGTAATGGAGTTCCCCATCCATTGAATTTACCTGAGATACTAGGTCGCTTGAAATGATAGATTGATCCAGGATTAAAAATAATCGGTTTATTCTTAATAGCAGCCTCAATAAAAATGTTAGGTAGATCTTTTATAGTATTACGATCACCTTTTTTTATTAGCTTTCGGGTAGCTGCCGGTATAGTGTATGTGTACACATTTTTATGTGTAAGAGGGTTGTATATAATACCTATATCATGCGGGTTCCAACGTATCAGATTCAGTTCCTTCTCTGATTTACGGTAAACATCTTCTGGATCCATCAAAGATATTTCTTTGCAGTTTGGACAAGCGCCTTTAAATTGAAACTTACCTTCAACCAACTTAAAGTTCACTTCTTCGATATTGCTGTACTTCTTACAGTTACGGCACTTGAGCCTCTTCTGTAGCGGGTAATTAATAGAGGCAAAGGCATTACCATAATTGAAGTAATCCATACCTATCTCTATTTGGAAGTCATAGATCTTTAAGTTTTCTTCAAACAACAATTCGTATCTAGAAATAATGTCTTCATTATCGTGCTCGAAAGACAGATCAGTTATAGGGTAAGCGGCCATATTCATTATAGCCGCGTTTAAAAATCCTGTAGAGCTAAAGTAATACTCTAAAAGATCAAACAACTCTTTTATCGAACTAGGAAGATATGTCTGAGCTACATTAAAAAATGGGTGAGGGTAACGAATGATCCCTCGACTAGCTAAGTCGGACCGGGTTCGTCTATTAAACCTAGAAGTACTACCTACAGTTACCAAAGAAGACATAGATCATAACTCCGCTATCTGACCATGCAGCTCTGCACTCCTCTTACTAACATAGTCTCTAGCTAAAAGAAGTTTTTGTACCTGTATACCAATAACATCCTCTTCAAATCTTACAGAATCTGAAGGCATTTCTTTAACCTGATTGTAAGTTTTAGATATTTTAGACGGTTCAAAGGCCGGTAACTCGTTCTGTGTAGCTAGTATACCTAACAGAGGTTGTGCAAATTTTATTAAGGGAGGTGCCCACCATAAACCACTATTGAAAAAGGCAGCAGCTATATAAGCTCTGACCTCGTGGCTAAAGGTATTTTTCTCAAATAGGTTGGCTAACGTCACACTCCAAAGAATTTGAGATATAGTCGCCTCTTGTCTTAGAGTAAATATAGGAATGTTATTATTAAAAGCTTGGGTTATCTTCTCAAATATATCTATATCGTTCCAATAATCGTCTGAATTACGCATCAACTGTACCGCAAGAATCTTGTCTTTTGTAAGCCTAGATGGTTCTACTCCAAACTCTTCCTCTATACCAGACCAGATAGTTTCTGGAGTCCATACATCTTCATACAAATCATCCGGGGCTATCCAGTTATTGCCGAACAATCGACGCAGAAGGATTTCGTAAACCAATGGAGATATATCGTCTTCGACGAATATGACTCCTACTTTAAGTCTAGAAGAAGAAAGATCGTCGGCCGGTTTGTTTATGATGGTAGCGTAAGAAGTCTTTTCTTCGACCGATTCTGCCTCTTTTTGAAGATCTGCTTCTATAGGCGCAGCAGGGTCGGAGAGACGTGCCATAAACAGGCTCTCAGGAGTAGGTATGGTATCAGCGGGTATATACTCCTTACCTGGGACACCTATATAAAATTCAGAGTCTTTATCGCTCATGTCTATGCTGGTGTGGCGTTTGAAGTACCTATATCGTTAGCTACACGGCACAGAACTAACTTCTGTGGCAGGGGTAACGATTCAAAGATGGTAACTGGGTCACTTTTAAACGCTGACACAAACTCCTCGGTAAAGTTATTCTTTAAAACTGTAGGGTTCTCAGCTAGTATACCCAACTGATCTCCGGTAACTCTGTCATTTCCGTGTAGGAAAGTAAAGCCTGCTTCTTTAGCTAAACCAAACACGCTTTGGAAGGGGTCAGGTACTTGAGTATATTTATAGTCAAACCCAGCTCTACGATCTATCTCTTTAAATGCATCAACAATCTCGCTGTCCTCCAAGTCATTTACAGCCGATGCTAATTTATGAAGAGCTTCTCTGTGAGGTTCGTTCTCTTCAATATCATTTAACCGAGTTAGTCTAAGGTTTATGCCAACATTTAAATTCTCTTCAGACCTTTGATTAGAGGCATGTTTAGAAATAAATTCGCTAGGACTAACACCCCAAGCCTGGCATCTGGTAGACAGTTCTTTGGCTACCTCACGCTTGTTATCAGGAGATAGTGTATGAGCCATCTTCTCAAATTCTTTTATCGAACTTGTAGCGGCTTCTTTTGTAGAAGTACTGAACAGACCCTCTTCTTTATAAGCAAAGTTCTTAGGAACACTTGCTTCTTTTAACAAATAACCTGAGAGATCATCAAGAGAGTAATCGTTCTTATCCCTAACCACAACATTTAAGGTATCTTCGTCAGCATTAAACTCGCTGATCATTGAAGGAACTTTTAACCCAAAACTTTTACATGCTTCAGATAAATTTACAGCCGCTGTTTTAGCAAGAGCTGTAGGTATATGCCCAGTGCTTGCTGCGAAATAAACTAAAGAAGCTAAAGTCGTCTCTGGATTTATACAAGCGAACTTTCTAAGCGTCTCACCTTTACCTGCTACTACAAGAGCGAATGCAGAATCAGGGAGTTCTTTATAATTAACCTCGGCTACTTTCTGCATTACAGCAGGGCCGAGAGATGGACCTAAGTTGCTTACCAGGATTTTACCAGTAGGATCGTCAGAGTGATCGAATAAACCTTCTAATGCCATGACTTTTGCCTCCGATTATGGATACAGGGTTTCATTATGATTCTCTACTAATAGCCTTCTAACGTCAAGTAAGGGTACGGATTTAATAGCATAAGATGTTTACACGCAGCAGTTTGTTACCCACTTTTAACCAAGAGGAGCTACACCTTACAATGAGAGATAGAGATAATCGAGATTACTGTTACAGTATGCACTACGAGGATGGTAATTCTGAATGTGAATACTGCTTCGAAAAATCTAGTTGCAGAACTGAAACTATAAACAATGAAGCATCGAGACCGTTGTTAAAGAAATCTAAGAAAGCGAAAGGAGCAGGCTCAGTATATGATACTCACCCATGTTATGGAACTTATGAAGAAGGTCACCGTGAGTGTGTTAAGTGCGCTAAACGGTCCTCTTGTAAAATATCTGCTTGGGGAGGTAATAGTGGTGCTACAGATATTGATCGCACAAACCATAACCACCCAAGGGAAATACCTCCTTTGCTAGAAGCAGTGGAAAGTAGACCTTTTAAAGAGGTAATGATTGAGGTAGCAATAAGATCTATTGAAAGGGCTATATCTGCCGCAGCTAGAGAAGTTTCAGACTATTTTCTAACCAGGAGATTTAAAGTTGCCAAAACGAAGAATATTACCCCTAAAAAATGATACTGCGTACAAGATATTCGACCTACTGTTGCCGAAGAAGCTGGTTAACGTACAGGTAGTTAAAAACTCGTTGACGTTTTTTCCATCTACAGGAACAGTTAGGAGTATAGCTATATGGAAAGAGACAGATACACACCTAATAGTTCCTCGTAATTTTTATACCCAGGAGCAGCTACTTAAAGCCGGTATACCTTTTGTAGACATAAGTGTCTATAAAGAATTTGAAAAGGTTAACGTACACTCGTCTATAGAACCCAGGGACGATATTCAAAGGGAGGCTCTAAAAGCTATAAGAGGTAAGGAAGGTACACTAGTTCTGGCATGTGGTAGAGGTAAAACGGCTATATCATTAAAGGAGGCACTAATCGCTCCTACTCACCCTATTATAGTAGTGGTAAATAAAACACAGCTTATGAGTCAGTGGTCTAACGAAATAGAAAAACTAACCCTCTGGGATAAAAGAGACATAGGGCTGGTGTCGGGAACCAAATCAATCAACGATAAAAATTTTCTAAAGCCTATCGTTATAGCGATGATACATACTTTAGCTTCTAGCCGTGGGAAAGTTAGTATGCGCTACAGGTTAAGATTCGGAACAGCTATCTATGACGAAGCACATCATGTAGCGGCCGAGGTATTCTCTAGAGCAGCGAATCTCTTTATAGGCCGTAGATTAGGTATAACAGCTACACACGAACGGTCTGATGGTATGGAGAAGATTTATCAGTATCATCTAGGAGAACCTCTATACATAAATCTGGAACAGCCGTTAAAAATAAATATCAGGTTTTTAAGAACAAAAACAGAAGTAAAGAATCTAGATGATTATGTAAATCTAGATACAGGACGTATTATATCCTCTAAGATTGTTAAATTCGTCCTCGAAGATGAAGATCGAAACTCTTTTATTTTACAAGAGGTTATGAAAGCGATTAAGGCAGGAAGAACTATAATGATCTGTACCCCTACAAAAGCTCACGCTGAATATCTACACGAACAGTTGACTAACCTTGGTGTTGATGCCAAGCTGATCTATGGAGTAGTTGGTAAGGGTAGGAGGGCTAAGCGACAACAAGATATAACGGAAGGCAAGGTCTTAGTAGCTACACATGAGTTAGGATACGAAGCGTTAGACAAGGAAGAACTAGACACTATTTTTGTCACCATACCTTACTCTAAACCGATATTCTGGAGACAGTTGTTGGGAAGAGCGCAAAGAGAGTATGAAGGAAAGAAAGACCCTCTCTGTATTGTATTCGAAGATCCGCTTATTGCCCCTACTTACAGCACAGCCAAGAAAGCTAAGAAGGTCTTAGCCGAAATGGGTTACGATTTTATATCAATCAAGGTTTAGGAGGCCTACAAAATGTCCAAACTATTTGTCATAACTGATTCAGTGGCTAGAGATTACATATCTGAACTTTCCGACGAAGAGGTGGGAACACTTAGATCCTCTTTCGGACAAAGATATGTTCTAGAGAAAACTGCCAGACTTTTGGTTCAGATGGGTATGGTTCAAGGCCCCCAAGGGATGATGGCTCAACAAATCACAGTGGTTCTATCACTAGAGCCTGGTATAAACGAACTGGTCAAAGTAGAAATAATGCCAGTGGCTCTACAAGAGATAACTGACTCCCCAGAGAGTCAGATTCGAAAAGAGTATCTAAGTTTTAGAGGCCGTAACAGTGGACTAGAATTCGCACCAGCCAACTCAATACCAAGACCTAAAAACCCCTAGGAGGAAAAAAGGGTGCTATTAACTAAACAAGAACGATTACAAGAACTTGAAGCCCAGTATAAAGATTGTAAGAAATGCTCGAACCTGTATCAGTGTAGACTAGACTCCAAAATTGAAGACGAGGAGTTAGGTAACACCGTTTTCGGTACGGGCAACTTAAATGCCAATATCCTGATCGTAGGTGAAGCACCTGGATTGGAAGAAGATTTAACAGGAGAACCTTTCGTAGGTCCATCTGGTAAGATGTTAGACAAACTATTACATCAAGTGTGTCTAATATCTAAAGATTCTCCCAGAACTGAAGTTTTGTACACCACAAATGTTGTGATGTGTCGACCTCCTAGTAACAGGAAGCCCACCAAAGATGAGATCACTAACTGTTGGAAACGTTTGTGTGAAACTATTTACATCATAGACCCTCTAATAGTCTTATTATTAGGGAACGTAGCTCTCTCAGCGTTCTTCGGTGATAAAAAAAAGATAACATCTTCTAAGGGAGAAATGCATACAGTAGAGATTCCTGGGATGTTCGGTCCAGTTCGTTACCCAGCCTTCCCTATATTTCACCCATCTTACTTACTACGTAATCCGAGTGAGAACAAAAAAGATGGTCCTATAGTATCTACTATTCTCGATCTACAAAAGATGTTGGCATCACTAGATACATTTCAAAAAATTGAGAACAAAATTGATATACCTATAAGAGATATAACAGAATTACGGGAAGGATAGAGATATGGGAAGGATAGACAAACTAATTCCTAAACCGATTAAGGAACACATAAAGGCTCTGAAGCGTGTACGGGGTTTCGAAGAAGATAATGCAGATATTCTAGAAGAATACACCCTGATACTTAATGAACTTAAAACACTTGAGGAAAAGTCAAAAACTTGGGTGAAGTCAAAAGGGATCGCTAGAGCGTTTGATGATATTGAGTTCAAATTAACAGAAAGAAAGACCAAGATAATTGATGTAAAAGCTTTGTTAAAGAAATTCCCTGGTCTAGAAACCGAGACTATAGACGTAGAAGGTAAAGACACCTCTATTATAGTGAAAGAAGCAAATCCTAAAGCCTTAACTATATGGGCAGACAATAACAATATTGACCTGTCGGACTTTATAACTGTAAAAGTCAGTAGTGTGGCAGTCACAATTGAGGAGAAGGTGCATGTCGAACAACAGCATAGTTAAGTTGAGACCTAAGTCTACTGAGAGAGTTGTAGGCTTCCTATCTGCTCACGAAGATGAATTAGAACGTGTGGCTATAATTGGTTTAACAAAAGACGGAGAGCACCTTATAGCTTACACAGAAACCAGTGTCAGCAGTCTATTGGGTGATCTAGAGATTCTCAAGGCAGACATTCTCAATGGAGGTTCTCAATGAGTGCATCTAAAATTACTGGAATAAGGCTTTCGTCTGTCCACATAAATGCCAAATCAGGTACCACTAATTGTGAGTATGAATTGATAGATGATAAAGGAGTATCATACGGAGCCGGTACATGGCCTTCTCTAACATCCAAAGAAGTACACGATGCTATACTGGTATTAGTAAAAAGTGCGATCAACGAACTGCTACCTGTCTTATTCGAAGATGTGTCACCGGCTACCGCAGAAGAACTAACTATTGATTTGAGGAAAAAGACAGATTTGAGGCGTAAAGCAGAAGAAATAACAGGAGAGGACATCTTTGCACACTTTGAGGAGTCTGAATTAGATGCCGGTTAACTGGGAGCTACTCTTAATCAGTAAGATAATTTATAGTGGACAACTGAAAGAGGTTATCAGACGAGGAATTACACCCGCTGACCTGACTAATCCAAACTGTTCCGAAGCTCTAGAGAAAATACTGACCAACTATATAGATTTTGGTACAGTACTTTCAAAAGAGATGTTCTTTGAAAAGATGGGTCCTGTCGAACTACCTAGGCCTACTAGAGATTCCCTGGAAGCTATTCTAGACCAAGTCCAGTCTGCTCTGCTGGAAAATGATATAAACAATCTACAAGTTTCTATAGCTGAAGTAGTAGAAGCTGAACCATTCTCTGCATTAGATAGGCTACAGGCAGGGTCTACTACTCTTTCTGGTAGGTACTCCGATCCAGATGATATGGTTATAGGCGATGGGATGAGTGAAGTACAAGAAGAGTACTACATGGTTAAGGAGCAGAAAGGACTCACGGGTATACCGTGGAGATTCGACATTCTAAACACCGAGTTGGGTGGTATACACGAAGAAGATTTTATTGTTTTTTACGCTCGTCCTAAAAATGCGAAGACATGGATGCTACTAGCTGAGGCAGTACATAAGTTTGAGAGAGGTTATAAAACGTTAATAGAGACAAAGGAGATGTCTAAAAAGGCTTTAATGCGTAGGTGTGCTGCCATTATTGCTAAACTTGATTACCGACGATTCAGACAAGGTAAACTCACTACTCTGGAAGAACAGCGTTTCAATCAAGTAGTAAAAGATATCTCTAAGAACAAACGGTTGATTATCAGCGCCCAAAAAAGCGGAGGTCGTAGAAGACAGTCTGGCGGCGGTGTAACAGCATTAAGAGCTAAAATTGAAGAGGTCTCTCCAGACATAGTGTTCTTAGACGGTATCTATCTTATGCGCGATGACCGTAGCACCAGTAAGACTTCTGACTGGAGAGCTATGTATAACATCACTCAAGACCTTAAAGAGTTAGCTCAGTCCACAAAAATACCTATAATAGGTACTACCCAACAAAATAGGTCTGCAGTTAAAGCTAAAAATAAAGGTGGGTCTGATGTAGATGATATAGCGTACGCAGACAGTTTTGGTCAGGATGCCGATCTGATTATCAGACTACGGTTCAACAAAAGTGAGGGCTACATAGATTGGGTACTAACTGGTGCCAGAGAGACTGCTCTATACGGATTTAGAGCAAGAGCTAGGCTGGCTCAAGACCTAAGATTCTTAGGCCTGATTGAAGAAAACTACGAAGAAGACCAGAACCGGAAAGATGGTGTTAATGAGAAACGTACGGCAGATGTATATAACCCAGGAGAGTTCGACGAAAGTGATATGGACTTAACAGTAGAGATGGGTAGAAGGAAAAAACCTAAGTGAGTATAGAAGATCTGGTATATGGTTTCTCTGAATCCAACCTAGATGGGTATAAAGTGACCTCTAGTGGTAACGTTATATCGAGATGTCCTTTTCCTTGGCATGACGATAATACGCCTAGTTTTACCTTAAATATTCATGAAGGAGTCTTTAACTGTTACGGATGCCATACTGCAGGTCCATTCCAGTACCTATTGAAATTAATGAACTCACCGACATCTGTAATCAACAGAGCAGCTAAAATTATATCAGAAGACACTCAAGACAAAGACATAAAGAAGCGTATAAGAAGGAAGAACGAACGTTACGAATTAATTGAGGCCCCTGTTATCCCAGAATCCTACTTAGGTCTGTATGACTTTTGTCCTACAAACCTTATCGAGATGGGTTTCAAAAAAGAAGTGCTTCAGAGATTTGAAGTAGGTTTTGACAATAAAGGGTATCGAATAACTTACCCAGTGAGAGATCATCAGGGTAACTTACGTATCGTTTATGCAAAAACTATTTTACCTAATATAGTCCCACAACTAGTGATGTATGACCACTTGTACGATATCGTAGAAGCTAGTAAAGACAAAATTATCAAGGGCGGTTATCTATATAATCTTCACAGAGTCTATCCTAAGTTACTCTTAGGAGATCTTAAAGAGATAGTTGTAGTAGAAGGTCAGAAAGATTGTATATGGCTTTGGCAGAAAGGTGTGCACAACGTAGTCGCTACATTGACTTCGGTTATTACAAATCGACAGCTGGAGCTACTAGGTATGTTTGATTTGAAAGTAATACTGGCATTAGATAACGACGAAGCAGGTCAGGAAGGGACTCTCAGATCTTTAGGTAGACTTCTAAAACGAGCTGGTATAAGGGTAGAGATAGCATCATATCCAGAACACAGGAAAGATGCTGCACCAGAAATCGATGCACAAGGAGAAGTTAAAGCTGGTATGACTAGAACAGATATAGAAACTCTCTTAAAACAAACGGTGACCCCATTGGTCTATAAAACACAAACCAAGAGAAAGAAAAGGAACCAACTAAATGAACAAGTTCAAAACCAAGGCACAAAAGAATCTAAAAGGTTCTGGAGGTAATTTTCCTAAGTGGCACGGAATCCCCGCATTCTGGCCACCAAAGAAAGATTCTGACTCAGCCAAGGTCAGATTTATAAAGAACGAGATTACCATCGAAGTCCCTTACGGTGACGGTATAGATACAGATCTCTTCTCCTATAAAGAGCATTGGATCAACAGACCCAGCAAAGATGGTAAACGTAAAGGCTTTAACATGATCTGCTCGACAGATACAGACAAGCAAGGAAGATGCCTTAGCTGCCATTACGCATCTGCAGGTAAAAAACACATCAGTCCGTTTAGGATTATGACTCCCCTACAACTGATCGACTATACAGTAGGGCATCTAAAGCCTAACGACGATTCTAGTAAGAAGCCTCGTTTCGAACCCTGTACCATGTCCAGACCCTGTAAAGGCAGTTGCGAGAAGGATATGGACATGACTATCGCTGGTGCCCGTATGTTAACTCTCGGACCATCACACCTGTCGCACCTCGGAGAGTTTCAAGAACACATAGGTAAAACCTGCAGAAGTTGTGGAGGAGATATCCATGTAGTATCTTTTGACTGTCCAGCCTGTGAAGGAGAGATAGTTTCTGCTGACGATCTAACTGAATGGTCACCCAAAGAAATTAATGAGTTCTCTGGTCGTGAGGGTTCTTGTTCTCACTGTGACTACGAAGGTACACCGGAGGAAGTCATAGACTGTGAAAGTTGTGATAATCCTGAACGCACCGAGATTTATGATGTCGACGTACACATAAAGAAAGCCGGTGAAGGTACACAATCGGCGTTACAACTCCAGAAATCGGGTCAGACAGGAAGGCTTGGTAAGGAGTTCAAACAACATATCGAGTTGTTCGAGTTCCAAAGCATATTGGTAGCGCCAACACTAGACGAGCAAGCTGCTATACTCGGAGAACCAAATATCTTCGAGGGTAGTAAGTCGTCAAATTACTAAACCACACGACGATCTAGATAGGGGTAGGTTTTCCTACCCCTATCTTCTTCCAGGAGTTAATTAATGTTTACCCCACAAACTTTTGTGGCGGATTCGTTTGAGCTAGTTGCTCTTAAAGAACATTCCGCTAGATTCTGTACAAGGTTAGCCGAAGCTCTAGAAGAACTAGACACATTGACCGGAGTAGAAGTCAAAGAAGACTTCCTACAAACAGTCTCTAAATACAGAAGTAATGTAGAACTGGATGTGGCAGTTATAGCTCAACGTAAAGACCTTAAAAGTGAAGTATTGTCTCTCCCTGCATATGAAGAATTAGGTTTAGGTAAAACAGACACAGTCAGAACGGACATCGGAAATAACAAGCTGTATACCCCAATACGGTCTGAGATGTTTAGGACTATAGCTATCAATCCACAACTACAAATTAAGTTGTACAGGCAAGCCTCAATAACTTCTCCACTCTTAGTGAGAGGTAAAGACTTACTAGGACTAATCAAACCCTTAGAATACCCATACGAGATACAAAAAAAGTTATGGGCTGATAAAGACGCACTCTCAAAACTTCTACAAGAGGTATAATATGAAGTTTGTAAAACTTCCTGACCCAATAATTATAGATACTAGAGAAGAGGTAGACTGGTTACTTGAGCAGCTTGTAGATGTAAAATTGGTTGCGATTGATACAGAAACTGACGGCGAATCTGTAAAGAAAAAAGTATCGGCAGTAGGTAAAGATAGAATTTACTGTTGGTCGATGTGTTGGGGGATTAAGAATAGGATTCTCCTTACTAGACGCACAGTACATATGATGAAGAAGTGGTTAGAAGATCCATCTGTCGACCTCATAATGCACAATGCTAAGTACGATATGCACGTCTTTGCCAATCACGGAATTATGTTAGGCGGCATACTCTACGATACCTTTATGATGGATTGTTTAGTAGACGAGAACCGCTACGGTAGTCATAACCTTAAGAGTTGTGCCACTGATTATCTAGGTCTACAGATGGTCTCTTTTAAAAAGCTGTTCGGGAATGTTCCGTTACATAAAGTTAAGCCTGACGTGCTAACCGATTATGCCACAAAAGATGCTTGGGCTACCTACATGTTATTCAGGTGCCTTCGTATCCTGTTAAAGCTCATAGATTGGCAAGACAGCACCTACTGGGATTACTACGTACAGTACGAAGTACCATACACTCGCGTACTTTGGAATATGGAACGTAGAGGTATCTCTGTCGATATTGATATGTTGGCCGAAGTCGGTAAGAAGATGGCTAAGCGTATCACCGAAATAGAACGAGAGTTTACTAAATTGCTAGGTAGAATTGTAAACTTGAATTCACCTACACAATTAATAGGAGCATTGTACGGAGATGTTAACCCAGAAGATGATGCTGATGCTAAAGGTTTCGGTTTGCCTATTCTCAAATGGACTAAAGGAGGTAAGTCAGGAAATAAACAGCCATCGACAGCTGCCGGTGTATTAGAAGACTTAGCTGAAAGAGGATACGAGCCTGTGAAACTATTGTTGGAACACAGGGAACTCTCTAAAGCAAAAGGAACTTACTCTGATGGTCTTACTAGAAATGCTAAAGATCACATAGAGCATCGGATACACACGAGCTTTAACCAGGGTGGTGCTACTACAGGGAGACTCTCAAGCTCTCAACCAAACCTGCAGAATGTACCAAGACCTGGGTCTGATCAGTTTGGTCTTAGAAAAGCTTTTGTACCACCTCCTGGTCGCGTTCTAGTTGCTGCTGACTATGGGCAGATAGAACCACGTCTTACTGCACACTTCAGTCAAGACGAGAATATGCTATCAGCTATTAGAGATGGCCTAGATAACCACAGCTACACAGCAGCTCTTATGTACGGCCAAGACTATGATGAAGTTATCTCAGCTAAGAACGCAAAAGAGAGTGGGGAGCAGCTAACTCCTAAACAGAAGGAACTATTGGAGTTCAGAAACCAGGGAAAGATTACCAATCTAGCTGTTACTTATGGTCAGCAAGATAATTCGATGGCCGCTAATTTAGGAAAGTTTGTCGAGTACACAGATAAAGAAACCGGTAGAGTAGAGAAACGTCCTGACAAGCAAGCTGCTCAAGAAGCTAGGAAGAAATACTTTGACGGCTACCCGATGGTGTATGAGTGGATCCTTGATGTACAGATGGAAGCAGAGACACAAGGCCGGGTGTTCTCTCTATTAGGAAGGTACCGCCGTTTAAACGTACCTGATTCAGTCTTCGCAAATAAGGATGGTGTCACTAGAGAGACCTACAAATCCATGCAGGAGAGGGCGAGTATCTTTCGACAAGCTGTAAACTTCTTACCTCAAGGTTCTGCAGCAGACATCATCAAATGCGCCATGATCGAAATAGAGAATAATGAACGTTTACGTGAACTAGAAGTTGAGATGTTACTCCAAGTACATGATGAACTAGTGTTCTACATGCCAGACGATGAGAGAGCAGACGAAGCTATGGAAATCATTGAGAAAATTATGATTTCACAGTTCTCTGACATCCTCACAATCCCTCTAGTAGTCGATATCCACAAAGCTTATGCATGGGCTGATGCCCATTAAGGAGTCAATTATGAAAACATATATGTGTTACCTAATCTTCTCTGAGTCTGGTATTAAACGTCAGACAAGAAATAAACCTAGTCTGAAGGCTGGAGAGTATGCAGTACAGGTCAAACTGAATCTACCTAAAGGATTTCTTAATAGAGCCTTTCCTGTAGCTTCTGTGACTATACCAGAAAATGCTATAGTCGAACCTGAAGTAGAAGTCTCTGTAGTTAAAGAGACTAAACCTAAACAGAAGAAGAAAGGATAAATCATGGAAAAATTAGGAGTAGATCAAGGTCAAGATGATCTTACTAAACAAGGAACATCGGACGTATTATGTCCCGAATGTGGAGTAAAAATGGAACAACACGGACAGGTTATGAAATGCCCTGTCCACGGAACCGAACCTTTAGAGAAGGGATCAAAGAATGTCGCCAAGGACAAAAAGTAAAACCCCTGTCAGCCGAAGAGCTTCTAAATTTAAAGCTGCACAGGATTTAGTAGATCAGCAGAACGCTGAACTCAAGAAGCGTAAGATTAAGGCAGAGATAGTAACTGCTGATGAGATGGTCAACACGTTCACTGAGAGGACTTCTACAGGCCTTCTAGGACTAGATCTTATAGTGGGAGGAGGTCTACCTGACGGAGCTGTGGTTCAATATAAAGGTAAGCCTTCTTGTGCTAAGACTACAGCCGCCTACAGACACGCTGCAGAGGTTCAGAAGAAGTTCGGTGGGTATGCTGTCATAGGTCATATAGCTGTTGAGCACCCAATAGACAAACCTTGGGCTAGACGTAACGGGTTCCTTGTAGCATACAGCGACGAAGAGATAGCCAATATGGAGAAAGTACGTGGTGCTCAATTTAGTAAAGCTGTCCTAGCTACTCTTAGAAGTCAGATAGGAGCATTCTACGAAGTCCATGCACTAACAGGTGAGGACCAACTGCAGATACTTCTTGACTGGGTAATGTCGGGTACTTTCGATTTGATAATCTTAGATTCAATTGGAGCATTGACTACCAGACATGCAATGGAAGTAGATCTTGGCGGCGAAAAACCTGGTGACGGTGTTCCTCTAATGATGACTTCTTTTACTAAGAAGCTACACTCAGCTCTTAATATGAAAGCAGACGACGGTGAACCTAACAGAACTACAGTATTAGGTGTTAATCAGTTCCGAGAAAAGATTAATACGATGGGCAGAGGACCTACAAAAAGTTCACCGGGAGGTAACGCTTGGAAACATATAGCTTCTCTGGATGTAGAATTCTCCCACATAGAGTCAGGAAAGCTTTATGATGGCACTAAAAACGATCCTAAAACTTATCACTTGTGGGGGAAAGAGATCAGAATACACATCGGTAAATCTAAGAACGGTGCTCCTGAAGGCGGGATAACTAGTATCGAGCTTATATTAAATAGGAAGAACCCTCATAACTTACCAGTAGGTTCTATAAACCTGGCGATGAGTATACGTACTGCAGGCGATAGATTCGGATTGTTTAAAATTAAAGGTAGGAGCAATGAGATAGTCAAAGAACATAAAGTGTTCTTTAAAGACAAGCTCCCGGAAGGTCACTCTATGGTATGGACAAGTAAGGGAGACCTATTAGCAGACCTCAATAAGTATAGAAAGTTTAGAGATTATGCCCATCATTATATCTTAGAACTTTCTAATGTTAGACAAACAGGGATAGGTATTGAAGAAGATGACGAACCACAAGAGGAAGAAGTCGGACAGGCTGACTAAGCAGCTTGCTTCTAAAATAGGTGCTAGAGTAAACATTAATAGCGGAGCGTTCCACACAGATAAAGGTGACCTATCCCTAGAAGATGACTACGGAGAATCCTGGAAAATAGAGCATAAGTATACTGACGCGGCCCACTACACCCTAAAACTATCGACGTTCTTAAAGGCGGAACAAGAAGCTAAAATAACAGGCTCACACCCAGTGATGGTTATTGAATTCACTGGGGGCAGAAGCAGCCTCAAAAGATCTCTGGCAGTGTTAGACGGTTCTTGGTCTAATGAGATACAAGTCTCAGAAGAACTAAGCACAGACAAAAAATCTGTGAGGATTTCCCCGTCTCTAGTGTCCATTAAAAAACCGCTAAAGATCTTATTCGAATCAGATAAGAGAACGCTACTACTTACTACAGCCATAGAATGGCAACAATTACTCGAAAGAGATAACTAAATGTTTAACGAAGATGACGTAATACAGGTATACCGTAGCTTATTGAGTAATCTTGGATACACACCTAGGTTCACCCAAGAGGATGCCATCAAGCGAGTAACACAAGCACTTAATGATTACGACGATGTGATTCTAGAATCACCGACTGGGTCAGGTAAGAGTGTTATAGCTATGGTGTTTGCTAAATACATCAGTGATACGCTCGAAGGTAACTCATTTCTACTGACACCTAGAAAAGAATTACAGGATCAGTATAGTGAGTCTTTTTCTGACAATGTATTTGTGTTTAAAGGAGCTGCCAACTACCCATGCCACTTAGGCATATCAAGTGGTATACCTGATGCTGATTGTGGACCGACAGCTCAATGTGCTAAAGGAGGCTTCGGTGGTAGAAATTATGGGTGTTGTATTGGAACACCGTTAGCTGAAGTAGATTTTCCGCTAGGTCCTGTACCTTTAAACACACAAGATCTTGACTCAGAAAAAGTGTACTGTAATTATTTGTACAATCGTCATCTGGCATTACAGAGTGAAATACTGGTTATGAATTTCGCACTGTTTCTATCTCATGTTAATTACACAGGTATCTTCCATAAGAGGTCTCTATTAGTATTAGACGAAGCCCATAGATGTGAAGAATGGTTAGTTTCATTCGCAGGAGTAAAACTAAACGAAGATAGACTTAAGAGATTAGTTCCAGACCTTGATATACAATCTTTATCTCAATACATTGAAGCTGTAGCAGATGATGACCCTTTAGGATCAGCTTTTATGAAAGACTGGTTAGGATCAGAATTACTTAAAATACGTAAAATAGCTGAGATAATGGAAAAAACAGGGGGACGCCCCTCAGATATACATTACCTATTATCTGACGTAATACCTGGACTGTCTCTTATGAATTCATCACTAGATCATACGAAATGGGTAGGTGACCGTGTAGAGATTATATCTAAAGGGTTTAAAAATAAAATTGTTTCGTACAACTTTTCTCCAGTATTTGTAGATAAGTTCGCTAAATATATGTTGCTAAATAAGGCACCTAAAAGATTATTTATGTCGGCCACTATCTTGGACTCAAGAGCGTTTTCAAAGTCTCTCGGTATAGAAGAGCACGCATTTGTTAGGATCGCTTCAGAGTTTCCTGCAGAGAACAGACCTTTCATTATTTCAAATACAATAGGATCTCTTGCTTACCCTAAAAGAACTGACGAGAAGATGGCGAAAGTAACTAAAGAGATATGTGACATTGTAGAGCACCATTCTGATTGTAAAGGTATTATTCACACACAATCCTACAAGGCGACTAATATAATAAGTAACGCTTTAAAGGAAAACTCTACTACTAGAGATAGGGTAATCACTCATCTATCTGGTGCTAGAAGACTAAACATGTTCAAAGAGTATACCGAACGAGAGGATAACCCTGTATTTATTACACCATCTTTTACCGAAGGAGTTGACTTAAAGTTTGATCTGGCTAGATTTCAGATTATGGTCTTTGTACCTTACGCCAGCATTAGTGATAAACGAGTAAAAGTAAGGATCGGACTTGGCGGGTGGCCTTGGTATAACTGGTTAACAGCCCTGTCAATAATGCAGACATACGGAAGAATTGTACGTGACGTCGAAGACACAGGTGTTACGTACGCACTTGATGAAAGATTTACCGATTTTATCAGTAGACACAACAGTTTGTTTCCGGACTGGTTTACAGAGGCAGTAGAATATTATGAGTAAAGCTCTAAGAAAAGCAGTACGAAACAGGAGTAAAAGGAAGTTAGTAGGTTTTACTGATGAAGCTTTAGAGATAGTGTCTAATCTAGATAAAGCACTTCTAAAAGATGTTGAAGAAAAGAGTATCAAACACAAACGACGCACAGGAGTATTCCATCCTAGTGAGATAGGGTCTATGTATCCTTGCAATAGACGATTGTACTATTCTTACCTGGACGCTCCACGTATAAATCGCTTCAGCCCACAACTTCATAGAATTTTCAGAAATGGACACACTGTACACGACAGGCTACAGTACCTTTTTGGTAAAGCTTATCCAGGAAATTTCGAAGCAGAAGTCCCTGTCTCTGTTAAAGAGTATGAAATATTTGGACATGCAGATGGTGTATTAACAACAAAAGTAGGAACCTTTGTTATTGAGATAAAAAGTGCAGCTAGTGGCTCATTGGCAAGTTTGACTAAGCCTAAACTATTCCATGAAAGACAAGCTACTTGTTACGCTAAAGGTCTTGGGTTAAACAGAATACTGTTCTTGTATGAAAATAAAGATAACCAAACCCTCATACCCCTATTTGTTAACGTCAGCGATATTACATGGGGTAGTGTCGAAAAACTAATAAACTCTGTTAAGTCTGATATTGAGAAGGGGGTACTGCCTTTAGTCAATAAAGGTTCATGGTGTACTACCTGCGCCTTCTTAACTCAGTGTAAACAAGACAACAAGGAAGGATAAATGGCAAAGTTACCACTAGGTCCACGAGACCTCTCTAACGAAAAGATATGGTCAGAGGCTCAAGGAAGGTACTCACAAGTATCTAATATTGAAGAAGAGCTTCACAGCTTAGGTCTAGAGCTTCCTACACTACCTCATGCCCTACAAGTAAATTTTATCGAATATACAAATGAAGGTATGGGACAGCCCAAAATACCTACAGATATATCTCGATTAACACTGTCTCAGATCAGTACTCTTCAAAGCGTCTTTGCTGAATGGTTTGAATACGTGGTTATATTAAACACGAAGTTCAACGTACAACTAAGTGCGTTAGAAGAAGTCAAAGATCTTACTTGGGCTGCGATCAGGAAAGAGCATACCGATAAGAGTATGACTGTGTCAGACAAAAACGACGCTGTTAGAACTGATATCAGGTATGTAGAAATCAACGCCGAGTATTTGAAAATGAAGTACTTACATAATGTAGTAAAGGGAATAGCCACTGCTATGGAACGAGGACTAAAGGTAATTTCCAGGGAAATTACTATTAGGTCCAGCTCATACGATACGTCGACCAAGATGAAATCTCCGGAGGCAGTAAAGAGAGGTTTGACTAAAAGGAGTAAGGGAGTAGCTAACACTGCAGTTTCCAGAAGGGGTGCCCGTAGAGATGGAGAATAAGACACTAGTATCCGACTTCTTTATACCGTTCATGCCTCCTAGTGCTAATAAAGTGTACAGCCACAACTGGGTTATGAAGTACACTTATCTTTCTACTGAGGCTACTGAGTTTAGAAGTAAGTTTAGAAACCATGTTATAGACAACTATTTGAAGGAGACTGCTCTAACACCTTCCTCTTTCCCTAAAGACAATGTGCCTTATCGAGTAGTGATCTGCTTCGTAATACCTGACCTGATCAATAAGGGATGGCCTAAGACGAAAACCAAGTACAGGCGTAAAGACCTCAGTAACTGGGTGAAACTGTTAGAAGATTGTGTTAAAGACTTATTCGCTTACGATGACTCGCAAAACGTACAAATAATACTGGATAAGAGAAGAGGTAATAAAGATTTGTGTGGAGTTAGAATACAGATTTTTGAACTAGACCCAGAAGATGTAGACACCGTGATCGTAGACGAGGACCACTTAACGGAGATTATAAATGGCTGGAAATGACAAACCAAAAAAGATAGGTACTAAAGAACGAGGAGCAGCTATAGCTGTTGCTGAACACCTACTTCAACGTCTAGAATCTATTGGAGGTTCACTAATCTCTATAGGCGACGACGATGACATGCAGCACCAGATCCTCAGACAATGGGGTACTGAACTAATGGGTCTAGCTGAAGGTTTCTCTCAAAATATACAAGAGCTTTCTAAGGTATTTGTAGAAGAGCAAGCTGAGAAAGCGATCAAGAAGATTGCTGCCTCTAAACGTAAACGAGAACGTGAGTTAGAAGCCTTAATACTAGACGAACCAGGCTTAGATTTATGTAACAAAACCGAAATCTTACAGATACTGGGTATGCATGGATACTTCATTTCTAGAAGTACCGACCTAGAGACTTGTAAGAAAATTTTAAGAGGGGAGAAGGATGTAGAAGAGTTCAGTGTAGTAGACCAATTGAAAGGTACTATAAACAATCTCATTAGACAGGACTGGAAGAACATGGAAGGCCAGTTGTCGTGCGATGCAGATTGTTATATGTGCCCAAGTTGTAAAGTAACTGAGTGTTATTTAGATAATAAGGCGCACCTAAATGGCCGTCCAGATATGCCAAAATTCAAACTCTAAGGAGAACATATAATGTCTAAGAAAAAAGGCAGTAAATTAGCCCAACCAGATGTCACATTGGAGAGCCTTGAAGATGGTTCCTCTACTCGTATAGACCTCAACCGCTTCCTCATATCGAGAGGTATGAAATACAGTGAGGAGGTAATGGGTATGGATCTAAAGGAAATGAAGAAGAAAGCTGCTGAATTCATAGTTAAGGAATCAGAAGCAGATGGTCAGAAAGAAGATCCTGAACCTAAGAAGAAAGCTGCTGGCAAAGAACAGGAAGATAAGCCTAAAGTTAAACGAGAACCTCGAAAGAAGGCTGTAGAAGTTCCAGACGACGCTATAGCGAAACTACAAGAAGAACTAGCTGCAACTAAGTCTGAGTTAGCAGCCTTCCAAGTTAAAGTTGTAGACCTACACGTATGTGTAGATCAGTTAACCGACTTTGTCGGAGAAGCTCTTGGATTCGAGAGACCGAAAACCGAATCTGCAGAAGAAGTAAAATCTACTACCAGGAAGAGAACACGAGGTGCTGCTAAACAAGCAGTAGAGTCTGAAGAGTATGGAGAACAAAATGACCCAGGCGGCGACGGAGAGTATGTGGAAGGTCAAACACCGCCCGATGTTAGACTCACTGACGAAGAACTCAGGGATTTGACTATACCTGATGATTTGAAGCACCTTGACCTAGAAGGATTGATCCAATGGACTGGACTTAATCTAGGGATCGAGTATGATGAGGGTGACACCGATTATGAGAGTCTAATGGTACAGATAGACAACTACCTAGCGGATATGTTTGCCTAACATTAGAGCACGCCGCAAAGGGAAGGGAGAGTTTCGACTCTCCCTTTTCTTTTAGCTACTAGGATTCTTGTCTGTTACTACTAGGCTCTTTGCTCCGTAAAGACTTCCAGCTGCAGCTGCGGCTAAATACTCACCGGGTATAGTTACCTTACCCATTTTCGGTAATTTGATAGTAACCGGCCTAACTGATTTTTTAGTCTTGAGTATTGCTCTACCTATACCAGTTGCTCCTGCAGCTACACCAGCACTTAGACCTACGTCTTTCAGAACCTTATTAACTTTCTTGGGTGGAGAGATATCCGCACCACTAGGAGCAGCCTCTATGTACACAGGAGTCTTGAATGTTCTTGGAGTGGAGAGGGTGAGAGGTTTATTAGAAGATTCAGCGGTCTTCATTAAACACTCAGCGAATTTATCCCAGTTGCTCATAGCAGTATTATCGCAATCAGGAGAACAGTTGTAAAGCTAAAGGAGCATGTACCACCCCAACCAAGGTATAACCACATACCGTCTTCAACACCTTCAGCCTCTACTTCAGCCAATTCATCTACCTTTTCTTTAAGGAACTCGTTATACTTACCCAGGCGCTCATTATCTTTGTCGAGGACTTCAATAATACCATCCTTGGTTTCTGATATCCGAGAGTCCAACTCGCTTCTCTTTTTTAGCGTACCGTTTTCGATTCGGAGTAGTTTATACCCTTCTTCGAATAGTCTAAGTTGTTTATACTCCTCAAACGAATAAGCTTGCACAGTCTTATTATCTATAACAGCCCTCTTCCCTACAGGAAAGTCCTCTGCTAAGGAATTGGTCGCTAAGACCAGTATACTGATCGTAGTAATTAAACCCGGTCCAAGTCGTCCCATGATTTGGCCTTTTTAATGTCTTTGATAGTAGCCTCAATACCTGCTTCAATGTTATTACTAGCATTCTCTGTAGCTTCTTTTTGGTCTTTGAGATTACGTATTCTGTTATCCAGAATAGATTTAGCCTTAACAGTATACGCAGCAGCCTTAGCCTCTTGGATGGCTCTAATATTAACATCATTCGTTAAGAGCTTCTTCTGTAAAAGAACAAGCTTCTTTTTACGGAAGTAGTTTAGAACGACAAGACCGGCTACCAGTATTGTCGCAACCACTCCAGCGTTTACCTTGTCTGTCATTTTTTATGGCTTTCCTTCGACGACTTCATATCATTAGACATTTTACCTATAGTCGGACCTAACACTACCTGTACAATAGCAGCTTGCCAAACCACACCAGCTGTTACAAGACCTAAAACCGCTGCTGTAGTACTAAATAACATATTTAGTATAGCTGCAGAATAAGGAACTAAGGAAGGGCTTACCTTCTCAAGTAGAGTACCAAACTGTTTGTGTACTTTATATTTCTTACAGACCTGTGTGAGTAGCTGTACAACTACTATAGCAATAACTACAAAATCTCCTCCTGGGACGATTTCGATCAACTTATTTATTAGTCCCATTTCCGTAGCTTCTGTGACAGCATTTACAGCTGCCCACACTAACGCCGGAGATATAGCTAAAAATGTCAGAGCTAGGTAGGTTATTTTTTTCATTTTGTTTTCCTATACTATACGGGTTTCAGCACTAGGTATTAAACAATTCACAAGTCTCTGAGCTTGTTCAGCCCCAAGATTTCTAATTGCTGCAACAAGCTGTGCCGATAATACTTTAGGAGCTTCAAACTGTTTTTGTAGTTCTAAAGCTCTATCCTTTACTTCGTCAAGTGTCTCTTCCACGAGGTAACCTCTCTTTTATGGTTGTTAGAAATTCCGATAATACTTCTGTATTACTTTGAATTGTAGCTAGTGCTTGAGACTGTAATCCCCTCATAGCTTCAAATATTTCTCTTACATCAGAGGCCCATTGTTTACGCTCATCAGCACCAGTCTTAGCCAGGGCCTGCATAGTTTCGTTTAACTCCTTAATAGTTTCACGATGAGATAACCTTTCACGCCAACGGAAAACCTCTACCACCACCACTGTGATAAGAACAGGTCCACCGATCTTTAGAATATCTAATATTGTACTAGGGTCGTCCATACGATACTACTCTTCTGTGTCAGGTTTCTTTTTCTTCTTCTACATTATCTATCTTCTCTAATACTTCTAGAGCTTGCATAGGCCAGTCTTGCTTGTTTCCAATTATATTTTTGAAGAATTCAAACTCAGTCGGATTAAATTTCAGATCTACTGATAGGTTATCTTTCCAACGTGCTTGTCCGTTAGGAAGCTCTTCATACATAACCCCGTCTTTTTCGTCATCAGTTAGTTGAAGTATATCTAATATACTTCCTCCTTGTCTTAAAAGAATGAGTGATCCTTTCAATTCGTTAAAGGCTCTCGATAGTAATATCCTTTCAGCTACAGTTAGGTTTAGTGTTATAGAAGTCATAGTGGGCCTTACTTTCTTTCCAGGGTTAGAGGTTTAATGTGATGTTAGGGTTTACGGGTTTACTTTTAACATTGTACTTTCATTTTGACCTCGTTGAACTATTACATCAACTTAGCAATTAAAATTCTTCTATCGAAACGTAATTAGACGTTGTGCTAGCTAAGATGATTCGCGTACTACCTGAATTTTGGTATATTCTAATATCTATCCACTCTTCGTTCAGCAGTGACACAATGTCACAACCGTTAAGGGACGCCCTCCACGTTGCAGGAGAGCTGGTAAGTTCGTTTCGCGTTAACTGTGAATACGGGCCATCGCTTTTATATATCCATAATTGAATTTGCTCGCCCGCACTCCAAACACTCGACGTCTCAAACTGCACTGCTGCGTTTACACGAACTTTCATGTCCCGGTCAGCAGTGAATTTCCAGTGGTTAGTTTGATCGTCTGGAGGACTGGCTATTGTGACTCGATCAGTCCCCGGATCATCAAAAGTTTTGGTTTTGAAATCTACAACAGTATAGATTTGATGAGTTATACTTTGACCCCCGTTAATTATATAACGGGCGGACACTAAATCCATTTTAGGAGTTGTGACAGCTAAATCCTCGATAGCAACCGTCGGGACTGAATTAGCGCCAAGATCGCCGCCCTTGCCCACTGTATGATCGTGAACTTTTAAGCTCGCACCGGCATCAATTAAAAAATCTTCGCCAACACCTACTTGTAAGGATCGATTGCTTAGAACAGTTGCGGATGATCGGATAATTGCTGGCAAGTTGTTGTCACCGAGAAGCAATTGATTTAAATCATTTACTGCGGCAAGAATTTGAGTGCCGCCGCCAGTTTCTTTTGCGAGAAGAGTGACGTTGTTTGCCAGAACAAGAGATTCGGTAAGAACGGCAATTTTAGCTCCGGTAACTGCATCATCGACTAAAGCATCTGTATTTATCAGCGCACCGTCGCCGCCAATGTGGTCGTGCGAATTACCGTTTAATACGCCCTCTCCGGATGGTGCAGCACCAATGTCAGCGAGGGTCACGACATGAGGATTACCGGATACTACTCCTCTATGAGTCGTATTAGGCGTAATCTGAGCTTGCAACCCTGTACCACCATTGATTCTATAATCCTTTCCTAATGGGACATTTATCGAATCACCCGCCTCAATCCGAGCTGAAGTCTGGAGAAACAACGGAAGACTTGGATTACCGACAAGCACCTGATCGGAAGAGTCTACCCCAATAAGGCTATACGAGGTATCTTGAGCTGCATTATGTCCCTCAAGATAAACATTATTTTCTAGCAGAGGCCGGGCAGTAAACAGCACAATCCCTGCTGCCGTAGTCGGCGCATCTGAACGCAAGAACGATACGGCGTGAAGTGAATCCACGGTATCTGCGTCGGCTATACCAACAATAGAATCGGTATTATCTAATCTAAGTTTTAAATTATCGAATGCGCCATAAGTATCGGATAGACGGGCATTACGAAGTTCATCATATATCGGGACTAAGGTTCTAAAATTATTAAATGGGGTAGGTAGTGTAGTTTCATAAACTGTTTGCCTGGACCACTCTACTTTTAATCTGGCAAATTTCTGTGTATCTAATGTTTGACCCATGCCTGTGTTACGAATAAATACATCTGCTTCTATTGTAGTAGTACCTGTAACAGTAGCAGGTACTGTTACACTGCCCCACAGTTTATACCAATCCCAAACTGCACCGAATCCACTAGTAATAGTAAAAGCTACAACGTCTTGAAAATTGGCTCTACCGATATCATAGAACCTAAGCCCTACTTCTATAGGAGATCCTGGATTTGCCGATTGTGCATATTCAACTGATAAAAGTAACTCATCTCCCAGAACTAATGTTCCGGTAAAAATCGCGTAAGAAGGATCTGAAACAATATCCCATACTGCTGGAGCGCCAGTATTGAGTTTTAAGAAAGGATAAGCATTATTGACATTCGCAGCAATAGTAGTACCACCAGCATTATTAATCCAACCTTGAGGTACAGCTTGGCCTACACCTTCAATAAGCATAAAGTCACCATTGACAACCAAGTTAGGTGCTACTGGTAGACTTTGACCGTCTAAGTTTATTCCATTCGCTGTAGGAGGTGCTATTCTAGAAAATCCTGCTGAAGGTGTAGGGTCATCTACATGAGAATGTAGAGCTATACGAGCCTCGTGGTTAAAGAGGTCTTTATTGTCATCTACAGGTGTTTCTAACGAAGCGCCTTTTATGTCGACAATGGCTGAGATCAAATTAGCATCTTCTATTACACCAGCTATAGACTGTTTAATAAGAGCATCTGGAGGAAGAGTGGAGATATCTCTCTTAACACCGTACCTGAAGGCATACTTAACGCTAGACGGTATAAAATGACTGAAGCGTAAGTAAGGTCTAGGTTCTGTAGGCGAACCACTAGTTCCATAAAAACCATCAGCATTACCGTTTACAGTATTGCCAGCCGAATTTATACTGACATCGCCTATGACTAAATCCATAATTATCCAGTATTCGTCAGTAGTATTATCTGGATCAGCCCCGTTCCATCCTTCTACTGTTACCACACCAGCAATAAAGTCTGTGATTCGTTTAAACTCCCAAGTCCCGTCTAAGCGTGATAAATGTACATAACCATTATTATAAAGATCATCAGCCCCAGCTAAATTACCGCTGCTATCCTCTAAGGTAGTAGCTGTACCTCCACCGATCCAAGCACTTCCCCAACCTCCTGAAGATTTTACACCGTTAGTTTTGTCTCCAATACCTGGAACTGTAAGGTTAGCGTCGTCAGGATCTTCGTAGAATGTTAAAGCTACAGGAACTACTGGGTAAGGGTTGCCAGGATTGAGATCGTCTCTTAACAGAGTGACAAAGGTTGTAGTATCAACAATATCCGATAAGAGAATAGCGTTAGTGAACTCAAAAACATCTACCCAAATTTGATCGTCTAGAACCCTTAGAGACCACTCACCTACACTAGTTAGTTCTCCAGTGATATTAGGATAAGCTATAGGAGCATCCTCAACAGAGGACATACGTATATCTAGATTATTTGTGTTGTCTGCTAAAGCGTCGTGAGGACGGTTAGCGATAGTCTCATCAATTACGTTCTCGCCAGAACGTATCCAATCCTGTGACTGTAATTGCTGCTTCGTTTTAAACGCCATTATACTTTTATTCCTAGTTCTGTATCCAAACCGATACTTTCAAAACCGTAGGTTAGGGGTATGTCTAGCTGCTGGCCATAAACCAAAGAATCGAAGTCTATTACTTCTGATATACCACCATAACGGAGCACCGGACGCCCGTCAATATCCGTAAAAACTTGCCTAGCATAGGTTGGTCTAATGAGATGTGTAAACACTAGAACGTTCCTAGCAAAATCTTCCCAAGGTAGATTTAATGGACCCAATCGCACATTAAAGGTATGATACTTCTGAACTTCGGACATACCTAGGATCATATGCCGAGCTAACAGTATAACAAAATCATCCTCTACAGCAGAAGCACGTTTAGAAAGTTTAACTTCACCAGAACGGTAGTTGATTCCATAATCACTGTAGCGGGTTAAAGGTGTAGTAACTACAGCTAGCTTGGTCTGCCCAACTACAGGCTCTTTACCTATAGCGAAACTCCCGTCAAGTCCTAACTCTGCTATATTACCGCCAATAAATGTATAGGAATTAATCGTGTAGAGAACAGGTTCGGCTCCAGGCCCTTCTACAAACACTATACTAGAGCCTACTATACCAGCTGTAAAATTTGAGTCATCGTGCATATTTGCCGCTTGATAGTCTACTCGGATAGTCATTGCGTCAACGTCGACAGCAACAATCGAATCCTCTTTGTTAAGGCTGTACATACTAGCTAAGTATATATCTTCAGATTCTATGACAATGTTAGGTACGTAGAAGTGGCTCAGTTCAATGTAGCTGTAATCCATATCTGGAGGATTGGTAGTAGCTATTAAAAGAGTTAAATCTCCGTTAGTATAATCTACTGTGTAGTTAACAGTTTCCACTAAGACAGCAGCTCCATCCCTCACTGTTACGCTCCCAGGAATTATCGGACTGAACTGGGTTCTGTATGGACCTAACCCTCCACCGACCGGGAACTCTCCAGTTACCGTTATATCAGTCGCAAGACTGTGCCTTATAGACTCTAGTATGTACCAATCAGGGTCGTTTATATAATCACGTATTGTAACCGCATCTGCTGTCAATGGGGTGAATTTAGGTAAGATGTCTCCAACACTAAATTGCGTAAAAGAGTCTGGGAGGTATCCGTGACGCAGTCTGGTATCGTATTCATAGTCAATACCTTCTACAACGATAGTCCCTATACCATTCCCAGGGAAAGTTGTGTCAATCCTAGTAACCTCCCCTGCTACCTGTACAAATGGTTGCCCTATATTAATCTGGATTCCGGATTCGATGTTCTCAGGAGTAGGTCCATTTAAATAAACAAACCACAACCCTTGAACAGAATTTAGATACCTCTCAGAGTTCTCCTGAAACAACCCGACAGGCCAACCAAAATTATCCCTCACCACCTCTAAGTTTAAAAACGAAAACTCTGCCCACAATCCATCAGGATCTTCTTCAATAAAGAGATTTATACCTCCATCTTGTATAGTAAAATCTATCCCGTTCCTATAAATATTAGGAGGGTTCTCAGGAGTATCTTGGAAGTACGGTACCTCTACTACCTCTGGGTACACCGAGTAATCTTTGTAAATAAATCTAGAGATCGACGCATCCATAAAAGCATTAGTTAAAGGCTTGAAGAACGTCGAAACAGGATGTGTGAAAGAAGGTATAGAAAGATTGGAAATACCATAACTGTCGAGTATAATTTCTGCCTGTATTTTTATGCTAACATTAAAAACAGTGGCTCCAGCTAATCCTACAGCTACCCGAAATTCATCCCCTAAATAAGAACATCTAACTGTATAAGTTCTCTCATCTACAGTAAATACGTCAGGGAATCGTATAGTTTTCTGAACCCCTTCCTCGTCAACAACTATAGCCAATAAAGACCTGTCATCAGCTATAGCTACAGATGCTGAATTATTTAAATTATTACTCCTAGAATCAAAAGCTCCTACTACAATAGCTCCGGTGCCTCCAGAGAAGATACCAAAATCAATATCGACCTCCCAAAAAGCTTCTGCTGTAGTGTTTTTGAATGGACCTCTCGTACAAAAATAAGCTTTGTCTTGTGATGTCTTGTTAATAGCCTTTATATCAAAAGACCTAGTGGTTGCATTATACACAAAGTTTTGCGCTGACTTACCTTTAAAAATTACATCTGTTGGAAAGGCGTTGAGGTCTAAGAACTTAGAGAATTCATACCACACCCACTTACGCTGGTAATAGACAGGTACTCTAAATAACTCCCTTGCCGCATGGAGTTGGTGTATATCTAAAAGAAGGTCAGCTCCTTCTTGAAACATAGCTTTCCAAATCTCTTCAAGAGAATCTCTGTCAGCTTGTGGTAAATCTACAAGGGCACTAGGAATAAATCCCCACAGAAAATTAGTATCTACAGTTCCGAAAGTCTTAGTAAGTTCGAACGGAATGTTTGTAATAGAAGCACCTTCCGTTATCAGAATTTCTGACCCGGTATCTCCAGCTACAATGAAACTCATTGTCCAACACCTACTATCCTGTCTAGTCTACTGAATCCGAAATCGGCCGCGTCTGTACGTCTAACAGTCCTGCCATTTATAGCATTGAGTTCGTGCACAGCATCTGTAGTAATGATACCTAGTAGACCAGTAGTAGGGTCAATTGTCATCTTCTTAATACCAGAATCTGTAGAGTCTATGGTGTACGTTTTACTGACTCCGGAATTGTTAGATGAGAATAACATCCGTTGGTCTGATAAATCTAGAGTAGCTTCGATCATACCTCTATTAGTCGAAATATATAAACTGTTCCTAAGTAGGACTAAGTCCGTCGCCACTACAGTTTTTTGCGGATCGCTAGTCAACATCAATATTTTGTACGGGACTGTATTTTTAGGTAGGTCTTTCCACCAATCGGCCCATAAAGCTAAGTAAGATACATTCCCTTGATTATAAACGAAATATAGATGCCCGTCCTTCTTATTTACAACAGCTTTTATCACCTGACCAGGAATATTTAAATGATGTTTCCTGGTCTCTCGACTAAGAACTGTGATCCCAAACGACCTGAGTAAAATAAAATAAGGATTCTCGTCGATAGAATAGCTAAAAATTCCGTGACTAGCTCTACCTTTTGCTGGCCAATTATCTGCCTGGAAGAAGGGGTGTCGTACTGATTCTTTCCCTACAGGACTTTCTAACGGCAAGACTATTACTGTAGAACCTTCAAGCTTGTTTCTATTTACTATCTTATTATCGGCATATCTAATCACTACTTGTGGGAGAGTAAAAGGATCTCCTCCAGCATAGCTCGTAACTTTGTCATTTATAAAATCTATAAAAGTTAAGGAGTTAGCGTAGTTATCTAAGTAGTCCTGATATCCTGAAAATCCTGAATCTATTGACAGAACTGTATTCGAGTTTAGTACTGCTAGTACTCCATCTGCAAAGGCTGTAAATAGCCTTGGATGGACTACCCCAGGAGACTCTATTGGACCTCCACCGTAAGGAGGTGGCGCATAGAGAGGGACTGCGGAAACAGCCGTTGTAATAGAAGGTAGGGGATGTACTATAAATCTCATCCAGACATTTCCAGACCTGGAGTTGATAATAGTTATCTCCCGCTCTGTAGAGATAACAAAGAATCGCTCCGGCATTTTTACAGCCGAACCTCTATGTATATGTGGAGTTTCAGTTGCCCACGACGCCAGGTTTGTAGCAATTTGGTTGCCGTTGATATACTTTACACCATCTGCCCCATAACCAGTGAACTTTGGATTTAAGGTAGGGAAGAAGAAAGAAGACTCTGTTATTTCAAAATATTTCCAGTCAAGAATTTTCCCGGAGATGAGGTGGGGATTTCCTCTTTCATCTCTAGTATTGACATTGTACAGAGTGGTAGGCATAGCGACTCTACGATACCTAATCAGATCACCTCAGTCAACAGACTAATGTAAATGAATTTATTACAAATTTGTCAGCATAAGAATACTACCAAACAATCGTTAAAGGAGCAATATCTTGATAGTAGCCGGTATAGATGAAGTAGGGTATGGAAGCTGGGCAGGTCCTGTCACAGTAGCTTGTGTCTCCATTGAAGGGGAATTATATGAAGTAGGTCCGCTGGAAGATGTTAGAGACTCTAAAAAACTTTCTAAGCCTAAGATAAAAAAGCTAGCTAGAGTAATCTCAGCTAAAGCTGACTACCTCGGTTTAGGGTGGTCGTTCCCAAATGAGATCAATTTAATAGGTTTAAAGGCAGCCACAATACGTGCGGTCAACAGGGCTATACTAAACTGCAATATACCAGTAGATCTAGCTATTATGGACGGTAGTTATAGAAAAGACTGGCACCTTAAAGCCAAGGAAGTTGAATGGGTAGTCAAAGGAGACAGCAAGATATTCAGTATTGCCTGTGCCTCTATCGTGGCTAAAGCTGAGCGAGATCTATATATGGAGAACCTAATACACTCAGAGTACCCTCAGTACGGCTTTTATAATCATGTAGGCTATGGTACAAAAAGACATCAAGAAGCTTTAGAGGACCACGGATTTATAAAAGGTCTTCACAGAGTAAACAATGGAACTAAAAAATATGTCTGACAAACAACCGAACCCGCCCGAATCTGTGATGGACACTGATCTGACCTACAAGTTACTCAAAGGGTTTCATTCTGATAACAAAAAATCCTCTTTACAACGAATAGCTGATAAACAAAAGACTCCTCAGCACAAAGTACCTTTATGTCCTAAGTGTGGTAGTGAGAAAATTCTAAAGGTAGCCTTCGAACCTAAAAGGTTTTTACCTATACCTGGTACAAAAGGAAGTCGAGTTCTTTGTTTTGAATGTTTAACTTAAGAAATATCAGTTAACTCTACCTGATCTGTGTCTAATAAAAATCTCTTAGTTCTAGAACTCAATATAATTTGTGATATAGAACGTATAGTCTTGTAACTACGCTGTTCGTCAATCTCTATCACTACTAATTCGAACGGAAGTTCTACAAAACTAGCCCCATTACCTTGTAAAACTTTTTGTACTTCAAAAGCTTCTAAAGGATCTAACGATCCGACCCCTTCTATATACTCCTCCATACCATTTACCACAGCTAGCTCGTCAACTATAGTCTCAGTCTTGTAGTTAATTTTTAGCCTCACGAACGCAGGTAGGAAGTGACGTATCATTACATCTTCTACAACGACTCGGTTAATATCTGAAGTCACGAAATCTTGGATTTCGTTTAAACCACTACCATACTCATAGTTCAGTCGCACACTGTTGTTTGAAATAAACAACGTGTAATCATCAAACGTCGATGTGAAACCTATAGTTAGTTCTTCGTAAACAGAAAAGGAGAATTTATCATTGGCCGTTTCTAAGTACCAACCTTCACTGAAGTAATTACCGTCTACAACCACTAACTCAGTGTCTTCTGAAAAATTACCTGTGTTGTCGATAGGGTCTGCATAGCAAAGCATGTCGAAGTAATAAAGTCCGTTATCTTTACCTCTGGCTTCCATAAATGCTTTACTGGTTCCTGGGCTTATAACCCAGTCAATGATTGTGTCGGTAACAGGAGCAGCAGTAGGTCTGTATCCATAGTCAGTAGCTACAATCGGAGTGAGGTCTTGTCGTACGATAGTAATCTTCGCAATACCGGATATGTCTGTGCTAGGTACGATATCGGTAATAATATATTGAGGTGATTGAGGAACACCGGCTATTACATCTGTTAAAATACTTCCTACTTCTACATTATCCCACGATGTATTGCCGGAAGGAAGCTCAAATATAGTAGCATTCCCTGAAGGGTCTACTGTACCTTCTGCAGTTGCTTGAGCATAACCCGAAGTAGGGTTACCAAAATCGGCATCAACACCAATACGTATAGGGAACACCTTGATACCATCGTCAGTTTCAAATTCAGTTCCTCCATCTAAGTCTAAATTTGTCGAAAACGATGTCGGATCTAAAAAGTAAAACCTAACAGTTCCTGTAGCGTGATCAGTGCCTGGGCCAATACCATTTGGACCTCCACCGCCTACGAAAGTGGCAGTACGTATATCAACAGGATCCTTTTTAGGTATGATCTCTCCAGTAGGTTGGAGACTTAACTGATCTATACGTTCGACAGAAACCATTCTTACTAAGGGTTTACTGACCAAATTCAAAAGTGACTCTGGGTCTTGAACAGCTATCACCTGTACAGGGTTTGTAGGGCTGATTGTCACAAGGTCATAAGATCCAACAGAAAGGTCGGTCTCTTTGATGTAGATATCGGTCTTACCGCCAACAGCGACCTCATTAGGATCTGTCAGCAATGGTGCTGGTCCTAAAAAACCTCCAGGGATATCTGAGATAGATAACTGTTCTAAATCAGTAGAGAAATTATACCGGTATGTCGCTTTGATAACGTCCGACACAATTGGTGCTGAAACATTTTCGATAAAGTTATAGTCAGGTCCTGTACCGAAAGTCCAAGTAGGGTCTATAACATCGTTAATATATACGTCTAACGGTAAACTTGGATCAGCAGGACCTATAGGTAACCTAAATTTCTTTAATGGCTCTCTAGTCCAACTTCCTGTTTCGTCAGCTACAAAACTTATAGGGATGTCATACGTATGTGGAGTCACGTTTGATAGAACACTAACTCCGTTATAGCTGGTTGTTAATGTGATATTAACTTCGTTTTCATTCTCTAATCCATGATCGGGCGAAATTACGGTAGTAGTTAATCCTCCTCCAGAGGAGATAGTTCCTGTAATAGACCCCGCTGGGTCAGCTGTAACAATAGTTACCGCTATACGTTCTAGTATCACAAAGTCTTCAAGAACCCCCGTTATACGGTCTCTTCGCATTTCAGAGTTGCCGTAAGCTACTACCTCAATATCGTTAACAGCAAGAAAGTTGTCAGGTAGAACAAAGTTGATTCCTTTGAGCGTATTGATATCCCGAACAGTCAAACTGTTAGCAGCTACTGCTGCCAGATCCTCGTTAGTCTGGGGAGTTCTTCCGTCTTTAAACTGTTCTCTGTTAGTGACCTTTATAGGGCCAGGTAAAAGTCCTTCGATAGTAGTTACTTGATTTATATCTATGTTGTACTCATCACCCTCGTTCTCAGCAATTACAGCTACATCTACGTAGAACCTTGAACCGTCTACATTAAAAGACATATCTTCTGCCGAAATATTGGTAGTAGTAGATGGGAAGAAGGCTAAGTCATTTATAGCTAGAACTCTGTTCAATGGAGACACGGATAGAGCGACCGGATTTATATAATAGATTCTGATATTCCCAGTAGATTTGTCTCCCGAAATTCTTTCGATGAAAAAATTGGCTACTAATGCGTCCATCTCATCTTCAGACATGATATCAGCATTTCGTAAAGACATACTTTTACGTAGAGCAACCAACTCATTCCTCAGAGGAGCAAAAATATGTGTAGCTATATTTACAGAAGTAGCGCCTAAAGCGGACCCTCCATCTGTAGATAATTGAGGGTCTATAGTTTTTATACGATCCTTAATGAGTTGCTCGACACTGACTTCTACAGGGTTACTACCAACACGATCCAACATAGGCTGAATCACGTTAATGTCCCATTGAGATCCTACAGAGGTATCTACCGTGCTATCCATAGTAAGAATTAAGTCTTCTATAAATGACCGTAGTTGCGTATTAACTGCTGGCATTTTTTTGTCCTATACTAATATACCGACTAGGCTGAACACGCCTTCTGCGTTAACCAGCCTAACCTCTATAAATATCGTTGTTAAAGCTTTCACATACGAAGCCTGTATTAGCGTTAAACTAAGTAATGTTTCACTAAGCGATACAGGCTCTCCAGCTTGTAAATTAAAAATCTGACGTTCTACCGTAGTTACGGAGTTACCTATAGCGGTCATCATACCAGCTATGTGAGGCTTGTCCATCGTCTTACCTATAAGAGACTTCAACCCTCCTCCTAAACCAGGATTAAGAATATCAGTTCCTTGATCAGATAAAAGCAGCATCACTACCTTCTGAGTTAATTTGTCAATCCCAGATAACACACCTGGATCTGCACCAAATCCCCAGAGAGCAGTTCTCTGGTAATCTCCGGGTCCTGGTATGAATGTAATTAAACCTAAATCTAAACTCATAAGAAAGACCCACTAGAAAGTACTTGTTCAAAATATTCAATAGCCGCATCCAGCCCATTACTTATAAGTTCTAATCTAGCAAGTTTACCTGGCTTACCTGTATCGGCTACTACCTCATCTTGAATAACAGAAACAGCCTCCTGGACTAGCTCATCTATAGTTAGCGCAGAGATACTTTCAGTAGTCTGCTGACTACGTGCAAAAGAAGCTGCATTAAAAGCTCCTATTAGAACTACTCTAGGTAATACGCTCACTGCACAAGTCCTTCCATTTCTTGCATCATAGCATTAGTCGCAGAAGTAAAATTAGAGTTCGTCGACGACTTTTCAAAGGTTAAGCCGAAGAAGGAAAGAAGGTCTGCCTCTAATAGAATTCTAGCTGACCTGTCTAATCCTTGGTCGTCCAATATACCAAAAATACTGTCTACCTCAATAGCTCTGGCAACAGGCCCTAAATACGTACTTGCTTCAGATATCCACAAGTTTATACCAGAAGATTGTGAATCGACTTCTGCTTGAGCAGCTATGATATCAGCAGAGTCTTTAGATCTAACAGCTGCAGCAGCCAGTGATCTTAAATCGTCGAAAGAAGATTTTAAGCCAAACGAATAATACCTGTAGTCAGACTCAATAACAGTGCCCGCTACAGGAGGTGTGCTGAAAATAATTTTACCTTCTAATTCATCGACAGAGTATAAAAGTTGACTGACTTTTACAGAGTCCGCGTAGACAGATGTAAATAATCGTACAACAGTACCTTGAGAAGATTGGGCTGTAGGTAAATCAAATTCTGTAATAAATTCGTCACCAGACCCAAGAGATTCCAAAAGTACCTCAGTTGAGATGCTATCTATAAAGGATAAAAAGTTTGGGTGAAAAGGGCTTCCTCTCTTAATAGAGAACGTTACTTGATTGAACTTCTCATAGTAGTAAGTAACTAAAACCTCAGTACCTATTGGTGACGCTTTTGGGGCAAACGATAACTGATCTGTGGTAGCTGTGTAATCAACTATATAGTAGTCTTTCCTTGAAATCAGAACAGCACTGTCCAGATAAATGACCTCTGACCCATCTTTGATTTCAATAAATGTCCCTGTAAGACTAGCTGTAACATCCAGATCGAATATAAGATTAGAGTTATCTGGTATCGGGGTGACAGTTTCTCCGACTATAGCACTCTCATGTCTATACACAATCTGATTAGCAGCTGTAAGTATGGTTACAGTTCCGGTACCATAATCAATTAAATAATCAGTTCCTCTAATTAGGGCAGGTCCTCCATTTGTCACTACTTCACTACCGGCAATAACAGGAGAGTACACAGTACTTTGTGGAGAACCTGTCAAGGCCTCTGTCTCCTCTACAATACGTATGTAGTCAGCCTCGATTACTTGACCTACATCTGGGGCAGCGAAGGCTGTAATATCTACTAAACCTGTTGTAGGGGTAACAACTGTATCTGCATCTGGTACAGGAACTCCTCCGATGGTCACAGACAACTGGGTCTCATCTAACTCAACAAAACCACCAGTAGGTGTAACAGTGTAATCAGTTACATAGGTAGGGCTGGTGGGGCTATTGATAAAAGAATCTGAGTCTTGAAACATCATCGGTATCTGCCGATCTAACTCAATCGAGACACCTGAGATAGAAATGTTATTGAGAATCTCTACTATTTCAAACAACTCCCCAGATAAAGCTGCAGGGGTTATGATTTCTAGATAATCTTTAGCTTGAACCCCTTGAGCTAATAAATCTTCTGAAGCTACATCTACAATCAAATCTCCTACCTGTTCACCGTCTATGAAATCTAAATCACCAGTAAACGGCCCAGCCAAAAACTCGACAAACTCAGGTGCAGAGAATTCTAAAATAGTAGCTAAAGAGTTTTTCCCAGACACCAACTCTAAGAAGTAATCCCTACTTAATGCAGCTTGCTCAGATATAACACTATTAGCCAAAGTATCTCTAATAAGGATAATGCTTTCTCGTATCTTTATAGTCATACTTTTAGAGGCGCTAAACTTCAGGTTCAACTGATTATAGGCCGCTAAGACACTGCTGATAATATTTATCCTATTCCATAATATAACCAGAGAGTCCTCAAGAGAATCTACTCCTGAGATGACCCCGGCAATAGAGTTTGTTGCTCCTTGTGCAGTAACATTCTCTTTTATAGGACCGACCAGGAACTCGTCTAAGTCCCCAGTAAATTCAGATAACTTATTAGTAGGATCTAGATTACTGGCAACTGCTGACGTAACACCTACTAGAGACGATAAAGCATCATCTAGCTTGTTTAAGTTAGTGATTTCTTGGTCACCTGTAATAGCGTCTATTTGATCTATATTGTCATACAAATCAGACAGATCTTCTAAAACCAGACCCATAAAACCACTCCCTAAATTATCAGAGGCGAGTTTGGTTAAGTAAAATATGGCTGTAGAATTAAGAAGGAACCCAAACGTAACGAGGTCTATTAAGTTAGTGTATAAAGACTCAACATCTTTGGCTGTACCCTCAATACGGATATAGTCTAGAGATTGAATAAAGAAGTTAGACAGACTATCTACTACCTCCTGTTCTTGATATTCAGCCATTAAGATGAGACCTCATAAACCTGTAGTTCGTTTTGTGGGAAAAATAGTTGAAAGTCATCATTAGGTATAGAAGTTAGTAGGTTCGGTAATTTAAACCCACGCTCTGCACTGAGGTAGGTTTTTAAGGTAATGCAGTTCTCTTTAGTCAGTTTCAAGAGTTGTTCTTTTAACGCTTGCGGGTTGTAGTCGACACTCTCGCACATACCTTCAAATGTAAAATCGTAGTCTAGAGGATTGTCGGCAATATTGTTCTTTGAGAAGATCCATGTGTAAGCCTGATACCCCCACTTGAGATCACTCTGATGCTGTCTGCTAGTTTCTTTTATACCTTCGTAAGTCATTATAGTGAACTGGAGAAAATCTCTTACAGCTCGAAGTAACGTACTCTTTTTCAGATTAGTAATACGTTCACTCTCATAGTTTTCTGGAAATTCATCTTCGTCGACATCACCATCGTCGCGTACTACACCTACTTCAAGTAGGTCACAGAAGATTTCTTGAATTAAAATGCTTCTAGGATACCACATTTATAAATACTTCCGGCGCTGGGTCAACATCTGGTAGGGGTGTATAAAAAATCCCACCGCTTATTGACGAAGGACGTACATAGGAACCATCAGTTGTAAACAGAACATAGTTCCCTACTTCTGGATAAGAGACAGTCCCATTAACTGTTATACTAGAATGTCGGTAGCTCATTATTGGTGCTGTAGGAGCTACCGTAAACGTAACCAGACCTGTCTCATAGTTGACAGTGTAGTCAGTATCTCGTATCAAAACTACAGATAAGTCTGTGATAGTCTCACTCTCTGCCAGTAGGTCATCGTTAGCTGTACTCCACTCTTCAGGAACTATTGTAGCAGTCAAACTCTCACCTAAAATTTCGGTTGCCGAGTTTATCTCAACATCTCTTGTAACCTCTCTTGTTTGCCCATCTGTAAACAACCCATTGACTATTATAGAAAGACTCTCATCAATAGAAAGAGTAGTCTTCTCTACTTCAAACTCTATACTTAAAAGTTCAAAAAATACGAGATCGATCAGGTTAATAGTATCGACACTAGGTATTTCTACTTTATATACTGCATCTTCATGACGTTGAAATACTATGTGGTAACTTGCTCCTCTAAAGGCAAAGAACTCTAAATAACCAAGCTGGTCAGTAGTTACGACCTCTTTACGTTTAAAGATTCCTCTAGACTGCACAACTCCAGGAAAGTCAATCATTTGTACTTGAACACGATACTTTATTAGCGGAGTTCCTGTAGCGTCTATGAGCAGGGCTGTAACCCTACACATATCCTGATCGATAGGTAGAGGAGCTTCGGAGCCTCCTCCTAACAGACCTCCACTAAACCATGCTAAAGTATCCATTAGACAAGCTCGATTACTGGAGTAGAGTCAATAAGATTACCACTAGCGTCATAGGTAAAATAGTAAGCGATTTGCTTAGTAGGAAGATGTTCTAAAGGAAACACAATTTTATTTACAGCCCCTGATTTCACATTACGTATATTTACCGGCACATCTGCAAAAACCACTGAGCCTGACTTAGAGAACTTCGCATACTCGAACGGACCTCTTAAAGATTCATAAGTAATCAGGGATCCGTCTACTGGAGCTGTCTCAAATTCAAAAGTTCTAGCAGAACGATTTAATTTAACCTCGTCACCATCACCGGAAAATATTTCTCCAGAATCAACCACTTTTAAGTAAACAGGATTGTCTGTAGCATCTGAAGTCACATCTGCTTTTACAAGTACTAACTCTAATAGCGAATTGAGGACACTCAGATCCTTGATAAAAAATACAGTAGTTACACCGTCTCCTAGAACAATTCCAGGAGCGTTCTCGCCTTGTTCTGCATCATAGTATGGAACCCCATCTATAAATGAAGACCTAGTACCGTTAATAATTAAATCAAGATCTGGAAATACTACTGTCTCATTGTACGCTCCCATACCCAGATTAAGCTGGTGAGGAAGAGAGGCTACCATTTGTGTAAGGGCAAATGTAACAGTAAGAAAAGCATTATCCCAATCCAGTCCTGTATTGGCATCTAAGCCTAACGGAGAAACGAACCATTGTTTTCTAATAACAGGCGGCATTTTAAAGCTCCAGTAATTTGTTAATGTCTGTAGTTACTACAGCTGAAGTAGACGCTGTGGTCTCATCGATTAAGCTGCTAGGTGAGGTTTCAATAGTGCTGAGGAACACGACTTCCTCATTTAACCTAAGTTGTTCCTTCAATTTCCATTCTGAGAATGATACTTTTAAGATGTTCAGTTGTAAAATAGCTGTTTCGATACTCATGTGTATACCTGCATCTTGTTAGCAATCTTCTTCTTTATTCTAGACACCTTCGCTGCGGCCATATTTAACTGTTTAGCTATCGCAGTAGTACCAAGCTCTTGTTTACCGTGAGCGCCTAGAGTGTATTCGTACACCAGTTTTTCCTCTGGGGTCAGTTCATAATAAATAAGTTTTAAAATATCAGAATCCTTACTTCGTTCGAACGTAGTAACAGCCCCTGTTTCTTCTCCTCCAGTAATGTCGGCTCGTATCTCTATTTCTAGCAAAGCTACTTCAGACATCGGCCAACTCATAAATTCAGACATCTCTTGAGTAGTAGGTTCTCTGCCGTGCATATCATGTAACTCAGTCTTTGCACGTTTAAACTCACCAATCCTACGTTGTCTTTGTTCAGGTATCTTACCGAAGTTATTATATTTTTTGATGAATCTCCCTACAGATTTTAATTGATGTTGGAGATGTGTACTTAACTTAACCCCATAGGAAGGGTCGAAGGTGTTTAAGGCTTGGAGAGTCTTTATCTTAACTTCAGCTTCCACTGCGCTTCTTGGTATAGCCCAACTGGTAGCATGTCTTTGGGTATACATATTCGTGATGTTAGACAAAGACTTCATCAACGGAGTTAAGTTCTGCTTAGTCGGAGCCTGTTTCCATGTATCGTAAAGTTGAACTTCTTTCTTCTGGCGACTTCTTAGTTGAGTAGTAGTTAGAGGGGCAATAGGAGTCATCTTCTTAGCGAAAGACTCTTTCTCTAATACCTCTTCCTCACCATCAAAAAGAAGGTGAGCAAATTCATCTAATGCTAGATCATTCATCGATGCTTATAAAACCCATTTACCGCCACGGCGTGTTTTAGTTACAGACCTACCGCCCATCATCATAGTTTTCTTCTCACCTTCTACAGCAGCCTTTCCGTACCTAGCTGTAACTGACGGCTTCACTCTAGACGCTGTCTGACCTGAGATGTCGACTATACCACGCCCATACGCTTGAGAACCTCTCACAGCTCCAGCAGGCCTAATTGTGGTAGTTGCGGCAGGAGATAATAGTGTCTTAGCTTTCTTAGCAGCTCCTGATAATAAACCGGCTTCTTTTTGTAGTAAGAATCCAGCTAAGATATGGATCTCTTCGATAGATCCCTCTTTAACAAATTCCTGCTCCGGTTTTTCTACCTCTAATATAACAGCGGCTAATTTACGCATTTCTTCAATATTCATTGTTCTTCTCCTAAGAGACCTCGAATGGGAAAGTTCTGGAACGTTGCGGTTTCCAATAGTCTGGAGCCTCTCCGAACAATTCGAAGAGGTCTACTCTCAGATCGCCAGCCGATGCAGGTAGTGTGAGCCTTCTATACATACCTTTTCGTCCTACTACTGAAACCCCTACTGAGGCTCCTTTAGGAAGAAGTGTTTCTGCGTATCCAGTATCGTCAGTCTCTATAATCACATTTCCGCTAGTCGAAGTAAAACCTCCAACTGTGCCAGAAGGTACTGTCTCTATCTCAATCAGAATCTTCTGGAAAGGTATAGCCTTTCCAGAAGGGTCTACTAGATTAACATAAGCTGTTAAAAGATTCTCGTCTGGAGACGATACTGTAAAGTCCAGACCAGATCCTTCTAAAATTTGTTCGAAATCAACCCCAGCTACTACAAGAGTTACTACGTTCGTAGAGAACGCATAATTAGGTTTGTGTAAAATTAGAGAATAAATACCATCAGGGAGAGACACATCTGTACCGATTACAGAATTGATAAGGAAAGAAGCAAGTTCTTCGTCTCCTTCAAATATCGAAAGTGTTACACCCTCTATCGGAGTAGGGTCTGGTACAGTAGTAGAATCTTCAACTTTAAACGTCAGGATAGCCATCACATTGCCTTTTGAAGCTTGATGTCTTTAATAGCTTTAGACATATTTATCATTTTTTGCATCATCTGCGGGTTACCTAAAACTTTAGATCCAAGATCTTTAGACGCTAAAGAATTTGGAGCCATTGACGCTGTTAGACTACCCATCGTAGGAGCAGGGCTGTTTCCAAGTATCCTACGTTGCCCAGGATCAGCTCCTGGAGTCACATGGAGACTCTTAGAAGGCAATGCTCCTAGCTTAGTTAGTTCGTCTTTAAACGATGTCCAATATGTAGAGTCCATGATTACCTCAGTATTAAAGAATTACTCAGTACTGTCAACGATTTATCCTACAAAACCTCTAGACCGTATAAGCTGTCGCCTATATTTTAATATTATAGTCTGGCGGGCTTTTAGTACAGGGTCTTTTACAACTTGGACGCCCTCAACTTCAACAGCTCCAGTTGAGGCAGTAACTGGGGTACCAGATACTGGATCCCCTTCCGTTTGTGCTCTAGCAAATGGCCTACCTACATATAAGACATTGAACTTAGGAGTTAGCTTGTCTGACTCAAATTGAATAGTCGGACCTGAAACAAATTTTGGATCTCTGTCATCATACCTAATCTCATTAGCTAACTGAGCCATAGTAGCTGCATCAGCATCCCTAGGATTTACTTCACCAGCTGTGGTTAGTGCTATGTCTTCGAGTATACTAGTTGCTTCTTCTATAGGATCTGAGAGAACACCTATCTGAATTAGAGAAGCAGTAATTGCTTCAGGATCTATAATATCTAACAATTTCGCAATTGGTCTGAAAGTAATTGTGTTTATAAAATTTTGTATGTCTGCTATTTTTCCTCTAGACAGACGACTGTATGCATCTGCCAATACTTCTATAGACTTGTTAATACTCACAGGAGTGTTAGACAATTCTGCTGTAAGTGCGTCTCTAAACTCACCTACAGTAGTAGCAGTATTTAAAGGAGAATCCGCGTCGTGGATACTGGCAGAAGCTCGTTGAGTAGCATTAGTACGAAATAATATATCTGAATCCTCTGTTTCACCTGGAGTAAACTCTATACCAAATAAACCGGAGTTGCTGGTAATTATTCCTCTAACTACTGTCTCGGCCACTTCTCTAGCTTTGTCAGCTTCCTCCTCCTCATCCAAGTAACCTACTTTTACAGAATCAATCATACTACCACACCCTAATAATGGTGCATAAAACTTAGGGCCTATATTTTCATTCCCATACACATCCTTATCTAACCACTTTGGGGCAATAATTTTTTCAATCGGTATAACAGTAGGAGCTGCGGTACCTAAACGAGCATTTGTAACCGTTAGGAACTTATATATCTGGCCCTCAGTTCCGACAGCGTACCCACTCAAAGACTCATCCCACATTCGTACCTTTTCTAAAGTAAACGAAGTGGTACCACCACTAACAGCATCTACACTGTGAGTAAGAGTAATGATACTACCAAGTAAGTGAGACGGATGAGATTCATCTAATTCACTTTGTAAGACAGGTTTATCTATTACAGCGGCAGGCAACCCACATACTAACCTCGGTAAGAACTTGGCAGTAACATTTGCCATTCTAGTTCCGAATCTCATTTTATAGAATTCATAGTTGGCTGTATCTGTTATGTGGGGAGTTGGTTGCCCTGCTGCAGCTTTAGTAGCTGTATAGCTAGGGTACTGACTTATAGATTGCCAGACCGGGATTGGGCCTGTGAACTGTTCGTGTGGGTGTTTTAAAGACAGAAATTTACTGAAAGCTCCACTACCAGGTACAACCCCAGGTATATTCTGCCCAGCCTCTATCTTCTTGACTGATTCTATTACAGCAGTTGTAGCTGGTGCGAAATGCATAGGTTGCATATCTTGTGCGCCTGCTCCACCAGTAGCTACAGTAGCACGCTCCTGAACCAATAACCTTGTAGGTTCAGCTAAGTAATTACGTGCGTAAGATACAGATGTGTACTCATCTGGAAATATTAAGTTACACGATGGAGGGGGAGCAAAAAACAATTCCGGTTTCATCATCAATGTATAAAGAGAGTCTTTGTCTGGATTATAATACGGAGTAGTTATAGGAGCGTGCGTGTAATATATAGGAGTCAGCGACAGCTTTAACATATCTCTCAATGTGGCTTGGTTAGCTCCGAGTTCTGAAATAGTGTTTTGTATAGATTGAAAAAAAACAGTAGTTTCCATAAGTTTGATGGCTGTATCGTCATTTTCAGCTGCGTAAACTTGATCTAGTATTCTATTTCTAAGAAGAGCTTCTCTGAAAAAGATATTAAGTATTCTACCCCCGGCAGGTCCTGGATCTACACCAGATACTGCTGCTATAATCCTGACAAACCCGGCTAATAAGCCATTAATTCCTTGAAACTTCACTTTGTATCTGTCGAGTAGAAAAGGACTACCGCCAGGGCTGAACAATCGTGTGATCCAGTTTGTTGCTTCAAAGAATTGCGCCGCCAAAAATGTATAATTATGATCCTGACCTTGTAGAAACATAGTCATTTGGGACTGGGCAATAGAACCCACATTTAAGTACGTCTGGTAAATGAAATCGAAATAGTTGGTATCGTCTAAACACTCTAAAGATATAACCCTATTTCCTTGAGCTGACTTAGACCACTGCCACCCAGACACTTCACCTTTAAACAATACCCTATACTTGTTTAAAACATCTCCAGAATACATATTGCCAATATCTTTACCTTCGCCTAATAACGCCTTAGTATCGGCAGTTAACTTTGACTTAGTTAAAGGCGCATCATTAGGAGGGTCTGTAGAGGTTATATCTAATAGATCAGCTTCAATAACACCGGATGAGGCACGTTCTGCTGAATCTTCAGTCTTTATTTCAATACCAGTATAGTCATAGTAAAAAAGCTGTACAGTAGTTCTAGGCTGAATGTATTTAGCCAAATCTGTAGGGATGATTCTAATCTGCGCTCTAGCAGGCGCGTTGATTGTAGTAGTGACATTAGCCCCGACTACAGGAATCTCAATACCATCAAGGAACAATCGTAGATGAAGTCTACCTCCGGCACCGCCACCCATTATGTCACCTTAATTTTAAAGAAAGCTGTGTTCACTTTAGCATTGGATACTACTATTAATCTAAGTGTGTAGTCTCCGACAACGTTAGTAATTAGAGCTGTCAAAGGACTTAAAGGAGAGTCTAAAAATCCTGCTCCAGGTATAGGTTCTTCTATTATCTCCCATAGATATGCTGGAGTATACTCTCCAGATTCTACCTCAGACGCAACAGGTACGTATGTATCGGCTACTCCCCCATTAGAATCTCCAAATACCGTACCAGATACACTTACAGATGGGGCTACTCTGATTGGTATCTCTACAAATTTAGCCGCCACACCAGCTCCTATAACTTTACAACGCATTGTAAAATCACCCGGTTGCCTAAACGTTACCGAAGTTCGTTGTTTAGTAGAGTCATCTATTTCAGGATCTCTACCGTTCGGAGATGTAACAACTGTCCACTCAAACGTATAAGGATGCTGCTTACCTACTGTCTGTACCATTATTTCATAAGGCACACCGACTATAGCATCATAGACTGTTGAGAGACCTCCTAAGCCTATCGTTACTGGAGGAGACTGTACAATTGCCCCAAATATAGACCCATTATTGGGTTTAACAGTAAAGAACCATTGTTCTCCTATCGAGGTCTCTACATCAGGAACAACCAGTAGATCATTAAGAGAGGTAACTATTGTGTCCGTTACTATATTATCTCGAACAAGGGGCATAGATGTAACTGGATCTACTGGTGTAAACCAGCCAGCTCTATTGTTTAGAGGACCTTCACTAATAGTCGAGAAATCTTGTGTGTACAAATTAGAGATAGCTGTCAGATCATCAAAAACAAAATCGTCAGCTAAGAACTCTACGTACCCACCAGGAGTATCGTCTCCTGTAAAAGTAAATGATCTCCTAGTGAGATCTATAGGTCCACCGCCAAGAGGGGTATCATCCCAAGCAGACTTGTCTGGTTCTATAACAGGGTTAATACCATCATCAAAAGAAAAGACAGTAGGCAATCTTGTGGCCCAATCAACAGTAAGTATCATAGTATACCACGTATCCGGTAAAATAGACCCAGGTATGGCTCCGAACAGGCCTACAGTTACATTACCCCCTAAACCATCAGTGGTAAAGAACATAATCTTAGCGAAAGTTCCGTCTCCATTTGTAAGTATAACCTTAGTGTTTCCTGCGGTCGAAAACGATGGGGATCTAACTCGTAACCGATATTGAATAGTGTTTGTAGTTAAACCACCACCCATATCTAAAATAGCTGCATCGGCTAAAGAACCTCGTCGTCGAATCACCATACCTCTATCATAAATAGCTTTGTGCCACCTTATCTCTGAACCGGATTCTGGATCGGTAGGATGCGAATAGGTATAATTAGCGGTGAGATCATCTTCATCTGCCGGAATAAAAGGAGTAATAAACGGATTTAAAGCTATCGGCTGAACTTCAATTATTCTAGCTTCGGTCGAAGTTACCCACTGACCGAAAATAGTTCCATCATTAGGATGGACTCGGTATCTCCATACCTCTCCTATAGAAGTAGCAGCGTTAGGTACAATTGTAAGATCGTCATAAGTTGATTCTTCAACAGCCTCCCCTCCAGCAGACACTACTCTAGGAGACGCAACAGTAGGATCACCGGAACTTGTCCACGAATCCTGAGATATAAGATCCCCGGTCTCCAGCCCACTAAAACCTTCAGAAAATATTACGACTGGTGCTCCTGTTATATCTTGTATATCAATATTGTCTAACAACATCTCACCAAAACCATTAGCTAAAAGATAACCTGCCACAAGAATAATAGATTGAGCAGCTGGACCACCAGCAGCATTAGCGGCTGTAGAAGCTATTACAACCGGACCACCGGCATCTACTTCTATACTTCCAGAAAAATTAGGGTTATTCCAACTAATAGTGATAACTAAATTGTGCTGAACTCCTGCTGTAGTCGATACAGAACCTACTACTGTACTATACCCTCCACTATAGACATCGACTTTAACATTAGCCCCATCCCAATAGTATCTGACCGGGATTTCATATCCTGTACCATTTACTAAAATCATCCATACAGAAGCATCAGTAGGTAATCCAACAGGAATAGTAAAATCAAATGTATACCGAATAGTTTTGAGATTTACAGGACCCCCTACTTCTCGCATAACAGCTTCCCAGCCCTCATTTTCAGGTGTCGTACCGTAAGCCTTTAATTGTAAATATCGATTACCGGAAGGAGCGGCTATACTCTCCCAACGTATTTCAGATCCAGACTCTGGATCACTGTTTGGATCATAATAAGTATAATCAGCAAATAAATCGTCTACCACAAAAGGTACTAAAGGATTTATAAATGCCGGGTCTGCTGTAGGAGGAGGGTTAGTTAATGAAATAACTTCAGTAGGGAATGGTGAGACATATGGTCTACCGCTAGTAGTTTCAGAGTTTTTAGGTATAACTTCAGCTCTATAAAAACCTTCTACTGTAGAAGCAGCTGGAACAGTTAATAGATTGTTCAAAGCCGGAACTACATTACCACCACCAAGTGGGACTACATGTCCTACATCATCTCCGAAATTATTAATATTCCCAAGATAAGTCCAGATTTCAGGTCCTACAGCAACATTTTGTCCTTGTATAGATCCTACATTTAAACCCTGAAAGTCTTCTGTAAGTATACTTGTAGGTCCTCCTGTTATTTTCCTAACTGTTATCTGACTAAACTCGATAACTCCACCATATCCTCCAAGTTCTTGATAACCGTCTCCTAGATCATGTGGTCTAGCATCAAAGAGAAATGCGTGAGTAAGTCCGCCATCTGGACCTTCTACAGGCCATGCTGGTGAATAAAGAGTGCCGTTTATATCTAGAGTGGCAGTGGATGAAGCACCATCCCAAGTAGGTAGAATATATATATCGTGTACAGTGTCTAAGGCTAAAGTAGTTACAAATGTTCCAGTGGAGTAATCGGTTGTATAAACACTAAGAGTGGTTCCGTCATATTCAAGCATTAACTGGAAGAGGTAACCTCCACTATCTACAACCCAAATAACTACCACAAGAGGGCCTGTTATAAATCCTTCACTCGATGATGGTATAGAAAATTTTAATCTATAATCCCAATCTTCTGGGGTTGAGGTAGCTGTATTGATATTAAATCCAGCAGACTGTCTATTGGGATTATCCATACCCGTAAAGACACTGGGGCCTATATCACGTAATTCCAATGCTTTATCTATAGGGGATGGGGTATGTCTCCACCTAATTTGTGACCCTGCTTCTGACTGACCATTAGAATCTCCAAAGAGATATGAAAACAACAAATCTTCAAAACCTTCAGCTGTAGGGTTTGGTGATTGATTTATACTAGTAGCAAAAGGGATAGAGAGATAATCCACACTTACATCGGCCATATAAGTAATAGCAGCTCCGTAAGCTGTTACTTGTACGTTGTCTGCACCACTTCGAAGTACGTCATCCAACTTAGCAGTATTTTCTAAAACCGTATCTACATAACATTTGATATCAGAGTTTCTATAATCAAATACTTGTCTTACTGTCACCCAAGCACTAGCAACAGCTCCGAGAACTACTTTAGTAAAACCGTCTTCAAACGTAACTAAGACATCAGTACCGTTTTGATCTTCAATAGTAACTGAACGTACTTCCCCTTTCTCTAGTCCTACTTCAACCTTACCGCCGAGAGCTATATATACTTTTGCAGTAACATCCCAATCACCAAACCCTACAGGAGATCCGATCAAACTCTTTGAAAATCCAGTAGAAATTCCACTAGTCATTTCTACTACTTGTCCATTACCTCCACCTGTGGGATCAGCGATAACAGTAAAATTAGCAGGATTTCCTCCGGCCCATCCATCTTGCCCATTTAGTGTACCTAAAGAGTAAGTTGGGCCTTCAAAAGCTCCTATGTTAAATACGTTCGTAGCCATGATTTAAGCCACTGCCTCCGGCGCTTCTTGTGCATTAATAAGCATCAGTGCTGCATCTCCATAAAGTCCTGGAGTATTGACATAATTAACTTTGAGTCTAACCAAATAACTACCTGGTTTCGACGGAGAGAACGTAGTAATTGCAGCTAGGGAATCAGCTACGTCACTAAACTCCTCTCCAAGACCTACGCCAGTCTTTTCATTACGATATACAATATTAGTCGTTCCAGGATTAAATGCTACAAGAATAGTGACCGTACCGGTTCCGTAATCTACAGAATATTCAGAAGAGTAGAACTCTTTGTATGTATAGTCTATAAATACTGCTGCCGTAGGGACACTAGAGAAGACTACCGTACCGGTTGTATAGTTAATAATATAATCGGCATTGTCGAACAACGTTTTTGTGAAATCCATAGTAGGGTTCACCGGTTCAACAGCAAACGTGACTACCCCAGTGATATAGTCGATGGAATACCCAGGTACTGGTGTATTTACATAATCATAATCTACCACCGGGTTTGTAGGGGAAACTGCAAATACCAGCTCACCGGCTATATAGTCTATGTTGTAGTCAATACCCAGAGTAAGCGGTCCAGCGTCAGTTGTAACAACCTCACTTCCAGGTTGAACATCTGTACTAACCAACTGCCACTCGAACGCATCGTATGTGTAGTCAGCTCTAATGTCTGTAGGAGGAGGGTCTGCTATAGCATCTCTCAAGAAAATTACTTTACCGATTACATAATCAATCGTGTAATCGGTGTTCTTAATTAAAGCGACACCTTCTTCATAAATTGTTTCTGAGTCAACTACAAGATGGCTATCGGGTGCTAAGAAATGTAAGTTGTTCCCTATGTCGCCAAATCCTTCTACATTAGGAACCACACCTATCAGTTCTCCCGTCTCTTCATCATATATCCCCTCTTCAAACTGTTGTGTCTCTTCGTTAAATACAGGTGCAGCACTAGGAGTACCAACTACACCAGGAACGTTTGTCTCGTCAGCTACTAAAATAGCTTGAGTAACAGCTACAGGAGGTAATTGTGTCGGGATTTCTCCTACTATACTTTCTACAGTCTGTGCTGGGGCAGCATCTAACGGAGTTCCATCATCATAAACTGTTTCCGTATTTACATTAATAGGGCCAGGAACTGACCACACAAGAGGATCGCTACCAACCTGAACCAATGCCTCACCAATAAAGGGTGTTACAACAGCTTCTGCGTCTTTAGAGGCAGGTACTACGCCAATATAGACTGTCTCAGGTAATGATGTAACTCCTGTGTCTAAAGTAATACCTGGTGGAATTAAATCAGTGTTGGCCGTAGTAAACACTAAAGGATTACCTGTCGGCGTTAATGCTTCTCCTACAACTTCTGTGTCTATTTGAAATGGTTGTTGTGAGAGGATAGCGTTTAAAGGAGCTACTCTAGATGCATCTTCTATAATTATCGAACCTAGTATAGGAAGCTCTACTGTGACATGCGGAGAAGCTACAATAGCCTCAGAAAATGCTTCGACGACATTACCGTCAGGTTCACTTATCACTTCCCATAAATACTCTAGACCTCCGGCAGCACCGGCTGTGGGATCAATACTATCACTTCCGTTTAAATCTACAGGAGTTGAGAATAATACTTGGGCGTCAATCTGCGATAGCTGATTAGGGGTTGCTTCATTAGCATTAGATCCCTGCTCATCATACCCAACAGCATCTATCTCAGCTGAAGGTGGTCTATATGCACTGAAAATCGCAGGAATGGCAGAAGGATCACTATCTATAGGGCTTGTGAGAGGGAACGGTTCAGCGCCTCCTGTAGATAATAAGGTGACAATTAACTTAACAGTGTAGGTTAATTCTCTAGTGTGATCAGGGACAAACCTTGCTACACCTAAATCAGCGCCTTCTATATACGCATTGTGATCGGTCACAGGAACAAAAGATCAGTCACAGAATCTATAAACCACTTATACCCAAGAGGATCTCCTCCACCCACAAATTGATCTATACCATTTGCATCCTTACTCAACCTTCCATCGAGTTCTAATGTAGACCCTACAAGGATGGCTCCTATTGTTGCTGGATCGATAAGAGCTTCTGGAACACCACCAGCGAACACAGTAATTATATTTTCACTCCAACCATTGAATTCATCTTCTACACGCAACCTGATTGTATAATTTCCTGAAACATCTGCATCAAATGAAACATCTTCCCCATAAGTACCTGATGGTGTAAGTGCCCCACTAAACCCTGTTGGAAAGGAATCAAATGTCCAAATAATATTGGTAAAGGAAGCTATGTCGTCATTCTCTTCATCAGTGCTATTAACGCCGGTAAAAAGGAATGTACCTCCGACAGGAAGTACGTTTGCCGTAACTAGTAGACCAGACACAGGGTCAACAACTGTAGTTAAATTTTCTAAAACAGCTACTGGAGGAGTGTTAAGAGCTTCTATAGTGACAAACGCCTCTTCACTATCTTCAGCGTCAGACACTCTCGTAACTACAAGTCTTACAATATAAGTTCCAGGCTCTAACAAATCTAAAACAGCTACCGAGACAGTACCATTCAATAGAGTAGCTTCTACACCAGAAGTAAAATTAACAGGAGTCCATTGGTACGTTAATTCCTGTTCTTCGATCCCTGTAGACTCAAACTGTTGTGTAGCCTCGTTAAATACCAGAGAGATACCGTCTAGACTATCTAGTCCGTTCAATACCACAGATTGTCCATATGAAGCAGCAACTGCAGGCCCAGGATTAGCGATAGGCTTAATATCTGGGAATGGGGCTACCGTTATAGTTTTAGTAGTCGTACTTTCTACAAGAAGGGGGCCATTAAAATTAAACGCTCTGAGTAGAACCACATAATCACCTGGGAGTGCTAGTCTCCCTAAAGTAGTATTAGGCCCTTCACTACTACCAAATAAAGTCACACTAGTATCTGGCCCTGACAATATAGACCATTCATAATTTATCAAGTCACCGTCCGGATCTGTTACGTCAGATAAAAGACTAAGAGAAGAGCCAGGGTAAATAGTCGGAGGTTCGTTCTGTATAGTTATAGGAGTACCTCCAAAAAGAGGGCCTTGATTATCTGTATCAATAACATTGAATTGAAAGTAAATAGGCTCTCCTATTTTTACTACTGACCCTATACCCTCTACTTCCACTACCTTACTAGGGACAGCGGATAAATGATAAACTCCTTGTTGTAGGTTAGTTATACCTATTTTAAAAACCCCAGATCCATCAATTCCTCCAGCCGTTCCTATTGTCACTAGCCCTTCATTAGGATTTATAAAGGCCTTTCCATCTCCAGCTAACGGAGGACCATAGTCCTTATTAAAAGATACAGACACAGGTCCTTCAGGATCATTACTGGTTGCGAATACATCAGCGAAGATTCCCGCTCCTAGAACATCTTCTCCTATAGGTAAGTCCATATCGACGACGACTCGGTTACCTACAGTCTCTGCATTAACTATGATTCCGCTAAACGAGGGTGTAAATTCGTATGATAACGTTGGAGGCTGAAGTAAATCAACTGGGCGTCTTCCTTCCTCCTCTAAACCGTATCTAGGCTGAGGAGCTTC